AACTAATGAACCTGCTTGAGCATATTCACTTAATAATATTTTTTCTCTTTGTTTTATAAGTTTTTCTTCCATTTCTTTATTTTTTACATCTTCTAACTGAGTAAGTTGTTTTTTTAATTCTTCACTTTCTTCTTTTGTTATTTCAAACATAATATTTTCTAATTTAATAAAGTATTCGTGTATTTCATCTGCTTTTTTTGTTCCTGCTTTTAGACAAAATTTTTTGAAGGTGTCAATATTTAACATAAATGTTTCTTTATTGTGACCACCATGAGACTTCTCGTCTTGCTTTGCCAGTTGGCAAAGCAATAATTTATAATCTTTGTCAATTATAAAATTTTTTTCTAAAACTCGTTTTGCATTTACTTTTTGACCAAATTCTAACCAATGCCATACATTATCTAAATCAATGACAAAGTCTTTTTTTGTATCGTACTTCAAATAACAATAAAAACTAGATAAAAATAGTTGTTGTTCATAATTATTGAAGGTATTTTGAACCTTTTCAATCAATTTTGACTGATAATTGCCGCACAGTTTAGTAATTGGATTACTTTCAATGAGATTTACGATGTCTACGCTCATTTTCACAAATTATGATATATGTAATTTATATATTATCTCTATATTGTTTTTTGCTTTAATAATTAAAATGCAATAATTAATTATTAAATATTTTTATAAATTTTACAAATATAATATTAAAAACTTGACACGATAAATCGTAACAATATTTTAATTACTATACGCCAACCCACCCATGCCCGACATAATTCTTAGAACGTTGTAGTTGGTGGCATAGACTCTGACCTTGGCAGTCTTTGTGCCTTCAACGGTGGCGTTGGAAAGAACTAGTTGAAGAGTTGCGTTATCAATTCTTGAGAAGTTGCAAGTGCCTGATGGTTGATGCTCTTCTGGTCTCAAGGCAAATGAATAGACATTGATACCTTCATCTGGGTTTCTGGTATGTGCTTGATATGGCTGGACCCATGAGAAGTAAGTTCCTTCACGCTCTGAGAATCTATCTTGACCGTTAAGTTGTAGCTTAGCAGTAACAACTGGATTTTGGCCCCAACAATGTAGGAACAATGAAGTCTCAGTAAGAACAAAGGTGCCTGCATCTGAAACAGATGAACCTTGGTTGTGAGGAGATGTTGTATAATCCTTTAAGAATTCAGAAATAAGAGGATTATTTGAACCTAGAGCCTTTTCTAGTTCACTAATTCCTGCTGGAAGTGGAACATGATCGCCACCTAAATTTGCTTCATTATATGGATTTTGAGGACCATGCCAGTAACCCGTGAAACCTGAAGGAATATCATAATCAAGAGCACCTGCATCATTGAATAGACCACGGGCATCAATATATGAACCTGTATCACGACCCATTGAATCTGGACCACCAAAAGCGTGGATAGCATTTGGAAGAGCATCAATAGCATCAGTGTAGTTAAATGGCTGGGCACCTAGAACCTTGAATAGAAGAGCATCACAAACAAGAGATGAACAATAATCAACGTTTTGATCAGGTTGGACAACCCAGATTAATTCCTTAACAGGATGGTTAAAGTTAAGCTTAATCTTGTTACTTGATGAACCAACTGATTCATCACCAGTGAATTGAAGTTGGGTAATTAGGTATTCATGAGGATTTTGGGCAAATCTTCTACGCTCATCAGTATCTAGGAAGACATAGTCAACGTATAAAGAAGCAGCTACTAGAGATTGATTGTATGCAATAGCAGCTGGAACTGGACGACCTGGAAGATATTGATCATTATTACGCTTAATTGGATCTAAATCAGCTCTGTAGTTATCTGCGTTACAACTTAGACTGGTAACAGCCCATAGACATTCATCAATTGGTCTGATATCAAGATTAATCTTAACTTCGTGATATTGAAGAGCAATTAAAGGAAGAGCTAGACCAGGGTTGGTGCAAAACCAAAATTGAAGTGGGACATATAGAGTGGTTTCAGGAAGAGCATTTCTTGGAGCACAAACTTGACGAGGAGCTAAAGAATCACAAGGACCATCAACTTCTGCGAAAGATGGATCAGTAATAAAAGTTAGTTGGGTTGTGTTACCTACCATCTTGAAATAACCAGGAGTCTGTTCAGCAGTCATGGTTAGCTGATTCCAGATGTGCATCCAATCACCATATTGACGATCAATTCTTTGACCACCAATCTCAACTTCTACTTGAGCAATAAGTTGCTCACCTGGGAAGTCTAACCAACGAGCATAAACACCTGAACCAATACCAAGGGCAAAAGAAGCAATACCCATAAGTTGATTAATTTCAGGAAGAGTTACCTGTAAATAGGTTCTGTAAGCAAGATCACCGTTTCTACTAATAACACATTGAACACGACGACCAAAATCTGCTTGACCATTGAATGTTTGTTCAATTGATTCAATAGCAAAGTTAGTATAACGTCTGTAAGTTACTTTCCAAAAAGTAATTTGAGGATTTCCAGTAAGATAGACATCTTGAGCACCATAAGCTACGAGTTGCATTAAACCGCCTCCCATTTTATACATTCCTAAAAGAAAAAAAAATTTTGAAATCAAATTAATTATTTTTATTAATTTTATTTAAATACCTACATAATTAAGATAATATATTATTAATATCAATGTTTTCCTTCATAAAAGTAGCTAAGAAAGATTCTTCAAAAATTTCTTTTTTGCCTTCATGGTTTTTAGTAAAAATATAAGAATCTTTCCTTTTTTTTATTGACCATCCACGATCTAAAGCATTATATAAAAATATCATTTTCTGAAATTTTATTTTATCTATATCTATTTTATCATCAATTTTTACCTCAATATCCATTATATTGTTTTATGAAACAAATTTTTAATTTTTAACTATTAAAAAATTAAAAATTAAATTAATTGCTAAAATTATTAATTAAATAATTATTAACACTTTTATATATATACTTTTTAATGCCTTCATTTAAGCCTAAAGCCAATAAAAAAATTAAAGTTTGTAAAAAATATTCTACTACATTAGATGGTAAACACAAAGAATTTATTAATGAATTTTCTAAAGATGAATTAGATATTATACCAACTTTAAAACATGAAAGATGCTCTCTTAAAACCCAATTAGATTTAGAAACTGATTTACCTATTGAAAAAAAAATGGAAATGAAAGATAGAATTAAAGAAATAAATGAAACGATTATTGAATTAAAAAATAAAAAAACAAATTATTTTCTTGATAATTCTAAATTTATTTTTGAATATTTTGAAAATAAAAAAAATATTAATAATATTGAAGAAAATAATAAACAAATTACTTCTAAAAATCAATTACTTTTTAATATTTTTAAAATTAAACAGAACCCTTTTGATTCCGATAAAAATAAAGATAATGATAATGATAAAACACATGATAATAAAAATATTGTTCAAAAATATTTGAGTAATATTGATGAATCATTTATTGATATGAATTCATTTGTTAGAGAAACTGATATTTGTCAATTTTGTTTCAAAGGTGAAATGATACCATTAGACGATGAAGGTATTTTAATTTGTAATAATTGTGCAGTAAATATTCCTTATTTAATTGAAAATGAAAAACCTAGTTATAAAGAACCTCCTAAAGAAGTGTGTTTTTATGCTTATAAAAAAATTAATCATTTTAAAGAAATTCTAGCACAATTCCAAGGCAAAGAAACTACTCAAATACCAGATATTGTAATTGAACATATACACCTTCAAATTAAAAAGGAAAGGATTAATATTGATCAACTAACACATCATAAAACAAAAGAGATATTAAAAAAATTAGGATTTAATAAATATTACGAACATATAGCTTTTATAAAAAATAAATTAGGAATTAATCCTCCCGTTTTTAGTCAAGAATTGGAAGATACATTATGTAATCTATTTATGGAAATTCAATCTCCTTATGCCAAAACTTGTCCAGATTATAGAGTAAATTTTTTAAATTATTATTATGTTCTTTTTAAATTTTGTGAGCTTTTAGAAGAATCACAATTTTTAAATGATATTCCTCTTTTAAAAGATCGTGAAAAACTTATTGAACAAGATGAAACATGGAAAAAAATGTGTGTTGAATTAGACTGGGAATTTATTCCTACTGTTTAGAATAAATTATTTTTTACTTTTTCTACCCTTTCTACTCTTTCTACTCTTTCTACTCTTTCTACTCTTTCTACTCTTTCTACTTTTACCACCATTTATTCCATCTTCATTTGTTGTTCCACTTAAATCTGTATCAAAAGACATATCAATTATATTTGAACCATTTGAATTAGTTTCATCATAGGGAAACCCCATTAATTCATCATTATCAACTGATAAATCATTTGTATTAAAAGTTGTATTTCCCATATCTGATAATCCTGAAATATTTAAATCTGATAAATCCATAGGTTCCTGAGTTGAATCTAATTCTGATATGTGCATTGATCCCTGAGATGTATCTAATTGTGATAAATTATTTTGGTCCTGAGATCCATCTAATGGAGATAACTCCATAGGATACGAGGTATTTGTTTCTAATAATTTATCATATGATTTTGTTCCTCCTCTAATTTTATTTGTTAGTGTTTTTTTATAATGTCTAGGTTTTTTTCTTCTTAATGATTTTACCATAATATATTATATTTGGATAAAATATATTATTTTATTTAATTGTTATTGAAAAGTTTCTTTAAAATCCACCTGGGAATTTAACTAAATTCAAACCAATACCTAAACCAGCTCCTGATCTAGCATTTACACCCATTGCAGGAATATAAGTATCTAAAATAGCAAAAGTTGCTGCTGCTGTTAGAGCAATTAAAGCAATCTCATCTAATTTCAATGAACCTTTAGGAATAGCAAAGGCTGCAATAGCGACCATTAAGCCTTCAATTAAATATTTAATAATGCGCTTAATTAGTTCAGAAATATCAATCATTCCACCTAACATATCTTATATAAAATAAAAAGAAAAAAATAATAATTTTATTAATTTATACTTAAAACTAATATTTTATTTAAATTTATATGAGTGATTCAAATAAACCTAAATCCGCTAAAAACTCAGGTTTTGAAAAAAAAGCGAAAAAAGATGGTTCTTCAAATCCAAGATATGTTGATTTATTAGAAGTAGATAAACCTATAGCAGGACAATCATTCGGTTGTTTTTCCTTTATTTCACCTGAAACTATCCTTAAACAAAGAGAAATTTTTTTCTTTGAAGAATTCCTAAAGAAATGGGAAATGAATAAATCCATGGAAAAATTTCATCAGTTTCTAAATTTTATTTCATATAAATATAAATTAACTTTTGAAGACATTATTGTTGATTTTGAAGAATTTGTCAAAGAAGAAAGAGAAAACATTGTAAACTCATCAATTGAAGATGATTATAAAACTTTTTTAGATCGCGAAGAAGAACAATTAGAAAAGAAGTTTGGTATTAAACACAATTTTCAAACTTCTGTAAGAGGGTTTAAATCTAGAGGAAATTTTGCTTCACAAGAAGAAGCTGAATTACGTGCTAGACTTTTAAGAGAAACTGATCCTAGTTTTGATGTTTTTGTTGGTCCTGTCGGAACTTGGTTGCCATGGGAACCGGAGGCTTATAAAACTGGTCGTGTTGAATATTTAGAAGAGGAATTAAATCAATTGGCTCAAGAAAAGAAAAAGAATGAAACAGTTGCAAAAAGTGCGTTTGAACAAAGAATTAAAGAAACCAAGCAAAAGGCTATTGATGAAAATAAAAAGAACGCAGAAAAATATGGTAATTCTATTACACAAGATATTGATAGTGAAGGTAATTTAGTAGGTGCAGGGTTTAATACTACTGAACAAACTTTTGATACAAAAGATTCCGAAACTATTTCTGTTGCAGATATTCGTTCAGAACTTTTTGAAAGTGAAAATATTATTACAGGAAAAACTGATTATGGACTTTCTCAATTAAAATCCGGCCCATTTGCGAATAAATAAAAAAAATAAAAAATTGAAATTTTTTTTAAACTTGGTTATTTTTATAAGTAATTTATTGTAAAAATAACAAATGAATCATCAATTTGAAATTGATAATAAATGGAATTCTATTACTAAATTAAAATGTAATAATGAATTTAAAAATTTGATTTTAAGATGTAAGGAGGAACCCGATTTTATAATTAGGTTTTCTAATAGTAGTAATTATTCTGGTTATTGGGATCTATTAGAAAATTATATGAAACAAAATTATAATTGTAACCCTGAAAAGAGTGATAAATTTATATTCTTACTTTTATTAACTTATCCTAAAAAATATATATCAAATCTCAATAGTTTTTTACAACTGAAAATTGCATTTAATGAATTAATTAATCATGGTTCTAGTGAAAATTCAGACTTTACATGCAATGGATATTATTTTGGCGATTCTAACAATTGTATTTGTAGTCAATATATTGAAAATGTTTATCAATTCATTAATAATTTATCAGGAATAATATTTAACGTAGGTAGTGTTTGTAATAATAGATATAGAGTAATAAGTGAAAATGACGAAAATTATCAATTAATGAAAAAAGCACAAAGAGATAGACAGCAAGAAAAAAAGGATGGGTTGCCTGAAGGCTTTCTTCAACTAGAAAGATTAAATAAAAAAAATGCAAAAAATGCAAAAAACAAAAATAAACCTACTAAACCTACTAATAATTCTTGTAAATTAAATTCTATAGATGATAATTCATATATAACAAATTCTAAATGTTATAGATGCACTAATAAAAATATCTTTTGCCAAAGTTCTAAAGGCATATTTGGAATATGTTCTTGTGTTAGCACACAATTTAAAATTAAATATAAATCAGTTTTAAAATGTTTACAAAATAAAATAAAAATGTTTGATTGTTTAAATTGTAATTTAGAAACAAGAAAAATAAATGATTCTAAATTATGTTTTATATGCGACAAATCTAATAAAATTATCAATTGCAAAAAATGTTTTAATGATTCTATAATATCTATTAATTCTGAAAATATATTTTGCGATAATTGTATTAGCACTGTTAAAAAGTGTATTGATTGTAATGAATTTATAATGTATGATGAATCCTATCGCACTAGATGCAGTGATTGCTTTAAATTAAAAAAACAAAATCAAGAAATTATTAATAAAACTTGCGAAAATTGCAATTGTGATTATGAGATACCGATTGAACATCAAGAATGGAGAAAGACATGCAACGATTGTTACAAAAAAACAATATGTCATTGTGAAAATTGCCAAGTTCAAGTTAAAATTTATACTGTAAGAAAGGATGGGCCCAACAAAGGAAAGGAATTTTATAATTGTAAAAATTGTAAAAAATATAAATTCATATAATTATAGATTAAGTAATAAATTTACAAACAGGTGATAAATTTATAATAAAAAATTGATTTTTATTATAAATTTATTAATTAATCTAAAAATCATATTATCCTCATGTTTGATAAAATATCCAAATTTACTTTAAAATATATGAAAATTGCCTTTGAAATTATTGGCATTTATTTATTATGGATTATTCTTCACTATGTAGCAGGAATTCTATATTGTAAATTATGCACTCCTACTACTATATTTGGATTCATTATTTCACCTTTTATTGCTTTAACACCATATTGTTCAGCTTTACGATGGGTTATTTATAATGGAGGCAATATTATAAATAATATGTGGATAGTTCTTGGAACCTGGATAGCAGCAAAGATATGTAAAAATGTTTTATAAATTTACATTAATAGTTTTTAAAATAATCCTTTTTAGGAATTAAAGCGGCATCTCCTCTGTCTTTATAAAAATTATCTGGATCTTCATACTTTGGTCTTTTAGTAGGAAAAATAATGTTATTATTCACATTAATATTTACATTCACATTTTCATCATATTTATAAAGATTTATTATACTTTCTACTAATTGACTCCTCTGTATATCACTACTATTTAGTTTAATTAATTTTATATTTTCCAAATTATTTTTTTTATTAAATAATTCTATTTTTTCTATCAAATTTTTTAATCCATTATTCTCAAATTTATCGCTTTGATCTAAATCACCCGTTATCACCATTCTGCTATTTGTTCCTATCCTTGTTAATAACATATACATCTGATTTGGACTACTATTCTGCATTTCATCTGCTATTACAAATGCGTTTTTAAATGTTCTTCCTCTCATAAAACCCAACGGTGAAATTTCTATCTGTCCATTTGTTACCATACTTGCTACTTGTGTCTTTGAAAAATATTCTTCAAAAATATCAAATATTGGCCTTGTCCATGGATCCATTTTCTTTACCATTGATCCGGGTAAAAACCCGATTTCTTCTTCTACTGGAACAACTGGTCTTGTAATAATTATCTTATCAATCTTATTTTCTTTTAAATAATTCACTGCGCTATTACATGCCATTAATGTTTTTCCAGTTCCAGCGGGACCTACTACAACTGTAATACAATCCTCCTTAGAATCCAAGGCGTTTACATATTCTTTTTGATTTGGAGTTTTTGGAATATATAATGGAACACTCTTACTTAATAAACTTTCACGTTTCATTATTATAGAACTTCTTTTGGTTGATAAAAAACGTTTAGAAGTAAGTAAAAGTGGTAAAGCCAAATAATGTAAAAACTTCATTATTATTATAATTATAGCTAAAAATCTAAGTAATTTTCGTTATATAATAATAATCTTCGTTATAGACTATTTTATTTTTTATACTTCTTGACATTTTTGCTGCTGAAATGTTTTCTGCTTCTGCTGCTTTTGCTATTGTTTCCCAAGTTCCTAAAATTTCACCAGTATTTTTTTCTATTTTTTCTACTTTTTTCCCTGTTGAGGAAGTTGTCTTGTGTTTATATTCATCAACTTTTAATGATATACCATAATAGCCTTCATTTGAACCTTTGTCAGTCCAAACTGTAGCTTTTAATACATAATCGCATGAATTTAAATATTCTTTAATTTCTTTCATATCTAATTCACGGTTTAAGCAGTCTTTGTTTAAACTTTTTTTCCATCTTTGATATTCATCAAGTAATGTAGAGTTTAAAATCTTCCCACATGGTGAAAATTTACATACTTGAAATAAAAATGTTTCTGCATCATTATTTAAAGACTTTTTCTTGTAATCAATTGATTTTAATTTTACACCAATATAACCATTTACTACTTGATCTTTATTTTGATTAGAAAGCCTACTCGGTTTAAATCTAATATCTAAATATGTTTTGAACGCATGAAATATTTCTTTTTTGGGTTTTACTTTACTCCATATACGATATTGGCCTTCCATATTTACACATGATTCTTCAACATCTGAACGAACAATACACATTGTATCTATAAATTCATTGAATTTGCTAGTATATTCATTTTCTTCTATTAGAGGATTTTGATAAACTGATTGATTTTCGGATTCAATAATATCTAATACTTGTTTTTGTTTTTTAAATCTGTCTTTCAATTCATTTATTTCTAAACTTTGCTTTAAAATTGTTTTATTATTATTATTTAATTGATTTTTTAATTCATTATTTTCATTTAGCAATTCTTCATTTTGTTTTAATAATTTATTAAAATTGTCAATACTATATGATTTGGAATTTATTATTTCTTTAATATAATAATTTAACTTATCAAGAGTAAAAGTTGTTTCATTATATGCTATAATTTCGGTTTTATTCTTTTGATTAACTTGAATAGTTCTTATTTGTTTTTTTATCTTTGGATTTGTTTTGATTAGATTTTCTATTTCTACTTTATTTTGAACTCTAAAAGCCGAAACTAATTGAAAATTTGTATATTTTTTATGATGGTCTAATACTCTTGTTGAAAGATCATTTGTATGTCCGAATTTTATTAATTTTTCATTTGAATCATTTGTATTATCAATTGTTCCAAAATATATACATTCTGTATTTAATGGGAATTGTTTAATTATTGTTTTTTCAATTTCTTTTTCTTTTTCTAAGATAATATTTTCTTTTTTCAATAATTTTTGCTTTAATTCATTTGATTCTTCTTCTAAAACTTCATGTAACAAATTTTCTAACTTAATAAAATAATAGTGAATTTCTTTTGCTTTTTTAGTGTCAGCTAAAAGACAAAATAATTTAAATGTTGTAATATTTAACATAATAACTTCTTTATTATGTCCACCATGTTTTTTGCTCTGAAAATCTTGCTTTCCCTTTAGGGAAAGCAAGTTTATATTAGCTACTCCTTCTTGAGAAGCTATAATTTTATAATCAAAATTACATTTAAAATTTTTTTCTAATAAAGACTTTGCTTTAACTTTTTGATTAAAACCTACCCATTTCCAAACATTATCTAAGTCAATTACAAAATCATTTGTTGGGTGGTAATTTAAGTAGCAATAAAAACTAGATAAAAATAACTGTTGCTCCATATCTGTAAAATTATCTTTAATTTTACACAGTAATTTAATATTATAATCATTTGAAAGCTTTGTAATAGGATTGTTTTCAATTAAACTGACAATATCAATAGTTTCCATTATTATAAATAAATACTATAACTTGTTTTTAAGTAGGTTTATTGCTTTTATATTTAAAATCAAGATTTTAAAAGCAAGTAAATATTACTTACAAAACCGCTTATCAATTTAGTGGAGCGCTTTATTACCATTTGCTCTTTTTTACTGCAATTTTTGGTCCCTGACCACGTTTCTTGACGTTATTCGGATCGTATTGTTCATCTTCGTCGTCATCATTTATCTGTTTTGATAGCTCCCAGAATTCTTTTGACCCCAATCTGAAGTCATTATGAGCATCTGCCTTATACCAAAACACTTGGTCTTGTAGTTTATTTGACTTTGAGTTATTATTTATTACTAAACACTCGTAATTTTCTGTGCATTGATCCATTACCTGACAAAATGACTCTAATGTTGGAAACATACCAGCATAGTTCTCATAAATACGCTTTCTATTTGCGATGTATGGTTCTCTCAAAATGAAGACGTAATCAATGTTAGTTCTTAGCGTTGGAGGGATTCCTAAAGGATATTGCATTGTGATAAGTAACATTACCTTCCAATGACGTCCGTTCATAAAAAGTAATCGCATCATTTTATCACGCGCCCATGTATTATCATACAGACAATCATCTAAAATTACAAATGTTCTTGGATCTATTGTTGAACGATTGAATTGCTCTATTTCCTTTTTTATTTGCTTCAAAACACCACGCTGTCGCTTCAAAATATTTTCAATGATTGCTGTGTTGTATTCATTATGAATAAATAATTTTGGCACTAGTCTTCCATAAAAACCATTTCCTTCCTCTGTTCCTGAAATTACTGTTCCTATTGGAATATCTTGATGGTAATATAACAAATCTCTTACTAAAAATGATTTACCAGTATCACGACGACCTATTAACACAATTACTGGTCCCTTTGCTTCATTTGGTTTAAAACTTATGCTCTTCATATCAAAACGTTTTAACTCTAGATTCATTATAATTATTATACTAAATAATAATATTTTATTTACGCATTTTTATTTATATCTTTCAACTTTCAATTTCATTTAGGCATTTTTATCTTTTTAATTTTCTTAAATAATGAGTTAAAAAGATATTTAATTTATATTTTATTTAGCTAATGACTATTACTGTTAATTATCAAAAACGTAAGAATTCTTCTCTTTTCCAAAAATTTCAAACTAACAAACATATCAATTTATCCAATGTTCTAAATTATATTCCTATTTATGACAGATTCTTCTCATTAAATGAAAACAATTTTAATTCAATTAACTTAAATCACAAATGGGCTATTACTGACATAAAAGATATTAAAAACAAAGATTCCCAAAACGTTTTTTATTCCAAAATTAAAAATATATTTGATGAAGATTGTATTATTAATAATCAAAAAATATTTATTAAAATGGCCCCTTTACTTGATCCATTTAAATATTTAGTAGGAAAATATAATTATTTAGATTCTGAATTATTTAATTTACCTAGCGATCCTACCATTAAAATTCATCCAAAAATTGCTGATCAAAATAACTCTTCCTTTATTGATGGGTTTTTTTCATTCTTATCAAATCAAACATTGCATGAACATAATTTTATACATGGAATTGAATATTATGGATCTTTTTTAGCAATTAAAAATGATTTTAAACTTAATGTCATTGATGACATTGATTATTTGGTTCAATCCGATTTTTTTGTTAAACAACAAAATGTCTTATTCAATATTGATGATTATTCTCATTTAATAAATGAAATTGAAAATAAAAAACTTGAACCAATTAAAATATCTACTAGTTTAAAATCTAATCAATCTGTTTTATCGTTAAAATCTATTGATGATAATTTATATGAAAATATTTTTCAAAATTCCAATTCTCACGTTTCTTTAGAAGATATTAAAACTATGGGAGTTGAATTAGTTGATATCACCGAATCAAACGCATTTGATGTATCTTCCTTACGTGATAAGAAATCAGAAACTTTAAAATCTGGCTCTACTTGTTCATCCAGAACATCTTATACCAGTGAAAATGAAAATGAATCTAACTCCAACTCTATTATTGAATCTAATGAAAACAAGGTTTCTGAGGATAATATATGTTCTGAAGATGATGTTAGTTCTGATGGTGATTATGAAGAATCATTATTTGTAACTTTTCCTAAATTTCCTGTGCAAGTTATTTGTATGGAATGCTGCGAAAATACATTTGATAGCTTAATTATTAACGGAAACTTATCTGAAGAGGAATGGTTCTCTGCTTTAATGCAAATTATTATGATTCTGATATCATATCAAAAAATGTTCTCTTTTACTCATAACGATCTTCATACTAACAATATTATGTATATTCCTACAAATAAACAATTTTTATATTATACATTTAAAAAGAAAACTTATAAAGTGCCAACATTTGGCAAAATATATAAAATCATTGATTTTGGACGTGCTATCTACAAATTTAATGGCAATTTATTTTGCAGTGATAGTTTTCAAGCTGGTGGAGATGCTGCTACTCAATATAATACTGAACCATACTATAATGATAAAAAACCAAGATTAGAACCTAATTTTAGTTTTGATATTTGTCGCTTAGCATGTTCTATTTTTGATTATATAGTTGATGATTTTGATATGATTAAAAATATTAACGAATGTTCTCCATTAGTCAAACTAATAGTAGAATGGTGTATTGATGATAACGGAATCAATGTTTTGTATAAAAATAATGGAGTAGAAAGATATCCTGATTTTAAATTATATAAAATGATTGCTAGATATGTTCATAATCATACTCCTATATCTCAATTGGAACGTAAAGAATTCAGTAAATATCAAATTTTAAATAAAAATGTAGCCAAAAATGAACAAATAATTGATATTGACAATTTACCTATTTATTAAAAAAATTTAGTAAAATAACTTTAGTTATTATTTAAATTATATAATATTTCAATATTATATTATTATATTATTATGAAAAATTTTGGTTTCATAACTTGTAGACATGTTAGATGTGAAAAAACTAATAAATATTGGAATCAATGTGTAAAACTAATTAGAACCTTATACCCTTTTAAACAAATTATTATTATTGATGACAATAGCAATCAAGAATTCGTAAAAGCCGATTTTGATTATAATAATATTACTATTATACAATCTGAATATCCAGGAAGAGGAGAAATCTTACCTTTTATATATTTATTAAAATACAAATGGTTTAAAAATGCATGTTTTATTCATGATAGCGTATTTATACATAAAAGAGTTCCTTTTGAAACATTTAATGTCCCTGTATTACCAATTTGGCACCATACATATGATAAGGAAAATTTAGATAATTTAATTCGTCTTGCATCTGCTTTAAATAATAATAGTATTTTAATTGAAAAATTAAGAGGCTCAACCATAAATATTCTTGGATTAAAAGATCCAGACAAATTTAATTTTAATTTAGTTTTTGGATGCCAAACCTATATTAATCTTTCCTTTTTAGAATTAATACAAAATAAATATAATATAACAAATTTGGTAAATGTCGTTCATAATAGAACTGATAGATGCGGTATGGAACGCATTTTTGGTCTCTTATTTACGCTTGAATACCCAAATTTAAATAAGATAAACTCTCTTTTTGGAAATATTATTAGAAAGAATCATTCATTTAATTATCATTATGAAGATTACGAAAATGATCTAAAGGAAAAAAAAATAATTTACCCTTTTGTAAAAGTTTGGTCTGGTCGTTAAAATGGCGGATTATCCATAAATGCTAAAGGAACACGAGATACCTCAGCATCATTAATTATAGGATTTAATTGATCTATTACAAACTTTCCAGTTATAACACTTAAATAAACTAACAAAGTATCTCTAATTAGAAACTTTAAAGGTTTTGGCTCTTTATCAATAAATCTCATTTCTAAAAACTTTGCTATTAAAAAAATAATAGATATTATTCCTGCAACTAAAAATATATTATCCATCTAAAATATATTTTTAGTTTTCTTATTAATTATTAACGCATTTTTTAAAACAATGTTTTTACTTATGCTAAAATTTCTATATCTTCTAATAATAAATCATTATCTAATTTTACTTCTGGAGAATTTATTACATGAACATCTAGACCATCTAATAAGACTTCTTCATTAGAAATTTGTAAAGGAGAATCTTCCTCTTCTTCTTCAATTCTTCTTTGCATATTTCTTAATGTGCTTATTTCCTCTAATCTTTCTATTGTCTTCGGTGCATTTATTAATTCTTCTTCTCCATTTTTCAATAACACAGAATCTACGTCATTAAATTTTAAACTAACAGGATCATCTTTTCCCTCAAATATTTTCTCTGATTCCTTTTTAATTTCTTCCGGTTTTTCTACAATTTGCTCCTTAATTTCTTCAATTATATCTTCTTCTATTGTTTCATCCATATATGCTTTTAAAATACTTTCTACTGGAATGCTTTCCCTTACTGCATTTAGTATACATTCTTGAACAATTATTTCTAACTCTCTATTGTATTTTTGAATCTGAAGTGGAGGAATATTTATTTCAAATAAATAAACATTTTTATAAATTTTTCTTGCGACATTAATATATGCTTTGTGTATAAAATCTTCTAATTTTGGAATATTGATGTCTATTTTTTTCTGTTTTTGACCTACTCTCATAGCTGTTAGTATCTTCAATTGAATTATATGAATACAAGTTACTAATTCTTCTAAATATGAACAATTACTTTTTTCTACTATTCTTTTTCGTTCCTCCTCAATTATAGAACTATTCCATTTTGGAATTCTAGTAATAAAATTTTGAAATGTCATTAAATATTTCTCTGTTTCACCATTATCCTTACAAAGTTTATAAGACTCGTCAAATATTGATTTAAAACCTTCTATAATAAATGGAGTTAAAATAGTCAATAAACGGGCACCCCATTCATTCTTTGATTCGTGTAAAGAACTAACATTAAAATCATCCATAATGTATTTATTTGATCTTTATTTTTTACCTTTTAAACTTATTTTTTCTAAATCTTTATACCTTTTTTTTATACTTTTTGAAAAACATTATATTTGTTAGCATATATGGTAATGAACCTACTCCTCAGACCTCTGGTGATATTTTCAGTAACAATTTTTTTTCAAAAAGTATTTTAGGTTTTGGATTTTGGACATTTATTTTTGTCCATTTTTGAAAACCCCGAAAGGTTCTTGAACTTTTTTTATCAAAAAGTGATTTGTTACGATAATGCAGCAATTTTAAGTTTTTTAACATTTTATTTGTTATGATAAAATTTTATTGTTTTTTTAAAAAAAGATTTAAAAATATTTTGTTTTGCTACTTTAGGAAATAAATGGAAATAATTGGAAATGACAAAAGTAGCCAGGATTTCCTATCTTGCGAATATTGTGACTATATTACGTGCAAAAAAAGTAATTTTGACAAGCATTTATTGACACTGAAACATAAAAAGCTACAAAATGGAAATAAAAAAGTAGCAAAAGTAGCCAGCAGCGATAGCACATGTAAAACCTGTAATCAAAAATATAAAACAATTAGTGGGTTATGGAAGCATAATAAAAAATGTAATAATCAATTTATTTTAGATATCATTAACCAAGACGACAATGTAAAAGACTTTCTTATTGAACAAAATAAATTACTTATTGAACAACTTTCACAACAAAATAAGTCATTGATAGAACAAAATACTAAACTATTTGAAATTTCTAAAAATAATAATACTAATATAGTAGGGACGATGAATAATGTTAATAGTAATAATAAATTCAATATTAATTTGTTTTTAAATGAAACCTGCAAAGATGCTATTAATTTATCGGATTTTGTAAATCAAATTCATCTTTCTGTAAATGATCTTGAAGAAACAGGCAAATTAGGATATGCAGAAGGTATTAGTAAGATCTTTATTAAAAATCTTAATGATATTGTTTTTACTCATAGACCCATACATTGTAGTGATTCTAAAAGAGATATTTTATATATTAAAGATGGAAATCAATGGACTAAAGATGATGAACAAAAAAGTTGTTTAACAAAAGCTATCAAGCAAGTGGCAAATAAGAATATTAAACAAATTCCTGAATGGCAAAAAGCTAATCCCGATTATCAAAATCCCGAATCTAAACAAAATGATAAATATATGAAAATGATATGTGAAGTTATGTCGGGATCAACTAAAGAAGAACAGCAAAAAAATTATAATAAAATTATAAAAAATATTGTAAAAGAAGTTGTCATTGATAAAAATCATTGATAAATGTAATTGTAATATATTGATTATCTTTACAAGATATTACATAAATGAAATATTTTCTAAATAAGCTTCTTTATCTAAAAAAGTAAAATTTATAATAAAAAACATCAACAATTTCTCGTTTCTAAATTCTTTTCTTATTTTATTAAATGCTATCAATAACTCATATCTTTTAGTTTCTTTTAAAAATATTGACCCATCTTCAATTAATAATATCAAATCTAATGAATTATATGCTTTTTCATATAATTTTATTATAAATTCTTGAATATTCTCTTCCGATATAGTTTCCATATTTACTCTTAATTTTTGTATTTCTTTCTTCAACCAATCAATTCTTTGATTTTTTATACTAGATAATTTAAATGTTTCTTCCAATTGATATTTATATAAATTTATAGATTTTCCATTTAATTCTGGTTCTGATACATAAATTTCGCAAAATCTTGATAAAATAGGTCTTAATAATTTATACTTATCCTCTACTATTATAAAAAATCTTGTATTATGACTAAATAATTCTATACATCTTCTTAACGCAGATTGAGCATCCATTGTTAGTTTATCACCATTTAATAATACTACACTTTTGAATATATCTCCACCATTTGAAATTATATGAGTTTTTGCAAAGAATTTTAATTCTTCTCTAATAAATTTTATTCCTTTCCCATGGGCACAATTTACATACATAACAAAATCTTTGATTTTACTTTTATTTCCATCGTAAATTAATGAAATAAATTCATTCACTAATGTGCTTTTACCCGAGCCACTTGGACCATTGAATATTATATTTGGAATTTTCTTAATTTTATGAAAGTATTTTAGCTTTTCTTTTATATTTTCATGTATATTTAATGACATTTAGACGTTTAATAATATTAAAAGAATGTTTTTATATTTTAATATTATGTATTAATTAATTTTTCTTCTAATCCGAATAAAATGTATTTATATTATGTTTTTTTATTATAAAATGTTTACATATTTGTTTCTTGCTATTTTTGCCGGTATAGTTTGTAAATTATATGATGATCTAGAAGATAATTATATTCTTCAAGAATTTAAAAATAATTCTTTTATGGAATATTTAAAAGGAATTCATTATATTTGTATAACCTCTTTGGCTATACAAGATCCATTATTTTTTATATTTTTCTATTTAGGAAATATTTGTAATTATTTATCAAATCCATTAGCTTTTGAAGAACCATATGAATTTTCATTAAAATATTCGTTTTTAATACTTTTTTTTGTAATTGATTATACAAAAATTTATAATTTATACATTATTGATTATATTTTAATATTTATATTATTCTTTATTAATTTCTTGGAACCAATATTTGAACGTTTTTTATATAATTTTAACAAAGATTCTGAAAAAGATTCTGAAAAAGATTCTGAAAAAGATTCTGAAAAAGATTATGAAAAAGATTCTGAAAAAGAAAAAGAGACTAAAGACTTTTCGTATAACAAATTATTCACTAGAATTTTGTTTTTTATTTTTTCTATTTTATATAGTTTTTTAAGTAAATCTTCTAGCACATTATTTATTTTCACCTATTTCACTGGATATTTCTTTATTTCGGCTTTAATACAATATTATTCTTTACACCTTTTCTCATTCAAAGAGCCCACTATGTGGGCGCAAATGAGTGAAGGTAACGTAGCCATTTAGGTGTTTTCAACGTAAAATGGTGTAAAAACACATCATATACTTATACTAATGGAACAATTAATGAAAATTCAAAGCAATAAAAATTATACAGAATTAGTTAAACTATGAGTATATGGATTTTCTTTAAAAGCATTCAATATATCAGGAGCGATGCGGTCACATCCTAAACAATTATCATAATATTGAGGCATATTTGCTTTTCCATATGTTTGCACAGATGGACCACTAGGAACTACAATTGATGGAGCCCAAAGTCTGTTATTTTCACGATCTGAATCCACTTTTGATAAAGTTACATTTATTTGTGAATTAAACTGTTTAGCATTGCCTTGATTAGTGCGATTATATAAACTTTTTTCTTTTGATTCATTATTTGTCTGTCTATATTCTGCATCAACTTGTCTATTACCATATTTAGTTGCCATTCCTAATAATTTATCTTGATTCATTGTATCACGTTGATTAGCTATAGGTTGTTGATCATTAACTAAATAACCAGCATTATCTGATTGATTTCCTATATTTCCATTTGGTCTATATAAAGTCATTTCTTTAATTGTAGTTGTTGGCACGTCTCCAGGAGACAATACATAATTTCCTGGAACTTCTCCACTCAAATTACCATAAATTCTCATATTACAACTATACTCTTCTTTTCTTGAAGGCTTCAAAATATCTATTACCGGGGCAATAGCTGCACCTATAGCTCTAGAAAATCCAGTGCCAAAAGTTTGTGGTTGATTATTAATTGCACGATTATTTGCATAATTAGTGTGACTATTTAAATTTTTGTCAAAATCATTATGAGGACCTGAACCCTTAGTTTTGGAAGGTCCTACATCAAACCCATCTAACTGATTTCTTTTTGGTTCTTCGTATTTTTTTGGCACATAACTTGCTGTTTTTAAAATAGCATTCGGAGTGCCGTGTTGAAATGTTGTTGTTTCGTTTCTATGAGATGTTTTAATAATCTCTTCTGAAACCATTCTAGTTGCTTTTTCGGCACCTGTTGTAGTTAACCAACGATCCTGTGTATTAATGAAAAATGTATCTGGTCTATATTTCTCTACTCTTCCTTCTATTCCTACATTTTTTATCATTGATTGAGCAGGACCTTGTAAACTGTCTAAAGTATATTCTTGTTTTGGGTTTGTTGTTATTCTTAATTCATCAACTGTTTTTGGTAACCATTTATCACGTGCTTCCATTCCTGCATTGAAACCATGACTGCCGTCAGCTGTATAACCTTTATCTAAACCAGGTCCAACTCTTACAGATTCAAATGGTTTTACCATATTATTGCGATTTACAGGATTCTGCCTTGACTGATAAAAATCACTCATATCAGGCATACCATAAGGCCATTGGACGTTATCTTGTGGTTTAAATAATGGAGCTTGTTCTATCTTTTTAATAATTTGAGAACCATTTCCTACATAATTATCTAATATGGTTTCTGCGTTATTATTATTATACACCTGACCTCTTGGTTTACTGCCTACGAATGGAACCATATTATTGTGCATAAATTCTTTGGATGATAAATAATCACCAGTTAAAGAATAAACTTTTTGTATTTGATTTTCAATTGGCACACCTGCTCTTTCTTTATTTTCATAAACATTTTGATTAAAATATTTATCAGTTGCTACATTGGGATTTGGATATTCCTGAATATTATCAACGAGCTCTTTATTGTTCATAATAGGATAATTTTGCGGAGGAATATTAGTATTTGGTAAATAATTTGATAAAGGAGATTCTGTGTTTCTTGTACCTAAATTGGTTCTAATACCCATATTATTAAAATTTTCCTTTTTTTTTACTTCGGTGTATGATTTATTTTTGTTTTGATTTGAAATAACATACATACCTCCTAATGCTACTAATGGGATGGCTATTTCCATATTATATATATACATATACTTTTTTTACTACGTTATAAATCTATAAATTAATATTATAATTATTTTTTACGTCTTTGTGGTTTTTCCCAAAGGCAACTGTTACTTTGCAGTCCCTAAAGGAGTGAAATTATAATATTTCTAAATTATCTTTCCTTTAATTTATTCTTTCGCAATTATTTGGAGCTGAACATATTGTTTTTCCTGCTACATAAGTGCCTTTTTGTATTTGAACTGGAACAGTGTATCCTTGGTCATTTAATGGAACACATTCAAACTCCCTTTCAAAATTATCTTTTTCTAAATTTCTTGTGCTAGTATAACTTTTAAAAGGCATTTCTGTATGAGCTTGTGGATTATTAGGTAAAATATATGCATGATTTTGTGTTAAATCTCTGGCAGTCCAAGATGGCATTATAGATCTACTTTGTTCTGTTGTTAAAAAACTATCACATACAGGATAATCAATTGGTGATGAATAAATTGTTTGTCTTTTATATTTTTCTTTATTTATACAATCTCTGTTCAATTGTCTATCTATTCCTAAAAGAGAACTTGAAATATCAGTGCAATCAGTCCATAAATTTGCACCCCATTTTTGTGGAATAATTTGAGGGTCTAACATGAAACATGGTTTATCACCTGAGCCAGGAACATCTAAATACCATCTTTCTTGATCAGTTTGTTGTTGAAGTTGTTTTGTAATTCTTGCTGGATCGTCGTGGAATCTAGTGAATGCCATTATATATATACCTTTAAAAAAGGTATAGCCAAATATTTATATACCTTTAAAAAAGGTATAGCCAAATATTTCTAAATTATATACCTTTAAAAAAGGTATAGCCAAATATTTCTAAATTATATACCTTTAAAAAAGGTATAGCCAAATGTTTATATACCTTTAAAAAAGGTATAGCCAAATATTTCTAAATTATATACCTTTAAAAAAGGTATAGCCAAATGTTTATATACCTTTAAAAAAGGTATAGCCAAATATTTCTAAATTATATACTTTTAAAAAAGGTATAGCCAAATATTTCTAAATTAATATTTATATACTTTTTTTAAAGGAATATAAATATTTTTAACTATTCATTTAACAATTCATTTTGAAGAATATTTAATGTAATATTTGGATGTTTTCTTTCTTCATAATATGTTCCATTAAAACTACAAAGGTCATTAGTCGTTCTACAACTATAAGCATATTTGTATTCTATTATTCCGGATAAAATATCCATTGTTCCAAATTTTCTACATTTACCTAGGTCATAGAATTTCTCATCATATTTATATGGTTTGAAATATACACAATTTTTACATATTGGAACTTTTGAATTTATAATAAATTGTTTTTTTTCCATAGAAAACGCTATTGTAAATGTAAATAATAATAATATAAAAATCATTTTTCTATATTATTACCAAAAAAATTTTTATATTGTTTAATTACAATAATATTTTTTATGATAATTTAAAACAATTTATATTTACATTACCAAATACTAATGGGTCATCTGTTTGAACTCTAAGAGCATAATATGCTGATGTTGCTGCTTGTGTGCCATTAATAGATAAATTATCAATAGCATTCATATAAATAGTTGTTCCACTAAGATTTGTATTTTGACTTGGACCCTGGCCGCTTACAGTCCATAATGAAGACCTTAAACTAGATATTATGTTAGTTGAAGTTGCTCCAGTAGGAGGATATGTTACATCACCTGTATTACCAGGAAAGGATAAATTATAGGTATTTGCAGGTAAAGTTATACCTGTTAAACCTTGTGATGTATTTCTCATTATAGTTGCTGAAATATTTTGAATTTGATTAACTCCTGGTCCATTAAAAACTTGTAAGCTAGCTATCACATAATTTTGTTGATTTGTAGTAACCCCCTACTAATAAATTATAACTATCAACAAAATATCTTCCGGTTGAACCTGTTGTGCCAGTGAATCCTGAATTTCCAATTAGAGAAAAATTAGAGGCGCCTTGAGCACCTGTTTCACCTTGAGCACCTGTGATTCCTTGAGCACCTGTTGCTCCCTGATATCTATTATATATAAATGAATAATTTATTCTTTTTATTCTTTTAACTATAAAATATTAAATAATTTAATTTAATAATATTATTTATAGATTAATTAATATTATATATAGTGAAAGGATGCTGACTTCTTAAATAGATATTTGAAGAATGTTATAAAAAAATAATTTAAGTTAAATTATAAGTATAATGAAATCTTGAGAATATAAATATATTTACTTTTTATATTTTTAGTCTTGCGATAATTAAATATATGTTCTTTTGTATTAGCAATGATACTGTTGGGATATTGAGAAAAAATAATTTAATTTTATAGTGTATTGTATCCATACACGACCGCTTCCAGAGTGAAATTATTAGTAAGACCGATAATGGATTGTTGGATTGTTAAACCAGTAATCGTCGCACCACTCACAGAAGAGCAAGTAATCGTTCTATCACTCGCACCGCTGAACCCGGGGTTGCCGTAAAGCGATTTACACATTAGCGAAACAAATGTTGTGTTGCGGTGGTCGCATATCCTACATTTTGAATATCAAATATGACTTCCTTATTTGTATTAGACGCAACGGCAAATATTAAAGGAGCCGACGACAAAGTCGCACCAGCAGTATAAACTGGTGAAACGACCGAAGAAGCACTTGAAGTAATTTCAAACTCATACAAAGACGCAACCGTCGGCACACCAGTTCCCAAGAATGCTTGAAGAGCGTTAGCCAGATATTGAGTGAATGATACTTGGGTTGTCGGTTGTAGAATAATTCGGTAATTTTTATTCTAAATGTTTATTAGAATTATTCTTATAAGGGCGGTAGGAAAGTAGTGACTTGGGGCAGTAGTTTGGTATGTTTCTATACAACTTTTTGTAGTTCAATTTGAAAAACCAAATGGAAGCATTTTTCCCCAAATAAAAAGACCGGAAAGTCCGCACAACTTCACTACTTTCCTACCATTATTTATATAAATAAATAATATAAAAATAAAAAAAAACACTACTTTACTACCTTTAATACTACTACTAATAAGAATAGGAACATATACTATACCTTCTCTTCTTTATCACTCCCTATAGAATGAGTTCTGGTAAATTCAGTTTCTCGTTCTTCCGTTTCTGTATCTCTAACAACTCTTATACAACAAATTTTAACCTCTTTACATTTGCTCTTATAAGCAATCTTTGATAATCCTAAAATCAACCCCATCATAGAAGTAATGAAAAAAGTCCAAAATATTTGTTCGTTAGTATCCATATAAATAATTTGAGATTTTAAACCATACCCCAAGCTACACTATTTCTTACTACATTAGAAATACCTGTATTACTATCTGTAATTGTTAATGTGTAATTTGTTACTCCTACTCCTCCACTTAAATTATAATTATCAGTAAAAGAAGTTGAAGTTGTTGCCGTTCCTGTTGCCGTTCCTGTTGTCTTTCCTGTTTTTACAAAAGTATAATTCCAATTCCCTCGTTTGTTATTTAATAATGATGGTGTTGTTCCATTAGGAGATAAATAAACTGGATTTGACCCTACCGCATTAAAAAGGGTTTGTGTAGGAAAACCGCCGTTGTTTTGTAATCCATTACTACACCAATTAAAAGATGGAGGTGATTGATTGACTAAAAAATAACCACTCATATATATTAAGTCAAGATATTAATACCGACTACATACACAGAGTTAATATAATAGATATTCATTACTGCTACTGAACTTGCTGGTATAGTGAAATTGCTACTAAAAGTTGTTTTAACACCTGTAATACCTGTATTGAATGTTAAAGAACCACCAGCACCAGTCGTAATATAAACCATATAAGAACCACCTGCTACTGGGTTTGAGAATGAAACTGCTGATTGAGTAATTGCGGTTGTAATTGCTGTTGCGTTATAGAAGTTTCTGTATGAAACACTTTCAAAATTAAGTGTAAGTGTTGTTGCTACAAATGTATAGTTATTCAAAGCATTCCTCACATTCAAACCATTAGTAGTAATTTTAACAATTTCAGTAGGAGAAGGATTTGTTCCACTTTTAATACTTACATTATCGTAATTTACATCAACTCTGCTTTCTTCTGTTGTTCCTTCATAATAATTATATATAGAAGAAAGATTATTTTTAGTTGTAAAACCAGTAAGAAGTTGGTTGTCACCTCCAACTATATAATTTTGTTCTATTAATATACCTTTTGTAGCAACATTCGTCCAATCAGGTTCTAATGATATTGAATTAGTCATATAATCACTTGGTTTATTAACACACACAACATAAAACTTACCATTTGCGGTTGATGAAGCAGAAGTTAAAGTCATTTGACTTGTAGTTGTCCCTGTCATTAGTGCTTGAAAATCCAACGCTACTTGTGTAGCACCAAGAGTGGATTTCCCAGTTTTAAAAGATTTAGTGGATGAACCAGCACCAGCAATAACCAAAGCACCATTACCATCAATTTCAGTCCCATCACTTACTATAAAAGAAGGATTTTGAAGAACATTTGATCCAGAATTAATTGTATATCTTAGACCATTTGAAGAAAAATTTATATATCCAGTTTGTCCTGAAGATCCAGTTTGACCTACAAAAATAGGATAAAAAGTTGCGTTGGCTGTATTACCGTAAACACTAAAAACATTATTTGGTCCTGGTGCTCCTGTAGAGCCAGTTGCTCCTCGAACACCTGTTGCTCCTTGGACTCCAGTTGCTCCTTGGACTCCAGTTGCTCCTCGAACACCTGTTGCTCCTTGGACGCCTGTTGCTCCTTGAACACCTGTTGCTCCTTGAACTCCAGTTGCTCCTTGGACTCCAGTTGCTCCTTGTGCTCCTGTTGATCCTTGAACTCCATTAATAATATCTGACCAAGTTGCTTGTATAGTTATACCGTTTGCTATTTGACTTAAACTTTCAGTTGTAAATGAAGTAACTGTTCCCGAAGCACCTAATAAATTATCTATTAATGACATTTCATTATTATTTATTATAATAGAGCTATTATCAATACCATCAGATATGGTAATTTGAGGATTTCTAGTTGGTTCTAAATCAATGTATCCTGCTGTTAAACCTGCAAAATTATCCATTCGCATTTTTTGAACTCTTAATGAACCTCCATCTTCTATCCATATACCATCTAATCCGGCTGGTAGTGTAAAGCCAGACGGCTGAGGTGTTAATGCCAAATATGTTGGATCAATACCTCCTGAAACATATAGTCCACCAAAAATCATGACATCCCCAGTATATCCAACACCTGTATATCCTGGACCAGTTACACCTTGATAATTAGTTAGAATCCATGGAGTTAATCCTGTTGCACCTTGCACACCAGTTGCTCCCTGAACACCAGTTGAACCTTGAACACCTGTTACACCATCGGCTCCAGTTGCGCCTTGAACTCCAGTTGCGCCTTGAACTCCAGTTGCGCCTTGAACTCCAGTTGCTCCTTGATCTCCAGTTGCTCCTTGAACTCCAGTTGCACCTTGGACTCCTGTTGCTCCTTGGACTCCCGTTGCTCCTTGAACACCTGTGTGACCTTGAGCACCTGTGTGTCCTTGAGCACCTGTGTGACCTTGAGCACCTGTGTGTCCTTGAGCACCTGTGTGACCTTGAGCACCTGTTACACCATCGGATCCAGTTGATCCCTGAACACCTGTTACACCATCGGATCCAGTTGATCCCTGGACACCTGTTACACCATCGGATCCAGTTGATCCCTGGACACCTGTTACACCATCGGATCCAGTTGCTCCTTGGTCTCCAGTTGCTCCTTGGACACCAGTTGCTCCTTGGACTCCAGTTGCTCCTTGAACACCTGTTGATCCCTGGACACCTGTTACACCATCGGATCCAGTTGCTCCTTGGACACCAGTTGCTCCTTGGACTCCAGTTGCTCCTTGGACTCCAGTTGCTCCTTGGACTCCAGTTGCTCCTTGGACTCCAGTTGCTCCTTGGACTCCAGTTGCTCCTTGAACACCTGTTGATCCCTGGACACCTGTTACACCATCGGATCCAGTTGATCCTTGGACTCCAGTTGCTCCTTGGACTCCTGTTGCTCCTTGGACTCCTGTTGCTCCTTGGACTCCTGTTGCTCCTTGAGCACCTGTGTGACCTTGAGCACCTGTGTGACCTTGGACTCCAGTTGATCCAGTCGCTCCTTGGACACCTGTTGCTCCTTGAACACCAGTTTCTCCTTGGACTCCTGTTGCGCCTTGAGAACCTGTTACACCTTGAATACCAGTTGCACCTTGGACTCCTGTTGCACCTTGGACTCCTGTTGCACCTTGGACTCCAGTTGATCCAGTTGATCCTTGAACACCTGTTGCACCTTGACTTCCAGCTCCAGTAACGCCTTGAGCACCAGTTGCACCTCTACATCCTGTAGGTCCTCTTGCTCCTTGTGAACCTTGAGATCCAGTGTTACCAGCAGGACCAATTGGACCTCCGGGACCTTGGACACCCTGAGAACCTAAACCATTATTTTTCAAATTTTGTATTTCACAACATCTTCTAGCTCCTAAATATGTTGGATATGAATTATACATTATTATATTATAACAATAAATAAAATATAATAATACTTATTATAAATATCCAAATAAAAAATTTAAAAAAATACTCTAATTTATAAACTTATTAATGATATGGATATATTGAAAGAAATATGATTTCCTGAATATAAATTTGATGATTGATAAATATTTACAGTAAATGTTAAATCATTTGAATAAGAAAAATCAATTAAATCATTTGCTGCCCCAGATGTATTTGCTCCATTTGTATTTAAACTAAAAGGAGAATTTTTGTTAAAAATTGCAGGTTGAAATTCTCTGTTATTTAAATCAGTAAAAGTTACACAAAAATTGTTAGAATTATCAGAAAATCCAGATTCAGAAATTGACCAAGATAAAGCCCATTTTCCTCCTGCACCAGGTAAATTAATATTAAATTGTGCAGATGGGTTTGAAAAATCATTATTTAAATTCAAATATTCAGAATAAATTTCATTAATAGCATTTCCTTGTCCAGGATGACCAATAGGTCCTTGAAGTCCTAAAATTCCAGATGGGCTACCCTGCGCTCCTTGTGGACCTGTTGCGCCTTGAGCACCAACACAACAGGCGCCCTGGGCACCCTGTGCTCCCTGAGGACCAGTTGCACCTTGTACTCCTTTAGGTCCAGTAGCACCTATAGCGCCCTGGGAACCCTGTGGCCCAGAAAATAAGTTATAATTATTCAAACATAAATTTTTAGAAGCTAAAAAAGATTTATAATCAAAAGTAGACATATTAATATATATATAAATAAATATTAATATTAATAATATTTTTATTATTTTTAAGATAATGGTAAAAATGTAATATTAAATTTAACTTTTTGTCTTGGTAAAATAATTCTATTATCTGAAACAGTTGATTGGAATAATTCAATGCTATAAAACTCATCATCATCCTGTAGAGTTAAATCAATAATATCATTTCCAGAAAAAGCTATAAATTTATTAGTAGAAGATAAAACACAAGGTGAATTTAAATTAAATATTTCAGGCATAAAAGTGGTATTTTTATTATTTTTATTGTTATTTAGCATAATAAAAAAATTATTATTTGGATCAGACCAAGATTCGTAGATTGAAAAACTAATTATATATTTTTTTGGTTCAAGTCTTACACTATTATTTAGATATGAATTTGCAAAATTGGTCAAATTGATAAAATTTGAGGAATAGTGAAAAGAAGCTAAATCTTTAATTTCAAAATTAAAATTACAATTAATAGAATTTCTTATATTATTATTTGTAAATCCATTAGGCCCGGGTAATCCCTGGGGTCCATTAGTTGAACCTTGAAAACCTTTAGCTCCTTGAGGCCCGTTATATCCTCTATAACAAAGTCCTGTTGCTCCTTGGAACCCAGTATTTCCTGTAGATCCAGTATTACCAAATTCTCCAATAGCTCCATAAAACCCATTATGACCTTGAGAACCTATAACATCTTTTTTAATTGGAATTTGGCAACAACGATCTCTTCCTAAAATCATTAAAATATATTATAATGTATTATAATGTTTTTTTAAAAAGATGAATAATTTTAATTAAGAAGAAGGCAAAGGAACTAAAGCTAATCTAATAGATCCTAGAGATGCCACATCATATTTGACAATAAGTGGTAAATCGTTTTCTAAATAAATTTCAATTTGAGAGCAAAGATTAGTGCATTTAATGAAATATCCTAAATTTTTTAAAGAAAATTCTCCTTGAATAACTTTAGAAGAATCTTGTTTTACAATAAATCCCATAGAACCATCGGATTCAGCACGATGAATTTCAGCAGAAGCGAATTGACCATGACATTTGAAAATTAATTCATTTCCAACCGACTTAATTTCTAATTTGTCCGAAATACAAGATAAATCACGAATAATTTTTTGAAAATCAGCAGATGGTAAATTGATGATTGAAGAGAATTTAACATCAGGCACTTCAAGTTCATCCTGTTCTGGTTCAATTAATTTCAGTTTTTGAGTTTTACATTGCTTAATATCACCATTTTCAAATTTTAAAGCTAGATGTGAAACAATTCCATCATAATAATCTGAATTTTCAATATAAATTGTTAAAGTATCATCATTATCAATTGAATTGATTAATTTAAATAAATGAAACATATTTACACCAATAATAATTTTTTCTTTTTTACACTCATAAAATTCAAAATTAGAGGCTGCTAAATAGAGATGAACTAAAATAGTATGAGATTTATCCATATTAATGATTCTAATTCCATCAGGCTGGAAAGAAATATTAGTTTCTAATAGAATATCTTTTAAAGCAGTCATAAGGGTGCGAAACGGAGCAATTTGAACAGTTTTAATAGTCAAAACATTTCCATCGGTAGATGCGTTTTTATTGATAAATTGTGACATTTTATAATAGATTTTGAACGCAAATCTTTAAATACTTATGTTTAAAAAATAATTAATAATATTTTAATTTCTAAAATCTTATTAATTTATTAATTTATTAAATTGATTAAATTGATTAAATTGAATTTTTTTCATATTTTATAATACAATTTTCAATAGCATCATTTATATTTAATGGATTGTATTTTTCTATTTTACATGTTTGTAGTTTAGCCAAAGATCTTTTATTATCAATATTTTCGCTATTTACAATAATATTTAAATTTTTATTGCTAATTTCTTGATATTTTCTCAAAATATCTGTTAATTTGATTTGGCCTGGATTAGTAAAATTACATATTCCTATTTCATTATTTTCAATCATTTTAATTAATATTAAGAATAAATCATCAATATAAGTAATAGAAATTTCACAATCATCAATTGTTTTATAATTTAATAATTTTGTCAATAAATTTTTATTGCATTTTTGTGATGTTAATGGATAATTAATTCTTAAATATAAAACATTATTATAGTTAGAGATTATATCTTCTAAAAGAATTCTACATTTACCGTAAAAGTTATTATAATTATTTCCAATATCTTCTTCTAAATATATTTTATCATTATTAAATATTCCACCTGAACCAAATACAGTAAGATGGATATTATGTTCTTTGCATAGAGCAGCTAATGTTAGTTGATAAGTTAAATTAGATTCAATAGTTTCTATTTTATTATCATCGCACCAAAATATATTGGGTTTTCCACTAATTCCAGCACAATTGATAATATATTTAGGTTTATACAATTGAATTAATGTTTTAATTTTATCAATTTCATTTAATCTTAAATTGGAGGAAACATAATTTTTATTTTGAGATGATAATATTTTTATAATATTAGATCCTAAAAATCCATTAGTTCCAAAAACTAGATAATCAATTGGCTTTATAAATTCAACAATGCTATCATTTTTAGAAATAATTAAATCTTTAACATCAATTGTTTTTGGAAGGAAATTCATATTTATATATGGGTCTAAAAAATGAATGTGTTTAGTATTTTCTTGACTAAATTCTCCTGCTAAATTATAAACTAGAATTGAATTTTCTTCTAAAGATAAAAATGCGTGACCGTAATTAGGAGGAACTAAAATTTGAAATAATTCAGTTAAAGGGTCTAATTCGTAGTATTTAGGTTCAAGGTAATCAGGCGCTGATTCGTCAAAATTAATAATAATATCTAAAATTTTGCCTTGAATACAAGTTACAAGTTTTTCAAAATTATTTATATGTATACCTCTAAATACATTTTTTTTGTTACAACTAATAGTAGTTTGTTTATAATGCAAATTATTTTTGTTAATAAAAAATAAGGTGCCTCTATTGTCATGAAATTTTAATTCCATTATAATTATAAATAATAAAAATAGAAAATAGAATAGAAATAAACGATATTTTAGGGAAATTGATTTGAATTAAAATATTTGTATATTTTTTTTTATTTACAACAAAATAATTGTATAAACATATATTATATTATATGAATAGTGATTATAAAACTATTCCTCTTTGTCTTTGCTGTAAAAAAGATAATCAATTATTTTTGGATTTAGGCTTACAACCTTTAGCAAATAATTATCACAAGTTAGAAGAATTATGTGAAGTTTATCCTTTACAATTAAAATATTGTTCTAATTGTTTCCATTGTCAATTATCCCATGCAGTAGATCCAGAGATATTATTTAAAACATATAAATATGTTAGTGGAACATCTCAAACAGGTTTAAATTTTTTTAAAAATAATGCTAAATTAATTACAGATTATAAGGAGAATATTGGAAAGGTTTTAGATATAGCATCAAATGATGGAACTCAATTGGATTTTTTTAAGGAATTAGGATGGGAAACATATGGTGTAGATCCGGCAACAAATTTATGTCCAATAGCCCTAGAAAAAGGTCATAAAATTATTTGCGATTTTTGGAATGAAAATTCAGCTAGACAATTACCTATAATGGATGTTATTACAGCTCAAAATGTTTTTGCACATACTCAGTATATTGATGATTTTTTACAAAACTGCAAAGTAATTATGGATGATAATTCATCATTATTTATTCAAACCTCACAAAAAAATATGATAATTAACAACGAATTTGATACAACATATCACGAACATATATCATTTTTCAATACATTATCAATGAAAACTCTTGTTGAAAGAAATGGTTTATTTTTAAATAATATTAGTGAAGCATCAATTCATGGTTCTAGTTACATCTTTGAAATAGGTAAAAAATTAAAAATAGAAAATAATAATATTGAAGATTATTTGTTAGATGAGAAAAATAAACAAATTTATAATGAAAAAACATATCACGAATTTAATGTTAAAACTCAAAATATTATTTCAAATTTGAAATTGGAAATATTTAATTATAAAAAGATAGGTTACAAATGTATTGGGTTTGGAGCAGCTGCTAAAGGTCAAACAGTTTTATGTTATTCAAATATTAATTTAGATTATATTATAGATGAAAATCCACTAAAAATAGATTTATATTCCCCTAAAATGAATATTCCTATAGTTGATATTGATTATTTTATAAATGATTCAACAGAAAAAATTGTAGTATTAATTTTAGCTTGGAATTTTGCAAATGAAATCAAAGATAAAATTAGAAAATATAAAGGAAATAAGGAAATTATTATAATTGAAGCATATTTCCCTGAAATTGTATTTAGAAAGTTATTATAAGTTAAAAATCTGATGAAGACATGAAAGCTCCCATTTTTTCACCATCAGAAATTATTCCATATTTACCATAATATAAATATTTTGTTAAATAATTTAATTCTTTTGAATAGTTATTTTCATTTAAATAGGATAAAGAATATTTCCATTTTATAGCAAATGTTTCTGGATTATTAAGCCATCTATCTAAATTTATTGGATTAAAAACTGGACAACAGACATTATTATTAAGAATATTTTTTTTTATAACTGTATTCCATTTGTATCCTTTATCAACTAAATATTTTGCAAATTTTACCTCCATTTTAAATATAAAATCAATTTTATTTGAACATTTAGTTAAATTATTCTCAATAAATGGTATAATATCATGTATCATTTGATATTTAAATTCTATAGGTGTTCCAATAATATGCCATTCAACTTCATCTGACTCCCAATGTCCCCAAAAATCAGAACTTGATCTCATATTAATTATTGTTTTTTCAAAATTACTTATACCATTTATAGGTAATATAATACTATCATTTAATATGAAAACATAATCATAAATTAAACCATGATTGATTAAATATTTACATCCATAAAGCCAAATTCTCCAGTCGGTTCCAGCCCCTTCATTATTAGTATAAAATACATTACATGGTAAAAATGAAACATTTGTTAATATTTTACAAGCTGTAAAAAATAAAATATCATATCCTAAATATCTAAATATTTTTATAGTTTCAATAATATAATCCTTTACAATATTGTCAGCATCATAATGTGCGTAAATTAGACATCCTTTAAAATTTTTTGATGGTTTATTAAATAAAATATTTTCTTCAGCAAAACCAAATTTATTATAATATTCTTCTTTGGTATACCATTGAGGATTAGTTTGCCATGGAGATTGGTTATCAATTGAATTAATTGGTAAAGAACTATAATTATATGTTAAATCAATATTATCAAAAATTGTTTTTATATTTAATTTTTTATTAAAAAATTGTTTACATTCATTATATAATACTGGTAAGGAAGCATAACTTCCTTCCCATCTCCAATTCGTCTTAATAAATATAGTATTTAAAGGAATACATTTTCCATTAAAAGTATTATATCTATCTGGCTCAACAAAATTATTTATATTCCACATTGTTTTATCATTTGAATGAAAATCATATAATAAACTTGTAATATTATAATTATTTTGTAAAAGAATTCTGGATAATCCATATTCTCCGGATAATACGGCATCCTCTTTATTTATCTTTTTTCCCAAAACTGTATTAAGATTTTTATATTCATTTGCAGCAGGATTGATAGAAGTTTGATCAGATAAAGTAATTGGAGTTTTAGTTAATAAATTAATAATATTTTCACTGCATCGTAATAAAGAAAAAATTGGAATAACTTTTGGACCAGTGCCGGACATATTTGTATCTGGTAAAAATGACATGCATGGAGAACATAACACTGCATTATCCTTACGCATTTTATAATAAAATGGTAAAAGCCAATGATCATTTGTATTTTCTTCAAAAACTGGACCAAATGCTCCTGCATTTATTAAACATAAATAATCAAATATATTCCATATATTATTTTTATATTTATTTTCATAAAATTTTATACCATCATACCAACCTTCCCAATCAGAGCAATTGTCTTGTTTTAAAACATTTATATTTGGTTTTGTTGGAATCATTACTTCACATTGATGACCATTAATTACAAATAAAGTTTCTAAATTCATATTTTGCCAATTTTTTTCATTTAAACCATATTTTATAAAAAAAGATAAATTAGTTTGGTTTTTTGTTTCATTCATTCTTTCATAATATATGTAAATTATTCCTATTTTAGCATTTTTAATATCAGGAAAATTCATTGATATTTATACCATATTACAATATAATTATATTGAAAATTTAACTTTTGGAGCTTTTCTTTTTCCATGGTGATACTTTTTTTTTGCTAGTAATGCATTTTTATATCCCTTTGATCCTGGCTTACATCCTTCCATCAATATATTAAAATCTATTGCTCCTGCTTTTCCAGCAGTTAAAGCACTTGCTAAGCGTGCTTTTCCCCATGATTGTGCATTTTGATTTGGTCTTGAACCAGATGAAAAATATGCACCTTCTCCTTTATTAATAATTTTTGCTAAAGCAGGAATTGAACATCCAGTTTTTAAAGATAATTCTTTAGTTGCATCAATAGTTTCTACCTTATACATTTTTCTAGCTTTTAAAATATGTTTAGATGTTTTAGAATGATATGATTTTAAAGGTTTTCTTGTGAAATAAATTCCTTTTTTATAAAGTTTTTTGGATTTTAATAGCATTTTGCCTTGTTTTTTTCTATCTTTTTTTTACAAATTCTTAGGTAAATATCTTAAATTAAATTCCGATTTCATATTAAAAATATTATATTATATAATGGGATAAAAATTAAAATAACTATATAAATGAAAACAAATATTTTATTGTAAATAATTTCTTATAAAGCATAAAAAATTATTTTTTTAAATTATAAATTATAAAAATAGTTATATTATTAAGCTGCTGTTGTTCCTAAATTTGAACCCATTTGCATGCTTGAATAACCTCCAGATAAAGCTCTACCCATATATTTCATACCTCCTCTCTTACGTCTTCTTCCACCAGCCATACCAGCGGCAAATTGAACATCATTAGAATCCATGCCATAATTGGTAGCACCTTGTCCATCAATTCCATTACCCATCATATTTGAATTTGAGCTGGCGCCAAAACCTGTAATATCAGTTGAAGAAACATCAGCAGGATTTAATTGATACAAATTGTAACCACCCTTCATATGCCTCATCTTACGTCTTCGGCCACCAGCCATACCAGCAGCAAATTGAACTGAATTTGAATCATTGCCATAATTTGTTACACCTTGTCCATCAATACCTAGTAAATAACTATCATTAATATTTGCAGGAGTTATAGGACCATCACTTCCTCCTCTCATTTTCTTTGATCTCTTCATATTTTTTCTGGAACCCATTTTAACAGCGCCAAATTTACCCTTTTGAGTTCCAAAACCATATTTAAGAAGTCTCTTTTCCTTTTTAGCAGTAGCATGCTTGGCTTTAGATACAATGCGACCATGCTTATTCATCATTAAATCAGACTTAACAAGACCACCCGATGTTTTTTTACATGTTCCATGCCATACTTGAGCACGAGTGCCGATAGTTTTCATTTTACCAGTCATTATAAAATAATACAAGAAAAAAAGAATTTTCAAATTATGTCTAAATATTTTTATATTTTATATTTTTGAAACGCAAATTAAAATCTATTTCTTGGTGGTTTTTGCAATCCTCCTGGTTGTCCTTCCCAACCTTCTAGAAGAAGAAGATTAACCGGTGTATTAAAATTTCCAAATGTTAGTCTTCCACCTAAAGTTCCTGTTAAAGCCCTTGCAATTCTTAGATTTTCAATTTGAGATGGGTCATTATATCCTTGCTTCAAAGGATTAGCTCTGGGTAAAATACAATTACATAAATTACCTTCTGTTATATCATCAGCGTTTGAAATATTTTGTTGCAATTGTGATTCATTAAAATTTCTGTAATATTGTTTAATATATTCTTTGGATATAAATTTTCTTAAGTTACCTTTATTACCGGGCGTAAATCGGTTATTGTTGAAAGTAGACATTTTATTTATTTATTATACTATATTATAAAATAAAAAATAAAAACTAATAAAATATAAAAACTAATAAAATAAAAAATTGATTATTTTTACAAATAAAATTAATTATATTTATATATTTTAAAAAGATGTGTTATAAAATGCTTACAACCTTACAACATAAAATAAATAAAAAAAATATGAAAAAGGTTGAAAAGAAAAGAAAAAATCAAATAAAAAAAAAAGAGAAAAAATTATTGGAAAGGTTAAAAGAATTTATGCCAGAAGAAATAATTATTATGATTTATGAGTTTGTAGATAATAATATAAAATTTAATTTGTCATTTTATAAACAAATTTTCCAAAAATTTATTTACAATTTTAATAATAATAATAGCAATAATAAAAATTCAAAAAAAATCCTATCAAGTATTTTTACAGGTTATGTAACAAATTATAGTTATTGTTCACATGTAAAAACAGCTATAAATTTAAAACAAATGTTACGAACAATTCCATTGGATATATTACAAAAATATTTATATTATGGAACACCAAATAAATACTTTAATATTGCATTTCCAGAAGAGCCAAATTTAAAAGAATATATAGGCACTTTCAAAATTAATGATATAACAACAAGAGATAAAAAAGAAATAAATACTATATATGAAAATTATATTTTTGAAATATTAGATTTACTAAGTTATTTTGCAACTAAGGTAAATGAATTTTATTCGTTAAAATTAAGTGAAAAATTTTTAGAAAAGCACAAGTATTTTTCACAAATAAATTTGATAAATAATATATTTAATTATGATGAATACAATAAAATAAATGAAAATTTTGGTAAGGAAAATGAAAAAATAACTAGAATTCTTATATTGAGCATTTTGTTTATTTATGATAAATATGGTAGAAAGTGAATATTTATTAGTTAGTTCTTTACTCCTGATAGCATATTTATAATAAAGTTCTTTTTTGAATAATATATATTGTCGGATTTTAATAGATTGAATAAATTTCTACTATATCTTCAAATAACCAATTGTTAATAAATACATTTTTTTTCCAGGTTGTATATGAATTATCAGCAACATATAATTGTCTAAAAAGATATGATTGGAACTTAATTGTATCATTTTCAATTGATGATATAGTGCCAATAAATTCTTCAATGTCTCTATATGAATTATCTTCATCGGTATCCATTTTTTTAACTAAATATAATTGATCTTTATTTTGATCTTTCAAATCCTTAAAATTAATCTTTGATAAGGTTAACTCTATTTTATTAATGCCTTTGCCCAAATTGTTTTTTCTTATTTTTGAAGTTTTTGTTCTCTTATTGTAATGCCGTTTTTTACTTTTATACATTATAGTATATATTTATAAAATATTTATGAAATTAGGTAAATAAATAGAGTTTTGAAGAATACTATAAAAAAAGTTGTTAAAACAATAATAATAATAAATCTAGGCAAACCAAAAATTTAAAAGAATACAACTAACAAATAGAATTTATTTTATTTTCCTATACCTTGTTAGTTTTCTTTTTATACGAGTTCTTTGTTTACTATTTCTTTTAGTAATTTTATTTTTCTTTACTCTTTTACCACCTGAAGGCTTTGGTTTATTAAAATCATCTACAATATCTTTTCCTAATTCTGTTCCCGTATTTTCATTTATTAATCTTACTGCTTCTTGGGATACATATTGTCTTTGCGCCGAATTATCTAATATTTCTTGAGTTCTTGGTCTATAAATTCTTGTTCGTCTATTTCATAACTTGTGAGAAAGGAGTAGTCATATTTCCCATAGAAGGTATTTTAAATATATAATAATCACCTTCTGTACGAACATAATTTCCTCTTTCTCTTATATTTTCATTATCATAACTAGTAAAGAATATTTCTTTATTTTTCTTACTTCGTTGTAAAATTTTCTGGTTGGACGACTTCTAAATCTGTTATTAATGGTGATAAAAATGACATTTATAATATAATTAATTATAAAAATAAAATTGAAAAGAAATAAATATTAATTTACCAATGCAATTATAGAAAAGAATGAGCGCTACTGACGATAATACTTTATACTTTGATGTTCAACAAAAGACTGATAAACAACATATTCTGGATAATCCTGATACATATATCGGTTCTGTAGAAAATGTTGACAGTCATTTATGGATAATGAATGAAAGTAATGATATGATTATTGAAAAAAATATTAACTATATTCCTGGTTTATTTAAATTATTTGATGAAGGCATTGTTAATTGTAGAGACCATGTTGTAAGAATGCAATCCAAAATTGAACAAAATATTGATAATTCTTTACCTGTTACTTATATTGATATTGCAATTCATGATGATGGGACTATAACTATGATAAATGATGGTAATGGCATTGATGTAGTCCAACATCCAGAATATAAAACATGGGTTCCTGAATTAATATTTGGACATTTAAGAACATCAACTAATTATAATAAAGATGAAAAAAAAATTGTAGGGGGAAAGAATGGATTTGGATTTAAATTGGTGCTAATTTGGTCTACTTTTGGACAAATAGAAACTGTAGATCATATTCGTGGTTTAAAATATACGCAAGAATTCAAAGATAATCTTGATACTATTTGTCCTCCAAAAATTACTAAAGCATCAAAATGTAAACCTTATACTAAAATTACTTTTAAACCTGATTATCAACGTTTAGGAATTAATGGTTTAACGCCTGATTTGATCGCTTTACTAAAAAAGCGTGTATATGATATTTCTGCTATTACAGATAAAACTATTAAAGTTAAATATAATAGTTCTGCTATACCTATTAAGAATTTTGAACAATATATTAATTTGTATATAGGAGATAATAAAAGAGTATATGAATTAGCAAATCCAAGATGGGAATATGCAGTGGCTTTAACACCATCTAACGAATTTGTGCAAGTTTCTTTTGTAAACGGAATTTATACATCAAAAGGTGGTAAACATGTAGAATATATTTTAAATCAAATAACTAGAAAATTATGCGAATATATTGAAAAAAAGAAGAAAGTAAAAGTAAATCCAAACTCAATAAAAGAACAATTAATTCTATTTTTAAGATGTGATATTGAAAATCCCGCATTTGACAGTCAAACTAAAGATTTTATGAATACTCCAATGGCTAAATTTGGATCAAAGTGTGATATTAGTGATAAATTTATTGAAAAAATTGCTAAAATGGGTGTTATGGAGGCAGCTCTTCAATTAACTGAAGTCAAAGAGAATAAAGCAGCAAAAAAAACTGATGGATGTAAAAGTAAATCTATTCGTGGAATACCTAAACTTGATGATGCTAATTGGGCTGGAACTGATAAATCAAAAGAATGTATGATAATATTTTGTGAAGGAGATTCGGCAAAAACTGGTGTTATCTCAGGGTTATCATCTGAAGATAGAAATACTATAGGTGTATATCCGTTGAAGGGTAAAGTGATGAATGTAAGGGGAGAGGCTGTAAAAAAGGTATCTGAAAATAAGGAGATATCAGAAATAAAAAAAATTCTTGGTTTAGAGAGTGGAAAGGAATATTTATCTTCTGAAGATATTCATAAGAATTTAAGATACAGTAAAGTAGTTTTTATGACAGACCAAGATTTAGATGGATCACATATTAAAGGTTTGTGTATAAACTTATTTCAAAATGAATGGTTAAGTTTAACTAGAATCCCTGGATTTATTGGTTTCATGAATACGCCAATTTTGAAAGCAAAAAAGGGTTCTTTGGAACTGAAATTTTATAACGAAGGTGAATATGAAGAGTGGAAAAATAATAATCCCGAAGGTGCTAAAGGATGGAATATTAAATATTATAAAGGTTTAGGAACCTCTACAAAGACAGAGTTTAGAGAATATTTTGAGGAAAAGAAATTTGTAGGATTTGAACATACTGGAAAAAATAGCGATGATGCTATTGATATGGTTTTTAATAAAAAACGTGCAGATGATAGAAAAAAATGGTTAGAAAATATTTATGATAGAAATAGTTTTGCTGATACAAGAAAAAAAATGATACCTTATGAAGAATTTATTAATAAAGAATTAATTCATTTCTCAAAATATGATTGTGATCGTAGTATTCCTAATTTAATGGATGGACTTAAAATTAGTTTAAGAAAAATTTTATACAGTGCGTTCAAGAAACGATTATCAAATGAAATCAAAGTGGCTCAATTTTCGGGATATGTTTCAGAAAATTCTTGTTATCATCATGGTGAAGAAAGTTTAAATAAAGCTATTGTTGGTATGGCTCAGAATTTTGTTGGATCAAATAATATTAATTTGTTATTTCCATCTGGTCAATTTGGTTCTAGAATTAAAGGTGGTCAAGATGCTTCAAGTCCAAGATATATATTTACTAGACTTGAGAAAATTACGCGAGCAATATTTCCTGAACAAGATGATAATATATTGAAATATCTAAATGATGATGGAACTCCAGTTGAACCACAATTTTATGTTCCAATTATTCCAATGGTTTTAGTTAATGGTTCAAAAGGAATAGGAACAGGGTTTAGCACTGAAATCATGTGCTATAATCCAAAAGATATTATCAGTTATATAAAAAATAAATTACATTCAATTACTAATGTAGAGATTGAATTTATTCCATATTATGAAGGATTTAAAGGTGATATAATAAAAATTACTGATACTAAATTCTTGTTCAAAGGTAAATATGAAGTTGTTAATGGAGAACAAGATAAAATTAAAGTCACAGAATTACCAGTTGGTTATTGGACGGAAGATTTTAAAGAATTATTAAATGATTTACAAAATGATAAAGATAAAGATGGTAAAAAAATAACACCAGTTATTAAAGATGTATATGAAAATTATACAGATACTACGGTAGAATTTGTAATTACATTTTCAAAGGGAAAATTGTTAGAATTGCAGACACTAAAAGGAGATAATGGAATGAATGGCGTGGAAAAAGTATTGAAATTATTTACAACAAGTTCAAATACAAATATGAATTTATTCAATTCTGAAGATAAGTTAAGAAAATATGATACAGTTGAGGAAATTATTGATGATTATTATGATATTAGAATTGAATATTATGAGGATAGAAAAGAAAATCTAATTGATATTTTAGAAAAACAATTATTAATACTTTCAAATAAAGCAAAATATATTCAAGAATTATTAAATGGAACATTGGATCTTAGAAAAAAGAAGAAACAAGAAATTATTAATTTATTAATAAATAAAGAATACGAAGTCATTGACGAAGATGAAGAATTTAAATATTTGTTGAGAATGCCAATGGATTCAGTATCTGAAGAAAATGTAGAAAGACTACTAAAAGATTATAATGAAAAGCAAGAAGAATTACTTATTATTAAAGCTACAACAATTCAACAAATGTGGTTAAAAGAATTGGATATTCTTGAACATGAATACAAAGAATATCAAAAAGAAAGAGAACAATCTCAAATTGGAATTACAAAAAAGAAAACAGTAACAAAAGTGGCTGGAGCAACAAAAAAAATTGTTAAAAAGACAGCAAATTTACAATTAGTAGTAGAATAATCATGTTTTATATCTTGGAATTTTTATAAAATTTATATATTTTTTAAATACTTTTTCAATACTTGTTAGTTTTGTTTTTTAAAAAAAGTCAAATCTTTTAAAATATATAATTAACCAAATATTTAATGATTATATTTTATATATAAATATACTATAATACTAATTAAAATTTTATTTTTAAAAATATTAACTATTTTTTTAGAATAATTTTTTTAACAAACTAACAAGTGTTGAAAAAGTATTTAAAAATTATATATTATCAATAAGAAATTTCTAGTTATTATCTAACGTGGAAAAATATATATAATCATTTAGTAAAATATAAAGACTTTAATTTAAAAATAATTTAAATATATATATATATATATAATGTTGAATAACGATAGTAATATAACAGTTGTTTATAAAACATATGAAAACGATTTAAAATGGTTATATTATAGTCTTCTAAGCTTAAAAAAATTTGTAAAAGGTATTAACGAAATTATTATATATTGTCATGATAAATGTTACGATGAATTGCATAAATTAATAAATCAGATTAATATAGAATGTAGTATAATATCAGTTGCATATGATTATCATGGATATATAAAGCAAATGGTTGTTAAATCAGAATGTTATAAAGATATTAAAACAGATTATATTGTTATATTAGATAGCGATTTATTATTTCAAGAGGATTTAAATCTTAAAGATTTGATAGAACCATCAGGAAAAATCAAGTGGTATTATAATAATAATATTTCAGAAGTTGCGGAAGAGAGAGTATGGAAAATAGCTTATGAGTCAATGACAAAAACGAAACAAGATTTTTATTATATGGCTAATAATTTTCCGTTTGTATTTACTAAAAAATCAATGGAAGAAGCTTCAATAAAATTCAGACAAATACATGGAATAGATTATAATAATTATTGCTTAAACAGATGTATAAATTATAATATCCAAATTTCTGATTCTATAAGAGAACGATTCTGTGATTTAGCTCAAATATTTGAGGAATTTGAATGGTTAGGATATTATTGTCATAATTTTTCAGATGAATATATATTTATTCCTCAAGAATTTAGGAATTTGTCTACTAGACCTAAAATAATGCAATTTTGGTCTCATGGTGGTTTAACTAGTGATATAAAAAATCAAATAGAAAATATATTAGATATAAAATAATAAGTATTTAATTATAAAAAATATAATTTCTTAATTAATAATATTAAAAAAAATATTATTAATATTATATATTATATAAAATGTCTTATATAAAATGTTATGAATACGAAAGCAATGTAAATCCTTTATTGAAAAGCATTCCTATTACGACAAAAAATATTAAAGATTGCAATTATGGAATTACATTTATTGATTTTTCTGATATATATAATACAAAATTTAAAGCATCCTCGCCTAATTTATTAGCTAGTTTTATTAAAATTCAACCAAATAATATTTTTACCAAAGAAATGGAAATTCAAGATTACTGTGCTTTAAATGCATCTTCAAATTTATTTTATATAATGAATGGGAGTTGTGAGATTTTTTTGAATGACGAAGAAAACGAATCATTTATTTTGTCTTCTGGTGATATTTTTATTTCACCATATTTTTTTTCAATTAAATTAGTAAATAATAAAAATGACGAAGATTTGCTTATTTATTATGTAAATGATAGTCCTTTATTAAATTATTTAGGCTCTAAAGCGACCTCAAAAACTTTTAGACCATGCATTTTTTCTAAAGAATATTTGTTCAATAATTTGGAAAAATTATCAAATCCAGATAATAATAGAAAAGGAATTTTATTAAGTAATGAAGATACTGAGAAGATTGGTATCAATACAATTACACCTGTTTTATGGGCTTTATTAAATGAATTGCCTCCAAATTGCAAACAACGTGCTCATAAACATAATTCTGTTGCACTTGATTTATGTATTTCTGCAAATGATAATGAAAATATTTATACGCTTATAGGAGAAGAATTAGACAATAATGGAAATATCGTAAATCCTAAAAAAGTTGTTTGGAAGTCAAATGAAATGTTTGTTACCCCACCTGGATTATGGCATTCGCACCACAATGATGGAAATACTATTGCTTATGTATTACCTATTCAGGATGCTGGAATATTATTATACCAAAGAATTTTAGGAATTTCTTTTTCTTCTTAAATACGTGTTGCTCTAAAACCAATTAGGCATTTTATAATTATTTTTATCTTTTTGAGTTTCAACTATCGGAGTTGATAAAGGCACTACAAGCGTGCTAGCATCATACAAATATTTCTTATATCCTTGTGCTTCAGAATATACATGAAATATGCAGTAGTCTAATACGATTTTATTAAGCTCTTCAACTTGAGAAGAAATATGTGTAGGCTGATTTGCGGCATGCTGTAAAAATATACTCCTCATTATAATTTTTAAGGAGTCACAATCTTGCTGTCCAACTATATATTGCCCATTGGATTTTTTATAAACACCAGCTCTAATACCATTTTGAATAATCTGAATGTTTTCTTTAGAGAAAAAAGTTTTAGATAATAGAGTTTCATCCCATTGTCCAAGTGTAGGTTCTCTTAAAGTTACACATTGATTAGCTGGTATTTTATCATATAAAGCAAATAAGTTACAAATATCAGGTGATTGAGTTTTACTAATTATGTCTATTCTTCCATTAGAAATATTAGAACTATTCATATTATAATACATTCACAAAAAAATATATAAATTATTCCACCTTTGAAAAGGTGGAGCCAAATCTTATACTCCATCTTTGTAACTAAACTTTTATACTTCCACCTTTAGGAGCCAAACTATTAAATCCATCTTTAGTATATTTTGCTATACTTTTCTTAAAAGTATATTTTGTTATACTTTTCTTAAAAGTATATTTTGCTATACTTTTAAGAAAAGTATATTTTGCTATACTTTTCTTAAAAGTATATTTTGCTATAATTTTCTTAAAAGTATATTTTGCTATAATTTTCTTACACCTTTTAACATTTCAAACACCGATTATCTATAGATACTTTTATAAATAATTATTTGAAAGTATTGAATAAATAATGTAAATAATAATATAAATATAATTATATACATGAAAACAATTCTGATAACAGGAGGTGCTGGATTTATTGGGTCTAACATGTGCGAAACATTATTGGCTAATAATACATCCGAAAATATATTTAGCAATATAAGAGGTAATCGTGTGATTTGTCTAGATAATTTATCTACTGGAAATATGAAAAATATACAACATTTAATTGATAATCCACATTTCGTATTTATTAACCACGATATTATTAATCCATTGCAAATTGACAACAATATTGATGAGATTTACAATTTTGCCTGCCCGGCTTCACCGGAAAAATACCAACAGGACCCTATAAATACCCTAAAAGTTAATTTTTTAGGCGTATTAAATCTCCTAGAATTAGCAAAAATAAAGAACGCAAAATTTTTGCAATCATCCACATCAGAAGTATACGGTGAACCAGAAATTTCACCTCAGCCAGAAGAATATAGAGGGAATGTAAATACCATTGGAATAAGAAGTTGCTATGATGAAGGTAAGCGCATAGCAGAAACCCTAGTAATTGATTTTCATAAGAAGTATAATGTGAATGTCAGAATTGTAAGAATATTCAATACGTATGGTCCTAGAATGGATAAAAATGATGGAAGAGTTGTAAGTAATTTTATTAACCAAGCATTAAATGGTGAACCTATTACATTATATGGTAACGGAGAACAAACAAGAAGTTTTTGTTATATTGAAGACCAAATCAATGGACTTATCCAACTTATGGCATCAAATTATGTTTATCCTGTAAATATTGGTAATCCACACGAAATAACAGTAAAAGAGTTAGCAACTATTATTCTAAAATTGACTAATTCCAATTCAAAAATAATTTACAAAGATTTACCTTCAGATGACCCTACTAATCGAAAACCAGATATTACAAAAGCAAAACAAATTCTTAACTGGACACCAACTTATGATTTAGAAACTGGGATTCTAAAAACTATTGAATATTTTGATGGTATTAATTATTTATAAAAGCGTCAATAATTAATCGGCGTTTGACATGTTAAAAGGTGTAAGAAAAGTATAGCAAAAATACTTTTAAGAGAAGTATAGCAAAAATACTTTTAAGAAAAGTATTTTTGTTATACTTTTCTTAAAAGTATATATATATAGAGATGAATTTTCAAAAAATAATATTGATAATAGCAATAATTGTTTTAATTATTATATTAGTATTGATTGGTATAGCTTTATCTAAATCTACTAATAGTGAAACATGGCCACCTGTTGTAGGTGAGTGTCCTGATTATTGGGTTGATATGTCCGGAAATGGCGAGGCATGTTTTAATTCGCATAGTTTAGGAAAATGTAATATACCATCAGAAAATGATAAAGCAACAATGAATTTTAATCAAGCACCATATAATACTGACAATGGTATTTGTTCTAAATATAAATGGGCTTCAAATTGTAATATAACTTGGGACGGAATTACATCCGGAGTTAAGAATCCATGCGATACAACAACTCCTACAAGTTAAAAAATAAGTAAATTTTATAAAATTTTATAAAAAATTAAATAAAAAATTTTATAAAATTTAAAGTGGTTATAAATAAAATTATTCAAACATAAATTCAATTTCATATTTAATTTTTTTTAATTTATTTAATCTTTTAATCAATAAACATACTAAATTTGTTATTTTATCCGGTAAATTTAAATTTGTTTCTTTTTCAGGTATTACTGGAACTTCATGCTCTATTATAAAATCATTGCCTAAAAACATTTTAGGGTTAATACTAGGTGGTGCAATTAAACCTGCTAATGCCTGTTCTATTTCTGCTTTACATAGTGGATACAATTCTGTTGCTTCAGTAATAGTTTTTGTTAAAGAATCGTTTATAGAATCTACTATAGCTCTACCTCTTAATTGAGATTTAGTTAATTTAATAGGAGATTTATTATCTTCAGGTCTAATAAAATTAGCACCAGTAATAGGACGTTTAATTTTTTTACCAAGAGGAATTAAAACTTGCGTAGCAATAGCTTCTATATTTTTATTACAAAGGTATTTTACAACAGCATACACGGATTCTTTCTTAAATTTTAAAGCATTACTAGCAACAAGATCAATTTCTTGTTGAGTAGCTGTTCCTAAAACTAGCGTAGGATCCCATTGTGCAATTTGATAACCAGGAAATTTACTTACCAAAATATCTGGATTTCCTAAAGGTTGAATTGATGATTGTAAGGGATGACCGATTCCTTTTGCAACAGAAAACTGATTGTTATTATGTTGGTCAAAAAAATTAGTATATGGAGTAGGTAAAGTATCAGTTATGTCATATTTTATTCCTAAAGTATAACAAATTAATGAAGTCATATCATAATCTCCAGTTTTAATACATCCAAATTCTCCAGCTTTAGGTGAGAATTTAGTATTCAAATATGAATTTTGGTCATTTTCAAGTAGATTTAAAAATACTTGCCCCACAACAGCAGAGCCTAAAGGACCAAGAGAATCACCATTGGTATATACCCATGCTTCCATTAATATGTAATAAAACAATGGCGTTTGTTCACCAAAAACATCATTTAACATGTCTAACTCAGATTGTGCTGGTAATCCTTTTTCAGTCTGAAACATTAAATTTCCTTTTTTACTAGATAAAATTTCATTTTCTGAAATACCAAGAGATCTGGCTAATTCCTGACCAGATGATAATCCATAAACATTTGTTCCTCGTAACAGAGTTCTTAACGGTAAAATTTTTACGCCTGTAGCAACATTCGCAGGTAAATTATATAAACTATCCACTATAAAAGGATCAAATTTGCTCCATTCTTGGAAACCTTTAGAACCAGGAAGAGGAAAAAACATTGACCAATCTATATTGAAGTCCGGTGATCGTGGTCTAAATCCTGACAAATCAGCTCCATTTTGTGAGAATAAAGGAATTACATCAAACTTGGAATTTAAATAATAATTATTTCTTACAAGAGAATGACCAAATCTATAAGCAGCTCCGGAAAATTCAAGAGGAAGAGCAGAATTCAATGATTTAATTTTTGGATGAATAATAGGTTTACCATTTACATCAAAAAGCCTAGAAAAATAATTTCCAGTTATACCTTTTAAATAATCATTAACTACAATGTGTTGATAATGGTGTTGAACTGTTCTTTTTGAAAGTTTAATTAATTCATTTAAACTTAAATTATGATATTTATTTTTAATATCGCTAAAAACTTTATTATAGAATTGTAAAAATAAAATATTTAATTGTAATATTATTAAATTTTCTTCATTACGTTGGTCTCCAATAATAGCTAAGCCACTGTCCCCTCTAGGAAGATCATAACCTCCATCTGGAAGTGTTTCAATTGTAAACAAACCATCAGCATTTAATAAAGAATTATTTTCTCCACCAAATAATGAATCTAAATCAAAATAACTAGTTCTTTCATTTTTTAATGTAGATACATCTACAATATTTACAATATTTGGATCAAACTTAGTTTTGGATTCAAAGGTTAAATCGTGGTCTATAAATTGTCCTAAATAAGTTAATCCAGCATAATTAACTTTTTCAATATTAACTAACCTGTTTAATTCAGAATCACGCATCAAATTTGCTAATGATGTTAGTTCATTTAGTAAAGGACTAACAGGAGAAGTTGGAGGTAATAATCTATCAAAATTTCGTGTCATATATTTTATCTTTATAAAATAAAATTTTAAAATAAAGTAACTAATATATTTATATGGGTCTTTTAAATGAATCTAAAGATCTTTTTAAAAATATAGATAATTTACCTACTGAATTAATTGGAATGATATATGAATATATACCAAAAATAGTAAAGGTGTTTTTATCAAAAAAAATATATTTGGAAGATCATTGGTTAATAAGAAAATATATAAATAAAAGAGATATAGAAAATTATATACGCACAATGATAAGACAAGATAATAAGTTTGTTTTTAATGAAATATTAAAAGAAAATAAAAAAAAAATGGTTAGAAATGAAAAAATATTATTATAAAAATTGTATTTATTCAAATTATTTGATATTTTTAGAATCCTATTCAATTGAAAATGAATCTTCAAAATGTAGAAAAATAATAATAGATTTATTGGAAGAACTAGGATTGAGTAAAAATAGATTTAAAAAAAAGAATGTAATAAAATATATAAGATGGAAAACATAAATATAAATAATTTGCTTAATCGCGATGAAGAGGCAAATAAAATAAAAGAAATTTTGAAAGACTTTGAAAAAAATAAACATAATTTATCATTTAAAAAAGGAATTTATATTTATGGAGATCCTGGTTCAGGAAAAAGCACTTTCATTCAAAATATTTTGAAGGAAATGGATTATGATATTATAAAATATGATGCAGGGGATATAAGAAATAAATCAATAATTGATACAATTACTAAACATAATATGTCAGATAAAAATATTATGAGTATGTTTTTAAAAAAAATAAAGAGGATTGCAATAATAATGGATGAAATAGATGGAATGAATAACGGAGATAAAGGTGGGATAAATTCTTTAATAAAAATAATAAGACCAAAGAAAACAAAAAAACAACGTCTTGAAGAAATCACTTTAAATCCGATAATATGTGTAGGCAACTATCATATTGATAAAAAAATCAAAGAATTAATGAAAGTTTGTCATGTAATAGAATTAAAGAGTCCTACAAAACAACAGATGACAAATATTTTAAATAAAATTGTTCCAACTATAGAGGAAAATATAAAAATAAATATTATAAATTTTATTCAAGGTGATTTGAGAAAATTAGAAACAATTTATGAATTATATAAGAATAAACAGAATATATTGAATAATAATATAATAAAAAATATATTTTTAATGAAATCATATAATGACGATACAAGGAAAATAACTCAAAAGTTGATAAATAATAATTTTCCAATAGATGATCATTTAACAATAATGAATGAAACAGATAGAACTATAGTAGGTTTGTTATGGCACGAAAATATAATTGATGTTTTGGGAAAAATGGAAAAAGAGAATTCTATTCCATTTTATTTAAAAATTTTGGATAATATTTGTTTTGCAGATTACATAGATAGAATTACATTTCAAAAACAAATATGGCAATTTAATGAAATGAGTTCATTAATAAAAACATTCAAGAATAATAAAATATATCACGAAACATTTTCTTTTAATGAAATAAAAAATGAATCTAATAAAAAACAAAAATTTAGTCCCTCAGAAGTTAGATTTACTAAAGTATTAACTAAATACTCAACTGAATATAATAACACTATTTTTATTCAAAATTTATGTCAGGAGTTATCCATGGATAAGAATGATATGTTTGCATTTTTTTTAGATTTAAAAAATAAAAATTCAGACAATGATATTTTTTTATTATTTGAAAATTATGATATTTCCAAATTAGATATCAATCGTATATACAGATATTTAGATAAATATATTAAAGAAAATGCTGCAGAAACAGAAGATATTATTTTCTCTGACGAAGAAATATAAGTTTTTCATTTTATATAATTATAAAAATTACATAAAATATTATTCTAATTACATAAAATATTATTTATTTATTTTATTCTACAGGCTTTCTAGCTTTTAAATTTTTTTTATACCATGAATCTTTTATTGTTTGATCTAATTCTAAAAACTGATGATTCTCATATTGTTCGGGTGAATCATAAAACAAAATAAGTGATTCTTTTCTCCCTTTATTTCCTGTAGCATCTGCTACTTTAAAAAATAAATCTTCTTTTGAAGATCCAACTATATAAGAGGTTTTTGCACCTGTAACAGCATTTCTAATTTTTGATCCGGTTTCTCCTGATCCAAAAACTTCAATAGTGACCTTATCATAATATTTTCCATCAAGCCATTTTCTCTTTAATTCTTTTGTAAATTTATCATACCTTACATCAGTTTTTTTTACTTCAGATAAAATATTCTTTTTTTTCAATAAAATAAAATCATCATCATTATCAAATAAATACATATCTTTATCGTATTCCATTATTTCCTAATATTAATATTATAATATCTTTAAATAGTTTGCAAATTATTATTTTTAACTTTTATATATTTTTATTTTTTATATATTTTTAATTCTTCTGTTAGCATTTTAATTTTTTTTAATAAATCATTTATTAAACAATTCTTCTCTGACATTTTATCTTCGTATTCTCTTCTTAATTCTTCTATTTCTTTTATTATTGGTTTATTCATATTATCAATTATTTTTTGTTGTGTTTCAAGCATTTTTTTCTGATTATTTATCCTTTTATTCCTTTCCTCTTCCATTTTTATTATTTGTTTATTTAATTCTGGTTTATTTTCAGGCCTACCTGGCAAATAATTTTCTAAAACTGAATTCATATCTTTCATATAAAATTGTTTCAATTCAGGATCTTTAATAAAATGATCTACATTATATCTTGATAATACAGTTTTTGTAGCTTCACAATTTTCTAATAATTTTTCTTTATTCAATGAATTATGTTTGTGTGAAAAAACTAATATTGATTTTAAAGTATTCAATTGTATTAATGGAATAGTATATCCTTTTAAAAAGTTTCTTTCTTCTGCTAAACCATTTTGATCATCATATTTAGTAATATTTAATAATTCTTTTTTAAATGCAAATGTTGCTGCTGTTGAATGATTCTGTTTATATGGTCCGCATTGATAAAGGCAATTTTTTGAATCAAAATAAATATGCATCTCGGATGAACCTGCAATTAAGAAGTTAGGATTCTTTGTTAGAATATCTACTGCATGGGATATTCTTTCTTCAGGATAATAATCATCATCATCCATATAAATTATTATTTCGCCTTTGCATTTAGTATGCATCAAATTTCTTTTTTTACCTAGGAGCATTTTTTCTTCATAATAAAAATATTTGACTTGGGGTATATTTTCAACTAAATCTTTTATAGGATCTGTTCCGTCGTCAATAATAATCCATTCAATTCTATCTTTTGGATAAGTTTGATGCAAAAAACATTTAATCATATACGGAATAAAAGGTCGTCTATTAAAAGTTGGAGTGCATACACTTACAAAAGGTAATAATGATTTATTACTATTTTTATTTTTGCCCATTTTTATTTATAAATACTTTAAATTTATATTTAAACTCTTTATAAATGATTTTAAAATCTTCAAACTAATCTTATATCATATTTTTTATTATTTGCGTTTTTAGGTTTTTTTCCACCAGTTTGCTTTGCTACATTTTCCTCAGGTATAGAACAAATATCAAATGCCACTGTATTATAATTTATATCAGTTTGATTGGATATTATTTTTTTTATACCTATTAATTTTGAAAAACCTTCTGTATTCCAATCTGCAGAATTAATATTAAATTCACCAATAAAATATAAAACTATAATTGCTGGTAAAACTGCTAATGCAATATTTGTTGTAAAAAAACTAAATGCATTAGCAATTAAACCAATAGAAGCCAAATCCAAGAAAAATTTTGATTTAAATTTAAATGAATCAATAATTAAATTAAATAATCCATAATTTTTGCCATTTACCTTACCAGAAACTAACAAAGGAGCAAAAAAGGTATAGAGTGTAAATAAAAATGGAGTAATTAAAAATGATAAAAATGCACCAAAACAATTTAATCCTAAAAATATTAAAGGAATAATTCTAAAAAATGATATTTTATTAATGGATTCCCATTTTTTTTCATTATTTTCAGACCCAGCCCTGAAGAATTGTGGTATATTAATAAAGTGATAAATAAAAATCCAAATATAAGAAACAAGAAAAAATATAAAAAATAATGGTATTCCGAAAACTCCATAAATTAACATAATTACAGATTCAGGCAAAAAACTTAAATAATAAAAAATTGTATTAATTAACATAAAATTTCTAGCAATAATATCATCATAAGTTTTAGAATAGAAAAGAGCTGTATTTGCAAATGGTCCGGAATCAGGTTTAGCATAAGATTTTATAAAACAAAGAAAACTATTTTTAAAACTTTTTAAATAATCTTCTGAATCAAACTGAATTTTTTGTGAAATTGTTTCATTAGTATTAAAAGAAAAAAAATATTGCCAAGGTTTTATAACATTTATATCAATTGGGTTATCTTTTATAATTCTGTTAATATTTGAGAACGGTGCTAAATTGGCATTATCAGGTAGTATATTAGATTGTGCCACTTTAGTAGTATATAAACCAATTGATCCTAAAACAAATACTTGCAAAATAATACTAAAAATTGTTACACCTAAATAATATATCAAAAATTTTACAATGCTATTGTCTTTTGTAGAAGTATTTGAATTTGTATCTTTTTTTTCATCTATTGTATTTGTATTTTCTGAGGACATTAGTTATAATAATTATATATTAAAAATTTTTATAAAAATTGTATCATTAAAAATTTAATATATAATTATATAAAATATGAATTATAATTATATATTTTTATATACCACTTTTTGTTTGATACTTTTCTGGATAATAATAAAATGGGGAACTTATGTAATTAATAAATTTTGTTTAAGAGAAGGACTTACTGATTTTGAAAAATATTCTTATCAAAATTTACCTTTTCCAAAAGATGCGATTATAAATTATAATGATGTTAATTCGCCTTTATATAGTCAAACTGTTAATTTACCAATTAATGATCCTATAAGTTGTAAAAATTTCTGTGGACCTAAAGCTCAATGTTTATTAACTAGAGAACAATGCACTTCAGATATAGATTGTTTTGGTTGCAATCCAGGTCCCAAACCATTAGATAGTTGTGCAACTGAGGAAGTTGCACCTTATGAAGATTCTGGAAAATTAAGTCAGAATCAAGGTTTACATTATAGTTCATTAACTTCGGGTTATAATATGAATTTTGCAGAAATATATCCTGGATCAAAATCTGCTAATATAATACAACCATATTTAGGCGTTGACACTTGGACAAAGTCATTTAATGAAGGGTTAGCTCAATATAATAAAAAACAAAAAATTTACGACAATTATCAACAAGGTATAAAGGATAGTGAAAATAAAATGCCAAGTTATGAAATAAAGTATCCTCTAACTGAATCTGCTACAGGTCAATTTTACGAGACTACACCTCCGGGTTCAAATGCATATTTAGTTTAACATTTTTTATGTTGCATACATTAATCCAACATTTCCACCAATAAAGTTGACGATATTGATTCGTTCTTCAAATAAGTGTAAATCAAAATTATAATCATAAATACGCCATGTGGGTTTATTTATGCCAATTATATTGCCTGTCTCAGGGTCACAAATAGTAAGACTTTGAGCTAAAGGGTCTAATGGTGGAATAATTGTTGTAAATTCTAATTCAATCTGGGAAAATCTGCTTAAATTTATTGCACCTGATGGTTGTAAATCTGCATTATTTGAATTAATACCGAAATTATAACAATAAAGTCCATCAGGAGCATTTCCTGATGTTCTGGTATATTTTTCAATATAATCAAAAACTCCCGCTGGTTGAATATTTTCTCTATATGAACCATCTAATAAAATTCCTAAAGCCACTAAAATTGGTTTTATATTTTGAAGATTGTAAGTTTGGTTTACAACAAGACCTGTTAAAGTGCCATCAGGATTTACTCCAGGACCAATTAGTACCTCTTGCAAAGCCCCATTCTGATTTCTATAAACTACATAATTTCCAGAAGTAGGCGCTTGAATTACATTAACAGGTCTATAATTATAAGGCCAATTTGTATAATTAGACCATTCATTTCTTAAATTAGCATCACTTCTTTGGAAGTAAAATAACCAATTAGAAACCATTCCTAAAGAATCTAATTGAATTCTATTAGGTCCTGTCACATTTGGAAATATTTGCTCATGAACCTGTTTTATTAGGTATTTTTGTTCTTGTAGTGCAAATAAACGTTCTTCTTCATTGGACAGAAAACAATATGTGCAATTTAAATAAATATCGGCATTCCAAATTCCTCTTTGATCTGGATAAGAAGTAATATCTATACATAGATCAGGAGGGGGATGTAAGAACCTATAGAATTGCATATACCATGAATTAAAATTTGGTGCAATATATGGATAATTATTAAAAGCATCAAATACGTCACGAATTTGAAATAATTGATTAATAGGTCTAAATGTAACATTTATTTGCAATTCATTATATTGCAATGATGTTAATGGAAATGCCATTTGCGATTTCAAACCAAACCAATTATTTAATGGAATATATAAAATTTTTCCCCTAATAGATGGTTCTGGTCCAGCTATATCTCCGTCAGTATAAAATGCATTTGGATATGAATTAACACGAGATTCAGCATTAGATGGATCATACAATTCAGGAATATGACCTATCATTTTATAAAATAATTCCTTTTTAACATCAGAAAAATCTCTTTGAACAGCAGCTAATAAATAATCTCCAGAATATTCTTGTAGGGTATAATTTCCACATACTATACTAATTTTTGATATCATTTTAGCTCCAATATATTCAATCCACTTAAATTCATATGGTGCCCATTGTTCAATATTTCCTAAACCACGTAATGTAGTGTCTTCGGTAATTTCTTGCGGAGGAAAAATAGGACTCCAAATATTTGGTAGAGTAACAGATAAATAACAATCCATTAATAAATCAGCATAACGTGGAATCTTAAATGTAAAATAGGATTCTTCAGATAGTCGTAAAGTTTTAGATCCTTCATAATCAACACGAAATTTTTGAAGTCCAAAATTTGTATATTGATGATATGTTGATTTAAAAAATGATTTACTAGGATTGCCATTTAATACTATATTTTGTTGTCCTTGACTAACAAGTTGCATTAATCCGCCAGGCATAGAATTAAATATAATATATAAATATATTTAATTCTTTATTCGTCATAATATAATTTTTATATATAAAATATTTATTGTATTTTTTTTTATTAATTTTATTTATATAATATAGTATGGACAAAAAAACTATAGAGCACACTATTAATAATTCTGTTAAAAATATAACTCAAATGAAAGAATCAACAGCTGTATTTTTGATTACATGTATAACATTATTAATTATTCTCATTTCATTCTTATGTTATTTTTATTATAGTAGATTAAGAAATAAAGAATGTAATAATATGAAAACAATTTATGGAGACTTAAATGGTAAAATTAGATCAGTAGATGATACTGATCAATTTAATTATACCTTTAAAGATTATTACATTAAATCGGCTTATAATTGTTGTAGTGGAGGAAATTATAAAAATGATTATGTTGATACATGTAATTTAAAATATTTGCTAAAGCAGGGAGTAAGAGGATTAGATTTTGAAATTTATTCAATGAATGATGGGCCAGTCGTAGCAACTTCAACAAGTGATAGTTATTATGTTAAGGAAACATTTAATTATATAAATTTTGTTGATGTAATGAATATAATACGAGATTATGCTTTTTCAACGTCAACTGCACCTAATTCTAGAGACCCAATAATTATACATTTAAGAATAAAAAGTGCAAACCAAAAAATGTATCAAAATTTTGCAAAATTATTAGAGCAGTATGATTCAATATTATTAAGCAAAGATTATGATTCAGAAAATAATGGGAAAAATTTCGGAAATGTTCCTTTAAAGAATTTATATGGTAAGGTAATTATAATAGTAGATAGAAGTAATATTTCATTTTTGGAATGTCAAGAATTTTATAGATTTGTAAATATGACAAGTAATTCCGTTTTTATGAGAGCATTACATTATTATGATATTAAATTTACTCCAGATATGAATGAATTAATAGAATTCAATAAACAAAATATGACAATTGGAATGCCGGATAAAGGTTCAAATCCTGAAAATCCTAGTTCTTTAATAATGAGAGAAATGGGATGTCAACTTTTAGCAATGCGTTATCAAAAAATAGATGTGAATGTTGAAGAAAATGATTTATTTTTTGATGAAAACGGATATGCATTTGTTCTAAAACCAGAAAATCTACGTTATATTCCTGTTACTATCCCTATGCCTCCTCCTCAAAATCCTGAACTATCTTATGCGACAAAAACAGTTTCTTCCGATTTTTACAGCTTTAATATATAGATACTCCCTATGGGAGGAACATTAGGAAATAATAATTTATCAATAGTAGTTCTTACACAAAATAATCTATGTAAAATAATTCCTAAAGCAAATAAAGATAAAGATGTATAAATAAATGATATTTTAAAAAAATAAGAAATTAATGCAGCTCCAATTAGCGTCATAATTACATCGGCAATTGATATCCCTAAAAATTTATAAGAATGAATACCTTTATTTGGTTCACCAAGTGCATTTTTATATTTACATAAATTCATTTATAAATATAAAATATAATAAAATATAATATAATAATATTTATTTTTTGTACATTGCTCTAAATTCATCATATAAAAAAAAAATATAATTTATATATAAAATGAAAAATTATGAAATATGTAAAGGATTAACATTTAGTGATTGTGAATTAGCAATTTTACGCCATGCGGTAGATAAAGCAGAACAGCGTCAAGGTTCCCAAATTGCTAACTCACCAGAGATTAAACGTATTATAGGAATAGTAGAAAACTTTTTAAGAAAGAAACAACTTATTTGTTATGGAGGGACGGCAATCAATAATATATTACCTAAACAAGATCAATTTTATAATAAAGACATAGAAATACCAGATTATGATTTTTATAGTTATAATGCTTTAAATGATGCAAAAGAATTAGTTGATATTTATGTAGAAAATGAGTTTCAAGAGGTGGAAGCAAAAGCAGGTCAACATAATGGGACATATAAAGTATATGTAAATTTTATTCCTGTAGCAGATATTACATTTATACCTAAAGAATTATTTAATTCAATTAAAAAGGAAGCAATTAAAGTAGCTGGAATATTATATGCACCTCCTAATCTTTTAAGAATGGGAATGTATTTGGAATTATCAAGACCAGCCGGGGATGTAAGTCGTTGGGAAAAAGTTTTAAAAAGATTAACACTTTTAAATAAGCATTATCCTCTTTTAGGAAAACAATGTTTACAAATTGAATTTCAAAGAAGAATGGGAGATAATGAATTTTCCGATAAAATTTATGATAATATTCAACAAACATTTATTGATCAAGGAGTTGTATTTTTTGGAGGGTATGCATTATCAATGTATTCTCAATATATGCCAAAAAATTTGAGACATAAATTAAAAAAAATTCCTGATTTTGATGTTTTATCTGAAGAACCCTTGCTTACTGCTCAAATTATTAAAGAAAGATTATCAGATATTAACGTAAATAATGTAAAAATTATTGTTAGACCAGGTATAGGAGAAATTATTGCAACACATTATGAAATTAAAGTTGGAAATGATACAGTTGCGTTTATTTATCAACCGATAGCTTGTCATAGTTATAATATTGTTAAGGAAGGTGGATACACTATTAGAATTGCTACTATTGATACAATGCTTAGTTTTTGGTTAGCATTTTTATATGCAGATCGTCCTTATTATGATAAAGATCGTATTTTATGTATGGCAAATTATTTATTTAAAGTTCAAGAAAAAAATAGATTAGCACAAAAGGGTCTTTTAAAACGTTTTAGTATTAATTGTATGGGACATCAAGAAACAGTTGAAGAAATGCGAGCTGAAAAAGCTGAAAAATACGCTGAATTAAAAGGAAAACGGAATGATCCAGAGTATGAAGAATGGTTTCTCAGATATAGACCACTTGATAAAGAAGAAAAGAATCTGAAAAAAACAAAAAGTAATAGAAAAAATACAAATAAAACAAATAAAACAAATAAAACAAATAAAACAAAAAAACGTAAAGGGTTTTTCTTTTAGAGCTACGTGTAGAAAAATTTTTTTATATATGAAAGTGTATAAATTTATTCATTATTTAATTTATTGTAAAATAATTCTTCATAAATACTGAATAAATCTGTTGCAATTAATTGATCGTTTTTATAAAATAAAGGACTATTTGTTTCATCTTGTTCATCAAAGAAATAATAACTTCCGTTAATATATGCTATATTATTTCTTTGATGTTTTTTTACGTCTATTAATAATTGTTTACAATCTTCGCAGTCATACCATACCAAAGTATACAAAATATGTTCTTTTGACATAATTAAATTAGAATTTGATCCATAATTATAGTTGCATTTTTTTTTTCGTTTCTCGTTTCTAAAATCGTCGTCATAACATGTGGAAACATTTAGTTTTTTTGTTTTTGAATATGTAATTTTTCGTGAGTTTAAAAATCCTTTAACACACGAAATAATAATGGCAATAAATAATAATGTCTTAAGCATTTTGATTAGTATTTAATTATACACTAATATTTAAATACTAATTTAATTTCAATTTTTTTTTATACTTATCTATTTGTAAACAAAATTTAAACATGATGATTTTTAAATAATCTATCTATAAATCTTTCTTTATTTCTCTCTTCGTTCATATAAATATTAATTATCTCTGCTGGTGAGTAAAATTCTTCTTTTATATTTTCTAATTTTTCGTTTTCTAAATCCTCATCAAATAAATGGTAATATATTTCTTTTATTATTTTACGTGATGCATATGATAATTCTAATGTTAAATCAATTCTTCCAGGTCTAATTAACGCCGGATCTAATTCACTATAATGATTAGAAGATATAATCATAATTCTACCAGGTGTTTCACGAATACCGTCCCATAAATTAAGAATGTCATCTAAAGTAATTGGTTCTTCATCTAATGGAATTTTAGGAAATTCACATATTTTTTCAGTTGCTTTTTCAGTAGCAACTATGGTTTCTAATAAATCTCCAACGTTAATTTTTGAATTATTAGATAATTCTTCAAAATCCAATTTTTTACCAAACCCAGTTATACTTTTATTTTTCTTTTTTTCTCTATCCAAAACTATATCTCCTATACAATCTATATCCTCAAATACAATTATTTTCCTATCAAAGCCAATACTTCCTTTTTTATTATCTAAATTGTATCTTTCTTCAAAAAAGATACTATCCAATTGTTTCTTAGTTTTAATTAATTTTAATGATATAACAATAACGTGTCTATTTGTATAATTTGCAACTGCTTTAATTAATGAGGTTTTTCCTGTTCCAGGAGGACCATGCATTCCAATACCTAAAGAATAAGGAATACCTTTTTCAAAATACCAATTTTTGTTATTTAAAAAAAAATCCAATTTTTTAATGAAATTTGCTTTATCTTTGAAAAATATGTTATTAAATTGTCTTGTGCTGGAAAATCCATTTTCATCCCAAATTTCACATCTATGATTTTCATACTTAGTTTTTGTTAGTGTATAAATAAAACGTTTATTTTCTCTTAAATCTTCTATAGATGATAAATAATTTAACGTAATATTTTCTACAAATTCTTTTATTGTTTTAATATCACTTTTGTAAGAAAATAATTCAATCACTATTTTTTCTATTTTGCAAGTAGGTTTATTATTTTTATCGCTTTTTTCTTGTTCTTGCTCTTCATTATTAATTATTGTATAAGCATAAATTTCATGTTCTTTTGAAATTAAAAATTTATCGTTTTGAATTACCATATAAATTCCTAAATCTCTATTATTATTAGAAGGATTCTCAAATGAATACTCTTTAATATGATTTATTGAACTATTTTCACCAACATTTTCTATTATATGACTCCATAATGCTTTAAATCTATCACTAAAAGCATTTGTTTGATTTATTTTATTATCATAATAAGTAGTTGTTAAAGCAAATTTTCCATCATATTCAACAACACTTTTTTTATAAAACCATTCTTGATATTCAAATTTAAATTTTTTTAAAGAATCAATAAATAAATACAAATAATTGTTTATAAATTGAAATAGATAAGTTAATCCCGTTAATATTATGGTTGTAATAAAAGTATCAAGAATGGGTCTTCCTGTTTTAAATTTATCAAATATAACCATATTAAGTATATTCCTTGACATATTTGTTAAATGAGAATCGTTACCAATCATTAATATATCTATTAAATTATTTCTAAATATATTATATATAATAATTAAATTTTTAAACCCAATCCAACTCTAAAGTAGTGCCAAAAACTTTTTCTATCTTTCAATTTACAAATTTTAGTATCGGTTATTACTTTGATCCAAGTTAAATTTTTGGAATGTTTAAGGGTTTCCCTAATCTCGCCACCATAAGATATAAATCCAATAAGAAGTAGAAAAATAATAATATAATAAAATAATCTTTCTAATTTATTAATTATTAAAAAATCCTTAGTTTTCACAGGAAATAAACGAACTTTGAATGGCCAATCAGTAGTTATCCAATATTTATTATTGATAAATATTTCTTTATCTTTAGGATTAGTAATTGAATCCTCTGTATCTAAATAAAAATCTTTATTAGATTCCAAAAAATAAATTACAAAAATTAATAAAATTACTATACTTGAAATAAAAATATCCAGTCTCATTAGAATTAAAAATCCAATAAAATAATAAAATGAATATATAAATTTTTGAATTGGTGGAGTAAATTCCAATTTACCAGTATTAGAAATTAAAGTAACTAAAAAATAAAATAAAAAAAATGCTATAGCTAGTTTTAACCAAGTATTTTTCTCAATAAAATTTACTTCCGCGCATGTAAATAAAGATGAACTTACATAATTACTAACAATTAATAGATAAAAAATTGCAAATGATTTTATTAAATCTGCTTGTCCAATAGTTATTTCTTTAAAAAAATCAAACATTTATAATATATAAATATTTTTAATAAATGTTTGATTTTTTTAATAGACTATAATTTACAATTTCTAAAATTTACTAAAATGTTTAACTGTTTTTGATAATAAATAAAAAATAAAACCAAATAATCCACATGTTAAAAATAAACCATTTATATTATAATTTCCATCTTTGAGACAGCAAAACGGTAAATATTTAAAAATTAATTTCTTCAAAAATGGCAATTGAAATAAAAAATATAAAACTGCTAACAATATTGGGCCTTGCAATTCATCATATAGCGAATCTAAAGAATTTTCCATCTTTTCAGCTTTATAATAATTATTTAAATCATCATCTGAGTCTAATATATAATTTTTTTCTTTTGGTTCTGGTATATAATTTGGTTGTATTTGGGGATCTTGCGTTAAATTGTTAGTATTTAATGAAATATCTCTACTTGGTAATTGAGTTGCTCCAGCTAAACTTGCTTGTTGTAATCCATTTACTATTTGACTTATAGTTGTTTGGTCTAAAGATAAATTAGTTGAGGGTATTTGTTGTTGTGGAATATTACGATTCTCAGAAATTTCTAAACTTATATTTCCACCTATAGAACCTCCATTTGTAGGATCCGTAGGTAGATCATTAATATTTGTAGAATTAATTTCTGCCATATATTATTATCTAAAGAATCATCTATTTTAGAATTTACGCAAAATTATGAATATCAACAATAGTTTTTTTATTATTACATTTTACTGCACTTTTTTCCATTTTATAGCATTTTCCGTCAAATTTGTATGTCATTCCATCAAGTTCCTCCATAGGAGGAGCTGTAATAATTTTGCAATTCTTCCCTTTACAAACTGATCTAAATAAACTTGCTAATCCAAAACCTAATAAAATTGACATAACTATATTTCCTGTTTTACTATTAAGAAATTTATTCAAATACATTTATAATATATATTATAGATTTATAAAATTATTTAATTTTGTATTGGAACTGTTTTTATGGACAAAGGATTAATTGGACAAGTAGATTCTATTGGTTTAAATTCAAAACATTGGTCAACATTATCTTTATATTGAATATTCATATAATTTTCTGGACTAGGATATACATAAATATTTTTTGATTCTGGACCTAAAATATATGCAAAAAATAATCCTATTGCAAAACTTATCAAAAAAATAGGTAAAGATATATATTTATTAATCATTTATACATATATATATAGAATTTTTTTTATTAATTTGTGTCATTACTTAAATCTGAATCTAATAACTTAATTGGTCCCTCAAATTTTATTGGTTTCATTGTAAATATTTCGTCTTCTAATTGATCGTCTTCTAATTGATCGTCTTCCAATTGATTATCTTCTAATTGATTGTCTTCTAATTGATCGTCTTCTAATTGATTGTCTTCTAATTGATTGTCTTCTAATTGATTATCTTCCAATTGATCGCCTCCTTCTTGTATCAAAACTTCTGGTTCTTCAACCAATTCTATAATTGGTTTTAATTTTTTCGTCTTGTTTTGTTTTCCAGTAAATAATTCTTCTTCTACATTTTTCTTCGTTTTATTTTTTAAATTTGTTTTTCTTAATCCCATAATAAATTTTACTACATTATCATCGTCTTTAAAAAAGTTTTCCTTATTTTCAATAGAATTTTGTCGTTGAATTAGATAATATTCCTTGTTATCTTCATCATATTCAACTAAATTGACCTCATATTTTAAATGTAAAATTTCTTTTAATTTTGGCATCATTTCATTAACATAAAAATTGACTGCTTCATTTATAATTAATTCATCATTTGTTTTTAAAAAATCTTGAATCATTTGCTTAAATGGTAAAACAAATCCAATGCCAAACTCATCAATAGATTTTCGTAATAAAATTATTTTTTCTGGATTTTCATTTTTTAATATATCTTTTTCAATATTATAACCAGTATCTGATGTTTGAGATTTTAGATCTGTTGTTAGTTTATCAAAAATATTAATAATATTTCGTGAACTTTTAAAAAAAAGAGCATTATTCTTTTGTTTAATAATATCTAGTTTAAGATTTTCAATATTGTTAAGACCTTCAAAAATCAATTTATCAAATTGTTCTCTTATAGAATAGCTAATTTGTATATCTAAAGGACAAGGGTCCGTTAAATCACCGCATTTAGAAATAAATTTTCTTGTTAGATCATTAAAATCATAAGTAATTGTAAAAATAGTTCCAACATTTCTTTTACAATTTATACATTCATGTTTAGGCAATCTACTGTATTCAACTCGTTTTTCTTTTTTAGATTTCTTACTTTTTAATATTTGCTTTACATATTTATCATAATAAGAAGTCTCGTATTTATCTTTTAATCTATAAAATTCATTAATTGCTTCAATTGGAGTTAACTTTTGTTTTTCTTCGCTCATTATATTTTATTAATATATATTTATTCTCATGTTAAACTTTTTTTAAAGTTTTTATAGGGTCTATAAATCAGTATCCCAATGAGGTAATCCAGTAATTAATTGCTGTTGTGCACGTAATTTGGTATCTTGATAATTTCTAATTTTTGATAAAATATATTTTTTTTTTTCAAGTTCCTTTTCCTCTATTTCTTGAGGACTCAATTTTCCTTTGTATTTATATAATAAAAATATCCCTAAAGCAATTAAGAATCCAATAAATAACCCAATATTTAAAAGCATATTATAAAATTTATCTTTGTGAATATGACATTGTTTTAATGTTTCATTTAGAAAAAACTTAACTCCAGGTTCTGTAAGCATTGGTTTTTTAATTTCAGTTTGATAGTTGCTCATATTATTAATTACCTTTAAAAAACAAAAAAAAATTATACTAATTATCTATATATGGATATATCATTATTATCATTGATTACTTTTACAATAATTACTATTTTATATTTTGCATTTCCAAGTATTGGAAAACCACGATTAACCCTAAGTGATTTACAAAGTGATGATGCAAAAATGAATTTTTATTCAAGAGATATTCGTAGTTTAGCATTTTATCTAGGAATAATAGTAGTAAGTCAATTTTTCTTAAACACTAGTTATCTAATATCTAAATGCGGAGGTTCAATTAATAAAAATATAGGTGCTGCTGCTCTTTTTACATTTTTACCTTGGCTTTTAATATTTGGAGTATTATTAGCAGTTTTATTTATTTTTCCTGGTTTTAAAACAGCTTTTTCTGATGTAATTGGTTATTTTGCAGTATCATCCAGTGCTAATGATATATTATCATCTGTATTAAGAGGAACTGATTTAAATGATATGATAGATAAGACATCAGATGCTGGTGAAAAAAAAGAGTTAAGAAAAGCAGCAGATGCAATTTTAAAAATATGTGGCAATAAATCTATTTTAATTAATCAAATGAATCCAGATAATTTTATAAGTATTTGGGATATACTAAAGCCATTAATGAATAATGGTGTATATGATAATATAGAAATAAAAACAAGTTTATTAGATTTGGTAGTTTTAAAAGATAATATAGGAGAAGCATTATGGTATATTTATACAGCAATATTGATATCTTCAATAGTGAATTATAATCTCGCAACAAGGGGATGTATAAAAGATATATCACAAATTAAAGCACAACATGATGAGTATTTATCAGAGCAGGAAAAAATAAATAAACAAAATGAATTAAATAATTCAACATCTTATTCTTCATATTAAAGTATTAATAATTATTATATATGAACAATACTTTAGATAATTTTAGCTTTTTTTTTAGACCTGTTCCTGATATAATACATTCTGTTAATAATTTACCAGCTACCACTTTAAATATGCCAATGTTTATGGATATTAAAAATGATCCTCAATTATTAGATTATAAATTTGATTTAGATAATAATCCTAGATTAATTCCTGCGGTAGTTATGTTTTATTATGAAGAGAAAGTGCCTCATGATTTACGACCTGAAAATATAGATTTAGAACAAAGTATTAATGGAAATGCAAGAACATTTGTAATTAATTTAGTTAAAGATCTTATCAAAACAGAAATAAATATTCGTTCAAATATGACCAATCAAATAAATGATCCGGATTTAGATGAAGAAATAATTCATGGTTCTGAACCAGGTGTTGAAATGCAAATAAAACCTTCAATACAAATAGCGGAACCAGTTCCAGAACTATTTGAAAGAAGTCAAACACATAATCCATATGATTTAGATTCAATACCTGTTGAAGCAACAATAATTCCGGGTGCTTCAGAAAAAGATTTTACTGATTTACCTCAGGCTATGCAATTAGCAGGTAAAACAAAGAAAAGAATAAATAAATACAAAAAAGGAAAAAAAGTAAAAAGTAAAACAATAAAAACACATAATAAAAAGTCAAAAAAATCAATAAAGTCAAAAAAATATAAGAAAAATAGGAAAACAATACATATGAAAAGTAAATAATTTAGATAATATTTTTATAAATTATATTAATTATCTATTTATATAATATATATCTTAAATGAATTTATCAAATACAGTTTTATCATTTATAAAATCATCGGTTAATCCAGCTTTGGTCAGAAGAATAAAAACTGATAAAAAATTATCAGATGTAAAAATACAAGAATATTTGAATTATAATCCAAATTTGGTAGAAAATCAGATAAAATTATATGAGGCAGATAATGATTCTATGGTATTTAATAAAACTGATATTGATAATATAATTTCCAAAATATTAAATACATATAATAATGAATTAAATTCTAGGAATACTATTCCTGACCCAGATCCAGAGGAAAATGATGACTTTCCATCAGGTGAAGAAGGTATTCAAATGTCAAAATTGGAAAAGGGTGGAAAAACGAAAAAAAGAAGGGGACGAAAGTTTAGTAAAAATACTCCAAGATATAAGAAAAAAAGTTCTAGAAGAAAACGCAAAACTGGCTAAATAATTCATACAAAATATTTTCTATCAATTATTTTTTTTATTTAAATATGATAACTTCTTATATTTTCTTGATTTTTTCACTATTTCTATTTTTTATATTATTAATTAGTTAAATAATACAACACAAAAACATAAGATAATATTCCTAAAATTATTGAAAATAGCCACAACGGAACTATAGTTTTATTTTTATACCCTATACCAAACTCTCTTATTGAACCATCTTTGTCATACAAAAATGGCGGCTTCAACATTTGAATTATTGTAAAAATTATTAAAAATATTATTATTGAAACTAAAGTTGTATTATTTCTTGTAAATGTTCTTAACATATAATATATTATTACTTTTTTATAATAATATATTTCTAATACTTATTTTTTAATCATAATCAATTTCTCCTCCTAATTCTTCTCCCCATGGATCTCCATCATCATAATCATCTGTTTTATTCATATCTATTGCTAAATCCATCTCAATTTCATGATCAACATTTATTTCTTCTAAAGCATCTTCTAAATCTCCATCATTGTTTCCTCTTAAACGATTCTCTATTTCTGCCACCTTTTCTGCGACTTTTTTATCATGTTCAAAATTTTCTGGATCATATTCCTTAATTCCTTTTGATAAACCTATACTATAAAGCGATCCCAGTTTATTATGTTTCAATATGGTATCAACAGCTCTTTCTTCTTCTGTCATATCTCTTAATCTATCAGTAAACGTATATTTTTCCGCTTCTTTTAATTTAAATACTTTATCTTGAATATCTTCAAATGAAACATTTATTGTCTTTTTTGAAAGCATCATTATATTTAAATAACTTAATAATAATTTAGCAACATCTTGTTTTAATTTTACTACATCACCTTCTATAAATTCTTGTTCTGATTCAGAAAAACGCAATTCCTGCTCTATTAAAAAATCACCACTAAATAAATCTGACTCCTTTTCCTTAAACATACGCGTTACCATTGATGGATCCATTGTTAAATTTATATAATCAGTTAGAACACTTAAAATATAATATTCAAATAATTGTGTTACTATTCTTTTATCAAAAACAGAATAGGTTTCTTTTTCACCCATTTTTATATTTGTTAAAACAGGTGTAAAAACTGATAATAAATAAACTGCTCTACTTTTATTTTTAATTTCTTTTAATACATTATCAATTGAATTATTACCATAAAATTTTTCAATAGGTTTATAATAATTATGCACCATTTCTCTTACATCATTTGCATGATTTTTTGATATACCCCAATATTTTGGAGGTTCAATTGTTTGCACTTTTTGATTTAAAATCATTGTAGGGAAAACATCGCTAAATAACTTTATGAAATTCTTAAAGAAATTTACATAATTATATAATGAATCATCTGAAATTTTAATATCTTCATTTCTTTTATTTTTATCTGATCTCCACAAAGTTAAATCATTTATAAAATTATTAATATTTACTAATTCTGTTCCACTTATTTTTGCTTTTGTTCTTAGAAAATCTATTAATTCTTTCTTCATTTTACTATTGGACGAACCCAAATAGTCTTTTATAGAACGCATATCTTTTGTATCTTCTGATAAAGGAATATCATATGACTCTATTATTCTTTCCAATTTTTGAGTTAATACTTTTGGCACCGTTTCATTATTTTCTAAATCTAAATTATTTAATATTTCACTAAAATTATTTATACATGTTTTATTACTTGATGATAATGACATTTTTATTATATTATTTCTACTTACAATCTGAAATAACCTCAAAAACTGATCTTTTGAATAATTCCTTCCATCTCTTTTTAATTTTGCTATTTTTTCTTGAATTGTATCCATTTTTTTTAAATAATCTGGTTTATCAATACATATGGCAGCTAAATCTTCTGATAATGGTATTGAATTTTGAAATTTACATAAATATATAAATGCAAAAAATATGGTTTCTTCGCTTATTTCATTTGTAATTTCTGGTGAAAGTCTTTTTGTATTTACCTCTGATAACATTATGGCGCTCTGCGTTAGAATTTTTATATCTCTTACTAATGATGTTAAACTTGAAACTATGTTATTATAATTGGCTATATTATTATCTTCCGATATAAAATATTGTAATGCTGTCATATTGATTGCGCCTTCTTCGTTACAACAAGCATTGTTATAAAAAGGATGACCTGACGATTTCATCAATAATTCCTTTTTGTCTACAATTTTTTGAATTAATTCTTGAATTGCCAAGGAATAACTAATAATTTTTGACTCTATTACCAATAATTTTTCTAATTGTTTATGATTACCACTATATAATTCACTTTGTAATTCTTCTGTAAATGCTGAAGTAATATTATCCAAATTTTTTACATGAAATTTTCTTAATGGAGGCAAAAAATTTGTCCATTTATTCAAATCATATTCTTTTGGTATTTGTTCTTCTGGATTTAATAATAAATATTCAACTTTTTGCTTAAAACGCTGATTTACTTCTGAGTTTGGTAATATATATCTTATAATAAATGTTTTTAATGTAGTTTCTATTTTTTCTTCATTTTTAGCTAATGTGCTCCAAGGCATTGTTGACGAATCTCTACTTTTTAATGCAACACATGCCATATATTTTAATCCACTATCATCTCCTTCTCCTTCAAAAGGAAATCCTGAAAATGAACGCACACACCCAGGCGCCGTCTTTCTAGTTCTTATAGAAGGAATACTTGTCTGTAATGCCACTAAATACATTCCTAAAGTTAAATAAATTAATGTTGAACCATAAACTGTCATGTAGGATGGTAATTTTTTACCCTTTTTTGCCGCTTCATCTTCTCTTTTTTTATAAGCCGGCTCCTTTTCAATAATTCTTATATCATTCATCATCTCAGTAACAACTTTTATTATAAAATCTCTTGATTGTTCAATATCTAATCCCATATTTGATGATAGAACACTTATTACATTGGATACCAATTCGCCTTCCACACTTAACCGCTTGTCTTTTTTATCTTGTCGCTTCTCTAAAATTATCTCCGCTTCGTCTTTTTCCAAAACATCTCTAGTTTTGTCTATAAAACCATCTTTATATCCTTCTGAAACATCCAAATCAATATAACAAATTACTTCTCCACTATGCTCATCAACCCAAGCATCGCCATCGTCTGAACGTTTACCTATTTTTCTTTTTAAATCATTTAATACATTATCATATTGAATATTATTCGTAATAAATGTATTTGCCAAAATATAATGAAATTTTGGAAGTAATTTTGTATCAGTTTCTTTACAATATAACCACCATTCATTTTCCATTTCACCATCATGTATATTTGGAATATTTGGATCACCTTCACGACAATAGAGTGTTACAAATTGAATAATATCTGTTTGTTTTTTTATAAAATCATTTTGACCCATAATCAAATCCCTTAGCCTTGTATATGGAGAAACTACATGATCTTTCATTTCATCTATTATTTTTAAACCAATTTCATATTGCTGATTATTATATTTGAAAAATTGTTTTCGTTTCAGTTGTTGCAGTTTATCAAATGATTTTCCAAAATATTCTAATTGTTTTTTTATTTTTGAATTTAATTCTTCTTTTGAAATATTGTAGTTTTTGTCAAATTGATTTATTATTTCCTTTAAAGCATTATTTACTAAATTATCTTTTGTAACTTCTGAACCTATACATTTATCTTGTTTTGTATCAAATATACAATTGTAATCCAAATTACACAATAAATCATTTTCTTTAATAAATGAGTTTGGATCTATATCTTTACTTAATACCCAAATATTATTATTTCTAACATAATATTCCATAGTATCTGGAAATTCATCTCCAATTGAATTTACCAAAATAGCATAATCACCTTCTCTTACTTTCTTTGCTTGATTTATTAATGTTTCGGCCATATGTTCTGCAGCAATTTCACTAATTTTTGAACGATTAATCAATTCATCTGTTAAAAATACAAGAAACTCGTCGGTTGATAACTGTTCCCTTTGCTTTTTATATTTTTCATCAATTAAATCATAATTAGTTGTATCAAACTCTTTATCAAAGTAAATAGGTTTATCGTTATCTTCTAATAATCCATCTTTTGAATAATATTTTTTTGATATAATATAAGTTGAACATTTATCTTTGGTTTCATCTTTCTCTATAATAATCTTTAACTTATCTTTATCAGTTTCAAATATTGAGCTTAATTCAGCAGGATACATTAATTGAATATTTGATAAAGCAACGGCTGTATTATATAAATTACCAAAATCAGAAACTGTTATTTTTTTTAAAAATTCTGATCCAGAAATATTAATTTTATTTGGATCATCAAAACCATAATCCTCAAATACTAATTTTTTTTCTTGATTTAAATAATCCGAATTATTGTCTAATAAAGTAAATAATTCATTTGAAAAATATTCATTATTTCTTCCAACGCTTTTTGACCTTATATTTAAAATTTTTATTGATGAAAAAGCCATACTATATTCTTTATAAATTTTATTGTATTCCTTAATTTTCTCGTAAATAAATTTATTTATTTCATTATATTGTTTATATGTCAAATCAATTGGATAAATTAAAAAAGGTTCTAAATAATTTACTACATCAACTAAAGATAATTTGCCTTTTATATATTTTTTTACTAATGAAAATAAAACACGTATTTTTGGAATAATTGTGCGTAAAAATATCTTATAAATATCTAAATTTGTTAGTTCTTTAGGTTTTTCATAGTCTGATAAATCTAACAAATATTGTTTGATATTATCTACAAAGTTTTTATCATCATATTCTAAATCATTATCTAGACCATCTACAACTATTTGAGTTAAATTCGTTTTTTGTTTCAATAATTCCCAATAATTCAAAAAATGAAGATTTAAATTTGCCTTAACTAACAAATTTTCACCAGGTAAATTTATTTTTGAAAATCGCACCGTAGGTTCAGGTAATGTTATTATGGAATTAATTGAAATAGGATCATTATTTGTTAAACGCACTCTATGAGCTACCATTTTTGATCCTTTTAAATTTGTAGCTTGTAATCGTTCTTGTCCTAAATTATATCGCTGGATAACAAATTTTCTATTTTTCATTTCCGACTTTGCTACAACTGTAGAATACAAATCACCTAAATTATCAACAATTGCATTTATATTTGAATTTACATCTGCCTCAATTATTATTCCATTAGAACCAGAAAAAACATCTTCACCTTTATTTATTGAGTAAAACGGAGTTAAATAAGGATCTACTGAATAATACAAATTTGAATATTTATTTTGACCTTCTACACTTTGATCAGCTCTATAATTTTTAAATAAACTTTGTAATTCTAATAAACTTTCATTTTCATTTATATTTTCATAATCATCATATCTTCTATATTCTGGTTTTATACCTTGATTTGAAGGATAAATTTTTTTTATATTCTTAGCTACCATCATTATCCAATATAAATTATTTTTAAAATCTGATAAATATTCAGCTAATGGTTTATCCTGTGCTGACTTTTTAATAATACCATTAATATTTTTATTTATATCAAATGTTGACGACATTTCACGTAATTGTATAAAACGCGTAATCATTATATGAATACTATTTAAAACTTTGTTAGTTCTTTGTGAATTAGGGATATTAGAGATCAATTCTTCTAATAAATCATTTGATTGTGATTCAATATTAAATCTATATTTGTCTTTATCAATATTTACATATTCTTCCACATTTACTATATCACCGAACTCAATATCATTTATATCAAAAAATAATCTTTGGGTTTTTTCTTTGATCAAGTTTTTATCTTCTTCTCCTAATTCCTCTTCTTCTCCTTCATTGACTAATTCATCTGAAGTAATTGCTTTTATAGCTGGTCTTATTTCAAATGTTAAATTAGGTAAATCTTCAGGAATACCTTGATAATTAAAATTAATATATAAAGTGTCACCATCAGTTGTTGTAATTTCTATCATATCTTCTTCAATATTTGTAATTTCTCCAGTAATTACCGTTGGAATTTCTCCTTCAAAATAAATATTAACCCAAGTTCCAGCCAATAAATCATTTTGTCTAGCATATCCTTTTTCAGGATTACTACTTTTAATGATAATAGATTTAATAGTTCCATCTCCAATAATACCATCCGAAGATATAGATAAAACAACATTTTCAAAGGTGTTAGTATTTATTAGTTTCATTTTCTTAGAATCAATATAATCAATAAAAAATTCGTTATCATTCAATATTTCATTTGTTGGATCAGTTATTAAAATTATATCTCCCAATTTTAATAGAATCTCAGAGTCTCTTTTTTCTGCCAAAGGCTCAGCATCTTCTGCCAAGGGCTCAGCATCTTCTGCCAAAGCCTCAGCATCTTCTCCCAAGGGCATAGGCACTGTTTTTAAAAAAGCTAATTTATCAACATCAAAATTTATGCTAAATTCCGATGTTATATTGTTGTCCTTCAATAAATCTCTCAAATTATTTGCATCAAATTTTTCTGACATAACAATTATGTCCCCTTTAAACTGTCCTTTAATTATATTTGTTGCATTCTCTACATCATTCCATACTGTATAATAAGTTTGATCACAAACTTCAGTTAAATCATTATTTGATACATTATCCAATAAACTTAAAATAAATATATTAGCATTATCTTTAAAATCATTTATAAATTTTGTGTAATCTTTTATACTTTCTGAACCATAAACTAACAATATTGTTAGTTCCCTATTTAAACAAACCTTGTTTTTAAATGTTTCATATGTTTTTCTTATAAAACAAGAATTATTTTCTTCTATATTTTTTTGATCACCTTCTAATAAACAATTAAATGTCGTTGGATGTTTCGCTATAATATTTTCTATCCATTTTACATAACAAAATTTGGAATTTGTATAATTATATGATTTATTAATCTGTTTTAGCAGTGTTAAAAAGAACAACTCATCTATTGCTGCTTTTTTTCTTGATAAACTCTTAAAAACTGATTCCCATTTATTTTCATTTATAAGAATTTTTTGTACATCGTCTCTCGTTAATGCCCAGAATTGAGATGTTTTATTTATTGATCCATCTAAAACATCAAAAATAGAATATTTTTGACTTGATAAATAAGTATTCAAATTTTCATAATTTTTTAAAGGATACATGTCTTGTGAACATAAAATAAACCAATCATTTTTTTCATTACTATATGCAGCTTTTAATAGCTCTAACGTAGCAGTTACTATACTTTTGTCATTCCATTTTGTTTCTACTAAAGTAGATATTATATATTTTTTTAAATCTTCATTAATTTTATCAGGATATTTTGGATGTATATAAATATTACAATTTGCAAATAAATCTTCAAATTCACTTATATGAATTATATTTGAATATGTTAAAAACAATAAAGATATATGACTCATATAATAAATTAATAAATTATTTTTTATATTGTAATTACATGTTTAATAAATATTAAAGAAATCTAATATAATTATAATTAATGAGTATAATAGAGTATAAATTAACTAATATACCTGGCTTCGTTGATTTTATTAAAACGGGTAAAATTAATGATGAGTTTAATAATTATTATTCTGTAAATGAATATTCTACTAAATCAAATGAAAAATACAATATTGTAAAATATTCCAAAGACTTTCTTTTCAGTAATTATGTTTCAACTTATGGACTATTAAGATCTGTAATTTTTAAAGAAAATAAAATGATTTGTTTTTCACCTCCTAAATCAATTTCATGTGATAATTTTATTAAACAATATCCTATTCAAAATATTGTTGCTGAAGAATTTATAGAAGGAACTATGATTAATCTATTTTATAATTCTTCATGGGAGATTTCTACTCGCAACACTGTTGGAGGTGATACAAAATTTTATAATTGGTCCAAAAAAACATTTAATGAAATGTTTGTTGAAGCCTGCTTGCTAAATGGTTTAAATATTTTTGAATTAAATACTTCTTTTTGTTATAGTTTTGTATTACAACATCCCGAAAATAGAATTGTTGCTCCTTTTTATAAACCACAATTATTTTTAGTATCAGTTTATAAAATTGTCCAAGAAAATGATTCTATATCAGTTTGGGAACAAGATTTAGATATAGTTAGAAAAGGAGGGTTCAACAATACAACCATAAAATTTCCTGAAAGATATAAAATTTCCACTTATACTAATTATGCCGAATTAATTGAAAAATACGCTTCTCCTAATACACCATATTATATTCAAGGTATTGTTTTAAAAAATATAAAAACTGGTGAACGTTCTAAAATTAGAAATCCTACCTATGAAGAAGTTCGCCATTTGAAAGGAAATCAACCAAATTTACAATATCAATATTTATGTTTAAGAAAAGAAGGAAAACTTCCAGAATTTTTAAAATATTTTCCAGAATTTAAATCTGACTTTTCAATTTTTAGAGAACAAGTTCATATGTTTACTAACAATTTACATAAAAATTATATTTCATGTTATATTAAAAAACAAAAACCCTTAAATGAATATCCTGATCAATATAAAACTCATATGTTTAAAATTCATGAAAAATTTATTAATGACTTAAAACCAAATAAACAATTTGTAACAAATAGTATTGTAATTAATTATGTTAATGAACTACCATCTCAATTATTAATGTATTGTTTAAACCTCAATATGAGAAAAAGAATGATTGATACTATAAAAGGTGATTATATGATAACTAATTTATAATAAAATTGATTTTTTTAATATTAAAAATAAAACATTAATATTAATAAGTAAAATTATGTTGATGAATAATATTATCAATAAACGCAATACATTAAGGGAATTATCTGATATAGATTTTGAAATTTTATTGCCTAAATTGGTGACTGAATTAGAAACTCATGGTATTTTATATGAAAATTATTCTCAAGAAGATATTTTAAAAGACTGGGAATCTTTAAAAAAAAAACAAGTTGATAATAATATTACAAATATTGCAGCAACAAACGTCGTTGGAATGAAAATTATGCGTAAACATATGAAACATTTTCATGAAGTATCAAATTATAAAGGAGTCTCTATTTATTCATTATGGAATAAACAAAATTTAGAAAAAGCATTGCGTTTTAATCGTAAAAACCATTCTACGCCTTATGCTTCTGAAATTATACGTTCATTGTCTTTTACAAATGGTCTTGGAAAAGTTACTATGTATCGTCCTTTAATGGCTCGTAATATTGTTTCCTATTTTAATGCTAAAAGTGTATTGGATGTGTGTGCCGGTTGGGGAGGAAGAATGTTAGGAACAAAAAGTTTAGGAAACAATATTTTGTATACTGGTCTTGAGCCATGTAAAAAAACATATGATGGGTTATGTTCAATTAGTAAAGAATTAAATATAGAAGAAGGGTTACAGCTAATAAATGAACCTGCAGAAAAATATTTGTTAGAATTGGATGAAAACATTAAATTTGACTTAGCATTAACTAGCCCTCCCTATTATAATTTGGAAATTTATTCTTCAGAAAATAATCAGTCATTACAATATAATGATTATACTTCATGGATAAATAATTTTCTAGAACCAGTCATTAAAAATGTAATAAAACGAGTTAAAATTAGCTGTTGGAGTGTTAAAAATTTTAAGACAGATAAAAAATACAATTTATTAGATGATGTAATAAGAATTCATGAAGAAAATGGATGTATAATGATGGATAAACAATTTAGAATGTCTAATAGTTCAAGGCCAGGATCCTCCAACACTATTAAAAAAACTGAAGAAGTAACTTATGTATTTATTACTCCAACGCAGTTGTAAAAAAATAATAAAATTAATATTTATTTAATTATTTTTAATTGTTTATATTCTTCCAAAATCATCTTCATATCTAACTATATCGTCTTCACCAAGATAATCTCCTATTTGAGTCTCAGTAAATTCTAATAAATCATCGCCTATGTTTTCAATTCTATGTAAGGATTTTACAGGAATATACACGCTTTGATCTTTTTTAATTGTTACAAAATTATTATCAATTTGAACTTTTGCAGTCCCTTTCACAATAACCCAATGCTCACTACGATGATTATGTGACTGTAAAGACAGTCTTGCGCCTGGATAAACAGAAATACGTTTTATTTTAAAACCATGCTCATCTTTCCCCTCAACATTTTTATAATATCCCCATGGTCTAAATACCGTTTTATGTAAAATACTTTCTTCTCTCTTAGCTTGTTTTAATTTTTCAACAACTTTTTTTACTTCTTGTGTTTTCTTATTATCGCAAATTAAAAGTGCATCGTCTGTATTTACAATAATTAAATTATTTAAACCTATTGTTGCTGTTAGACAGTGTTCGCTATTAATAAAACAATTATTCGTATCTAAAACAATTACATCTCCTTTAACAACATTATTATTAACATCTTTTTCAAGTTCATCATATAAAGCCATATACGAACCAATATCATTCCAACTTGAATTATAAAGTATTGTTTTTCTTTGTATATCAATTTCGGTATCATTACATAATTTTTCCATTATAGCATAATCAACGGAAATAGATTTGCAGTCTAAAAAAGGAATTTCTGATAATTTAATATTTGTATTCTCCAAGTTTGTATTTTTTAATGTTTCAACGCAATTTATATAAATATCATTTGCATATTTTTTAAAACAATCTATCATATTTTTATTTTTAAATACAAAAATTCCTCCATTCCAAAGATATGTTCCCTCTTCAAAATAAATTTTTGCCATATCATAATTAGGCTTTTCAACAAATTGAATTGTATTTTTATTATCGTCAACTTTTATATATCCATAACCAGTTTCAATTCTAATTGGTTTTATACCAAATGTTATAATTGAATTTTCAATGTATTCAAATGATTTTATACAACTATTATTAAATTCAATATCATTGAAAATATGGTCACATGGCATTATAAATGTGTTATCATCTAATTCACCTAATAATGCAGCAATACATATTGCTGGGGCGGAGTCACGTCCTTGTGGTTCACTAATAATTTGATAATCAAATAATAAATTCAATTCATTTATTTGTTTTTCAATAATATGACAATGTTCTTTATTACAAATAATAGTCAATTTATTTTTAGAATTAATATTTTTTACTAATTTATTTATTCTTAAAATTGTATTTTGTAACATTGTGTTTTCATTAGTTAATTTTAATAATTGTTTAGGTAATTTTTCTCTTGAATTAGGCCACAATCTAGTTCCTGAACCTCCGCATAAAATGACAAAGTTTATCATATAAATAAATTTATATAAAAAATAAAAAATAAATAAATAATTTACACGCTTTTTTATCTAGATCCATCAAAACCACCTTTAATTCCTTCTAATGTTTTAATACTGCCTTCCACTGATGATTTCAAAATAGTTTTTATAGTGGATATACCTTTTGTTTTATCTGTTAAAGATAATCTCAAAATACTATCACTATCATGAGGATGCATTTTCTTAAATCCAATATAATCTAAAATTTTTAAATCGTTATAAAATATTGTATATAATTCCGAGTTCAAAATATTTCCAATAGTATAATCTTCATTTTCAAGAATTACATCATAACAGTTATCTACAGTATTATCAGATGCATGAATATCTATCTCATCTTTTTCTAAACTTTCATTCAATAATTTCATTTTTTCAATTATTATATCAATTGCTTAAAAATAATTTCAATATTTTCATAAATACCTACTGTTTTTATTACAAAATCATAACTATTTTTTTTAACATATCTTAATCCTTCTAATAGTTTCCAATTCTTTGCTTCAAATTTGACCTCTGATTCATTTTTACCTTCATCTTTCCATTTTTGTTTACGAATTTCTAATTGTTCATTCATTTTTTCAATATCAGGAGTAAATCCGTAAGAACATGTTCCTGTTACATTAAACATATTATCATCTCTAGCTGAACTTTGAGAAAATTCACATGTTAATTTTATTCTTTCACCAGGAATTGTATCTGAAATTTTTGGTCTCAATCTTAAGAAATCAATATAATATTCATTATTTCCGCTGGGTGGAATAAATGGTGGGAACATTTTTTTTATAATATTAGTTTCCAAAATGGTATTGGTTACTAAATCTCTTATTTTGAAATCTTTAGTAGTTACAATCATTTCTGTATCTGTTTTATTTTCAACATCTATTTCTAACAAATAATTTTTTAAATTCATATTTAAATCTTTAATACAAATTGGAATACAACTTAGACGTTGTTTTATTATCTCATTATTTAATCTACTAGTATTAACAAGTATATTACATTTATTTTCTTCATAAGGCGTTGTTTTAAAAACAACAACAGGAATATCAGCTAGTATAGTTCTCCTAATTCCATTCGTATAACTAACATCTACACCTGATAAAGTGAATGACAATAAATCATCTTCTTCTTTTAAGTCAATAATTTTGGAAGACATTATATCTATATAATACTATATATTTAATATTATTAAATAATGATATTTCAATTTTTTTATTTATATTTTTAGTAAAAATAAATAATTTTTGAATTTTAAATAAATAAGTTAAATCTTGGTTATTAAAAAGCTTTTTATAAAATAAATGAGTAGTATCTTATACTATAGTAATTATAGCGAACCTTGTAAAAAATTATTACAGACTGTAACTAAAACTCAGAATGCAAAAGATATACATTTTATATGTATTGATAAAAGAGTAACTGATCCTAATAATGGAAAAACGTATATTATTTTACAAAACGAACAAAAAATTATTATGCCTGAAAATGTTACAAAGGTTCCCGCATTACTTTTATTGAATCAAAATTATAAGGTTATTTATGGAGACGATATTTACCAACATTTAAGACCAAATACAGAAAATCTTGTAAAACAAGCTACAAAAAATAATATGGAGCCTGTTCATTTTCAAGATGGTTTTTCTCCTTTTGGAGGTTTTGGGGGAGGAATTGTTTCAGATAATTTTAGTTTTCTTGATCAATCGGATAATGAACTTAGTGTAAAGGGAAATGGAGGTTTAAGGCAAATGCACAGTTATGTTTCATTGAATGATTCTATGAATTTATCAATGCATTTACCAACAGACGATCATGAGTATAAAAGTGATAAATTAAAAGATGGAGAAATGAGTGTAGAATCTTTACAGAGAAAAAGAGATCAGGAATTGTCTAATATAAATTATAAATAAATATAATTATGAATTTTATTTATTAAATATAAATTATAAATTACAAATATGGAAATTCCTAATCCTGCTCCTAATGAAATTACTGTTTATAGTAAGAGTGGTTGTATTAATTGTTCCAAGGTTAAGAAATTATTAAAAGAAAAACATTTTAAATTTACAATTGTGGATTGTGATGATTTTATTTTAGAAGATAAAGAATATTTTTTAAATTTTATGAAAATAAAAGCAGGGTTTCTTTGCAAGACATTTCCAATGGTATTTGAAGATAATCTATTTATTGGAGGATATGAAGAAACAATAAAATATTTAGATAAAATATTGGAGTTTGATGAAACCTTTTAGATTTTTTATAATTTGTATAATTTGTATAATTTATAAAAATATCATTTAAAGAATTATTAATAATTAAATTAAAATATAATATGGCAACAAATTTATTAAAAGTATTTAATGATCATTTTTCTGATTTTGTAAATGATATTCATAGTGTATTTCCAGAAGATGTTGATATATTAACTGCTAAAAATGCTCTTTTAGCAATAAGAAAAGCAAATCCAAAGTTAATTGTAAAAATTTGGGTGAACTATGTAGTAACTCCTTATAAATCACAAATTGAATCGGGTGATATTAATTTTTTTATTAATAAAGATTATTCAAATGATTTATCAGTAAATGAAAATTCGGATAAAATTATGGAATCAATTGATCGTTTAAGAAATCCTGTAAAGCAAATGTCAGAAGAGAATCAAGCGAAAACAATGAAATATATTCAGAATCTATCAAAATTAGCATTAATGATCAATTAAAATTTTTTATATTATATTATATTAAATTATGGGAGAGGAATGTATTGAAAAGATAAAAATTAATTGCACAATGTGGAATTCTGTATCTGAAGATGGTAATTTTATATTTCCTGAATTAAACAATGATTTAACAGATAGATCTTATAATACTAATGGCGTTGGTCTTGCATTTAGCGGTGGAGGGTCTATAGCATATACAGCTGGAATAGGATATTTACGTGCGTTACATAAACTAAATATAAAAAATACAAGTTTATATGATTTAACACAATTTATTTCTGGTGTATCAGGAGGATCATGGTTTTCAGAACATATTTATTTGCAAGTGAAAAGTTTGATAGCGATTTATTATTAGGAGAATATATTGAGCCAAAAAATATTACCTCTAAATCTTTAAGGGAGATTAATTTTACAAAAGGAAATAAGGCCAATGAATTTATGGGAGCAAGAGTATTAGACTTTTTTTTGCTTTTTAAATTAATAGATTATATTGAGAATGGAGGAGATTTAGATAAAGCTTGGATCAATGTTATAGGCGAACAATTTTTAATTCCATATGGTTTAGATGGTAATCCAGTGTCATTAAATAAAAAAATATCGGAAAAAATCTATAAAAAAAATAAAATTCAAACAATTACGCCAAAAGCAAAAAGTCCTTTTTGGCTTTGTAATTCTTCATTATTTTATACACCCTTAATTCAAAATGGAATTACCGGAACAACTTTTACACCTCTATACTCTGGAACACCTCAAATATTAGGATCACTTGAAGATAATAGTTTAATTGGGGGTATTTACACTGAAAGTGTGGGATTTAATAGCAAATGGCCTAAATTTATTAATAAAAATTTATCTTTCCTTTATTTATTCTTAGCATCTTCGTTAGTTATAGGAGAAATTGTCAATGAGTTATTAGACAATAATAAAGAAAATTTATTTAAGGATAAAAATAATTTTGTTACATTTAATGGCAATTGTCAATTGATTAAAGGCAGTGATGTATTAGTTGAGATAGAGAAACCTAATATTTTAACTTTAGAAGATATGATAGGAGCCAGTTCTTCTTGCTTTGTTGGTTTAGTATATAGTTTAGGAAATAAATTTGGACTTTCAAAATATGGTATTTTGGATTCATTAATTCCTCGTTTTAATATATTATCTTCTAAATTGCCAGATCAAAGTCAAATATCATTATTTGGAGATGGTGCATTTTCTAATAATTTAGCAATATTACCTTTGGTCGCAAGAAACGTAAAGAAAATAATTTGTTTTAATACAGATTTTAATTATGATTATCGGGGATATTATAATGAAGGAGTCAATGGTATTAATGTTCAAAATATTACTGAAGACGATTTAACTTTTTATAATACAAATTTACTACAATTATTTGGTAAATATGATGATAGCAAAAGTAATGGTTTCATTTCAAATAGTAATCAAAATGCACGTCAAATTTTTCCTAGTGAATCTTGGGAAGACTTTAAAACACAACTTTTAAATAATAAAAGAAAAGGGGGTCCAACTTATGCTAGACAAACTTTAAAAGTATTAAAGAATAACCAATATGGGATAAAAGGAAATTATGATGTTGATTTATGTGTTATTTTATTACAGCCATCATCAATTTTCAATTCATTGATTCCAGAAGAGATTTCTAAAACTTTTTCAGATTTAAATGGTCCATTTCCAAATTTCCCAAATTATCCGCTTTTATATACTAATGCTGCTGAAATTGTGAATCTTACTAGAGAACAAATAAATTTATTACATTGTTATGCTGAATGGTCTATTATAAATAGTGATTTAAGCAATGAGATAATTGATATGTATAGTAATTGATAATATTCATTTTTTTATATTAGAAAAAATATAAAAAATTATACTGCTATTAAATAAATAAACATTAAATCAATTTTTATCGGGAAGATTTATTCCTAAATATTAGCGAAAATCTAATATTTGAACGCGCGATGGCTTTAAAAGCAGTATAATTTTTGATATTGTTTTAAATTCAATGTCTGGATCTTCAAAAGAAGAAGCCGACAAAAATTATGAAAAAATTGTGAAAAATATTTCTAAAGAAGTTATTATTGAAAAATAATTATAATATATATATTTTCATTAGTTCAATTTAAATATATAATTTATATAAAATATATTAATGGCTAATAAAAATAGATCATTTGAAGGATTAAATCCACCACCAGAATTTAACAAAATCATTAATGATTTCATTTCTGATATCTCTATTACATTTCCTGAATATTCTGGTATTATATCAAAATGGTGGGGTCGCACATCTGAAAATATAGAATTAAATAAACAAAAAGAAACATTATTTGTATTTAGACATTGTTTAAGAACATTTCCAGAAAGATTTTTTGATATTTTGTATAAAAACGTAGAAATGTTTAATCCAGAATCTGAAATTAATACCGAATTTTTACCTGGAATTGTATTCAAACAATTATGGATATGTGATATTAGTGATAATACAAAAGATACTATATGGAAATATTTACAACTTATTCTATTTTCTGTTATTGGAACAGTCAATAATAGCTCTGAATTTGGTGACACTGCTAAATTATTTGAAGCTATCAATGAAGATGAATTAAAAAATAAATTACAAGAAACTTTGGAAAATATGCAAAATATGTTTTCTGAATCTAATGATAAATCTGAAGGCGATGATAAAAAACCTTTCACTATGCCAAATGCCGAACATCTTCACGATCATATTAATTCAATGATGGGAGGAAAATTAGGTAAATTAGCAATGGAATTAGCTGAGGAAACCGCAGAAGATTTAAATTTAGATATTGAAGGAGAAGGTGATGCAAAAGAAGTTTTTCAAAAACTAATGAAGAATCCAGCCAAAATGATGAATATGGTCAAAAATATTGGTTCCAAAATAGATGAAAAGATAAAATCAGGCGAAATCAAAGAATCAGAATTAATGCAGGAGGGGATGGAATTATTAAATAAAATGAAAGATATGCCAGGAATGGCTGATATGCAAAAAATGTTTACCCAAATGGGTATTCCAGGTTTAGGAAAAGGTGCTAAAATTAATATGGGAGCTATGGAAGCCCAATTAAATAGAAATATGAAAAATGCTAAAATGAAAGAAAGAATGCGATCTAAAGCAGAATCTAATTTAAAAAATAAAGATCAACAACAAAGCTTTGATACAAATAAATCAAGACCCGCGATTTCTGAAGAAGAAATTTTAAAAATATTTAGCACTGGAGAAGTAGTAGAAAAAACACCTAGAGGAACTAAACCTCCTGTTAACAATTCTACTGAGAATAAAAAAAAGAAAAAAGGAAAGAAATAAATAAATTTTATATATTATATTTAAAAGTATATATATTATATAATGTCAACTCCATTTTGGTCAAATGATCCAACAATAATTTTTAATAAAGATAATATTTTTGATTTATGGCCTTGCCAACAAATGTCATTTGAAGCTAAATTGAATTCTATAAGTAGATTAGTTATTTTATTGAGTATTTTAGGATTTCTTTTTACTAGAAATTGGAATTTAATTATTATTGGTTTAATTACACTTGCTATTATTTTTACGATTTACAAATTAAGAAAAGATAAAATTGTTAGTTCTTTAGTTAAAAAAGAAGGGTTTTCTAATAATGATTCTTTAAATAAGTCTACAACCACCTTTAATCCCGTTACTTTGGAAACTGTTTTACGAAAAGATTTTTATCCTACTACTAAGAAGAATCCTTTTGGAAATGTATTACTTACTGATATTATGGATACTCCTGATAGAAAATCAGCAGCTCCTAGTTTTAATCCTGATGTTTATGATGAAATTGACAGTTCTGTAAAAAAACAAACTCAAATGTTGAATCCTGGTATCATTAATACTAACAAACAACTTTATGGTGATCTAAAAGATAATTATGATTTAGATAACTCCATGATGAATTTTTATTCAACTGCTAATACAAGAGTTTGTAATGACCAAGGAGCTTATGGTCAATATTTATATGGATCTATGTATTCTGGAAAAGAATCTACTCCTGAAGGTGCAATGATGCGTGTAAAAGATAATTATAGATATATTTTAATATAATACTATTAATCGTAACATTTTTTATAAACATTTTTAAACTATTTTATTTAATTGATATTTTAATTAATATTATATCAATATATTTTCCCAATAAAATATATGGATAGTGAAACTGAAAATATTTTTAATAATAAAATTCAAGAAAATGGTCTAAATTTTTATTTATTTCCTGCTGGCTTTCAATTATTTAAAGCAAGTAAATATATTAATTCTTCAAAACCAGAAATTACTTTTGAACAAAATACTCCTTACTTTTTTGGATTAAAAAATATGAACCCTAAATATATTTCTTCTTATGAGAAAGAATATGGAGTAATTTTTGAATACCAAATTATAACTCCATATAAATTATTAGCTTTAGACGATCAATCAAATTTATCAATACTATATTCAGCTGCTCCTGATAATATAAAAAAAATTTTAGAAAAGAATTATGGTTTTATTGAAAATTCAAATTTAGAAATAAAACGTGATTCTGAGGCAGAAAGTGATAGAGAATTTTCTAAATATTTATGTAAATTAGGATTTCAAGGTTATGCCATTTCAAAAATGGCTACTTCATTTCAAGGAACTTTTCATCCCGAATTATTAATTTGTAATACAAATGGTATAAAATTTGTAAACCAAATTACTTCTAAAGAAAAAATGATGAAAATTCTAGAAGATGCTAAACTTAAAAAATTAGCCGATGATATTAAACTTCAAAGAAATAATAGGAGGAGGGAAAGGTTAAATAATGATGATCATTTTGATAATTCTCCTAATAAATTTAGAAGAGGAATTTCGTTTAATCTTGATAATATGGATTTGGATGGAGGATCCATAAAAAAATTTAAAAAAAGAAGCAAAAAAGCTAAAAAAAGCAGTATAATTAAAAGAAAAAGAAAACTCAAAACAAAAAGAAAGAAATATTTTTAATTAGGAAAACTAAGTTTTTAAAAAAATATTATTTTAGTATTATATATAAAATGGCTTATGTCTCGGATTTTACATTCAATAATTTAAGTAGAATTGGCAATGATGAATGTTGTCTTGATCAAAATTCAATTCAAAATTCATCAGCTTGTAACTATACTCTTCAAAATTATTTTGCTAAGGATTGCTCTATGAATTCGGCTAGAGCTTTAGCAACTGCCCAACCTGGTATTAATTATAGTGGATCTATGGGTTCTGATATGTGTGGTTCAAATATTAATGAAAGTTCTCAACTTTTAATTGGTGGTATTCAAACTCATCCTAAAACCCGAATTGATTTATTTGGAAGACCTTTTGCGACAGTTCCTTATTTAGGAAGAGGTTCTGTTGATCCTATTTTGGAATCACAAATTCAACAAGGCGAGTCTCTAACTAATAAACGCACTGTTACCCGTCTATCAGAAACAAATTATATGGCATATCACACAACTCCTTTAATTCCTGAAGTTAAGCAAAATATTCAAAATAGTAATTTAATGATTGAATCAGATGCTTCTGAAGGATGGATTCGTGGTGGTGTGCCTTCTCGTGAACTAACAAGAGATCGTGATTTTTATACTGCACATACTGCTGGTCAAGCAATGCCATAATAATATAAGAAGAAGTTTAACTACTTAAAAATATATGTAAAATTGATAATATATGTATAATACCAATTTTAAAGTTAAATATAAAGATATTGAGAAAGAACTTACAAAAAAAAATTCATATAATATTGAAGATATACAAAATATTTGTGATAAACTTTATAGAGATGAATTATGTTCTGTATTTTATGCAGAAGATATTATAGATGATAAAATAGATGAAGGATATAAAACTATTTATGGAAAAATGATTTTGAATCCAGAATTCAAAAATGTTGTTTTTGAATTGAAAAATATAGTAATAAAAAATAATACTTCTATAGAGGATAATCATGATTTAGATTTTTTAATTTTATTATCTCTATTTAGCAAAGATATGTTTTATATAACACATAAATGTATTTGTCAACAATTAACTTTAGAAAAAATTGATGATATTCTATTAAGCGAATTATTAAAAATTGGATCTGAATTTTTATCTAAATTAAATTTATAAATTATAAAATTATTATTTATTTTTAAAAGTATATATAAATGGCTTCTACCCGCAATAAAAATACCCCAGGAAATTATTGTTTAGATAATCGTCAAAATACTGGATCTGAAGCTTGGCAATTATATACAAATGGCGCTAATGGTTATGCATTTGATACTAGATTGCCTGGTAATGGATTAAATCCTGGTCAATTTCCTTGGTCTAAATTATCACATAATCCTGCAGATATTGAATCTTTTTTATTTGGTATTAATTCTACAAATTTAGTTTCACCTGCTCCTCCTTTAACGCCAGAATTGATTTGTTTGAAAACTGCTAATGTATTTAAAACTGCTCCAGTAATTATGCCTATTCCTCAAGCAATTCCTAAAAATCAAAGACCATTTCCTATTTAGGAACAAGATATATTTTTACATTTAAGAATAATAAATAAATAAATAATTATTTTAAATTATATATATTTATAATAATTATGAGTAATATAAATGCAGAAAATATAAATGTAATTAATTTAACAGTTCAAACAATAAATGGACAACCTGCATATTCTTTTGGATCAAATAATAATTTATGTGGACAAACTGAAGACTGTAATTATGATTGCAATGATAATAATGATTGTCCAGAATGTTTGACTCTTCCTATACCAGCTGCCCAAGGTGCACAAGGCGAACAAGTAGCAACTGGAGCACAGGGATCAACTGGTCCCGAAGGTAAGCAAGGAGCAACTGGTCTTCAAGGCGCAACAGGTGTTCAAGGCGCAACTGGAGCTCAAGGTGCAACAGGTGTTCAAGGTGCAACTGGTCCCGAAGGTAAGCAAGGAGCAACTGGAGCTCAAGGTGCAACAGGTGTTCAAGGAGCTACTGGATCATCAAGTATTATTGCATATGCTGAATATACTAAAATTACTCAAACTGGAAATATTGGTGTTACACCAGGAGTGCCTTTTTTATTTGATCTACCAGCTGTTTATAACTCTGCACCTTCATTAATTGAAGGAAACACTGGTGCTGGGGGCGTTGGAACTGTTTTCACATTACAATCTGGCACTTATATAATTGATTATGAAACCAGTTTAGGTTCAGCTGGATCATTAGCTATTTATAGTGGTTCAAGTGGATCATTAGTGCTTGATACAAATACAATATCTGGTTCTAGCACTGCAACTACTTGGATTCATGGTCGTGCGGTTCAAGTAGTTCCATTATCATTAGATATTGCAATATCTTCATATAATGGAAATGCAACTGTAGTTCTTGCCGGAACTTCAGATGTTTATATGATTCGTATAACTATATTGAAAATTGAATAAATTTTAAAAAAAAATTATATAAAATAATTTATTAAAAATATATATTTAAATATAATTTAAAAAAGTGTTATTATGAATATAATTGAAAAAAATATTAATAATAATATTTACATAGAATCAGATAATAAAGTAAATAATAAATTATCTCTAAAATGCAAAGGCCCATCCTGTAAGCTAATTATTGTAGATAATTTTTATAATAATGCTATGGAAACAAGAAATTTTATTTTGAGTCAAGAGTTTTCTGTAAAAGGTAATTATCCTGGTCAAAGAACAGTTTCGTATGCAAATGAACATTTAAAAGATGTAATTCAAAAATATGTTGAGCCATTTGCAGGAAAAATAGTTGATTTTCCGTTACCAAATAATGATTCTGATACAAATGATATTTATAATGGAGCATTTCAATATACTTTGGCCAAAGATAGATCTTGGATGCATACAGATAAATGGAATAATTGGGCTGGAATCGTATTTTTAACTCCAGATGCTCCTTTATCATCAGGAACTGCATTTTATAGATTTAATGACGGTGCAATGAGTCAAGAAGATACAGATATATTATTAAACCAAGATGAAGTAAATAGATTTTCTCAGGATTTAACAAAATGGGAACTAGTAGATAAAGTAGGAAATGTTTTCAATCGTCTTATTTTATTTGACGCAAATAGATATCATGTGTCATGCGATTATTTTGGCGATACAAAAGAAAATGGTAGATTATTTCAAGTATTCTTCTTTTCAACTGAAAGATAAATTATTACATTTAATAAAATATAATAATTTTTATAAACTGCAAAATTAATCTAAAATAAAATTATTTTGTATGAAATCAAAACAAACAAGACCAGTTCCAGACCAATGACCAATAGAAGTTAAATTAATTTTTTCATTTTCTGGTATTTTATTCCAAAAATCAGTCATATTAGCAAATGTTTTATCAAAATTATTAGCAACATGTCCTTTTTCAATAAATATATCATCATATAAAATAAAACCTTTGTAATTGTTATTCTTTAACCACAAATACATTTCATATTCCAAAAGACCGTTATGTGGATCAATATCAATGAATATCATTGTACTTGATAGTAATAATTGTTTATATTTATTTTTAATATTTTCATCAAATATATTTTCCAAACGATAATTGAGTTTATACTTTTCAAAATAATTTTTACATGAATATTGTATTAACTCTTTTATATCAAATGAATAAAGTAAATTATTATTTTTATTAGTTAAAGAATAACCTAATGAAATTGCAGAGTTTCCATGATGGGTTCCAATATCAATAATGATTCCATTTTTTATTTGATGTGAGATACAACAAAATAATTTGTAATGTTCAACTCCTATACCCATATTATAATCTACAAGACCTTGTTTTGAAAAATAATTTAAAAATTGTAATGGTATTTGTTTATTAACTTCTTCTATATAATCCTTTTTTAAAATAAAAGAATTTGTTGTAAATAATTTTCTTTTAGGATCTAAAATAATATTATAAAGAGCATATTTATTTTCTTGTGAATCTATGTTATTAAAGTCTACTCTAATATTTTTATAATCAAAATGAGAACTAAAATATATATGAGATATATACTGGATTTCAGGTGAGTAAGTTGCTCTAGTTTGAAATAAAACTAAATCTATACTAGAAATAAATTGTAAAAACTTTTGGTCTTCCCAAATTTGGTTATGATATATATATCCATTAGGTAAATCAAATAAATAATTTATAGATTTTTGTGAACCTATAAATAATGTATCTGAAGAACCAAATACAATATTATCATTATTGTATAGATGATTAATTTCGTGTTCTATTTTTTCAAAACTCAAATTATTTGTAATTATTACATCAAATAGTCTGCAATATATTGTTAAATCTATTTCAATATTATTAGAATTAATATAATCATTTTTTAATTTATTTAGTATATTTTTTCTATATATTAATTTTGGGACAAATTCATTTTCAATTCCGCTTCTATCATTAATATTATTGAAAAAAGTTTCAACATATTTGTCTTCCTCTTCAGAAAAATCAAAATTTTCTATATAATCAAAAATATGGATTTTAAAGCCATAGGATAAAAAAATATTCTTTATTTGATCTTCAGAAAATTGTGAATAATTTCCATTTTTTGATTTATCTGATAAGATAAATAAATGAACATTACAGTTATTGATAATTGGTTTTAACATATTAATATTTTTTATAAGATTATTTTTATAAGTTCTAAATTGACCATATACCATAATAGCTATGTTTTTTTTATTTTGAATAATATTATTAGTATTTACCCAGGAAACATAATTTGTTAATTTATTACATTCCTGATTATATAAATATATTATATCTTGATTTCCATTTTTATTTTGGAGTAATATATTTCCACTACTATCTTTAATGTGCTCAGAAATTTTTTCAAATTTTAAAAAATGTATATTATTATAAATGCCTTCCTTTCCTACAAAAGACATTGTTTCATTATTTTTTAAAAAAATATTTACACTTCTTCCTAATAATCCTGGTCCAGTAAAATCTAATTTAGATTGTGGAATAATATTATTTTCAACATGAAATACAATTTTATTTATACAATTTAATAGAATAGGATGTTTAGGTATTGAAGCTATAAAACCACATGCTAAATTATGGTTACCTTCCAAAGGGTTTATATTTAAATCAATAGGAACTAGAAATTCTATATTAGATAATAAAAAATCATCTAATTTTCCTATACATAAAGTATCAATATCTATATAAATTCCACCATTTATATAAAGGTAACAATAGCGAAAAAGATCTGATTTATAGGCACCAGGGATTATAGCTTTATATGTGTTAATTATATTTTTATCAAAATTTTCTGAAATAAATTTTTCTCTTTCGTCCTTATCAAATAAATAATATTCATAATCAGGATTATTTGTTTTCCAAATATCAACCATTTTTTGAAAGTCAGGGTTTAAATCTTTATGCTCCCATGTTTGTATTATTTTTTTTGGTATTAAATTTTTATTTATTTTATTTTTTTCTAATAAATTGTAAACTATAGTATCAAATTTATAAATAAATTGTTTTCTTTCTTTTTCTAATTCATATTTATCAATTATTCCCTTTTCTATAATAATTTGGGTTTTTGAATCAATATCAAATTCAATTACATTTTTGAAATTATATAAGTTATTATTATATTTACTTATTATTAATGGAGTCAATGTTGAATATGCTAAGGGTATACATCCACACATAGAAACACCATTTATATGATCAATATTATTTGTATTATCTACAAAAATGTAATCGCATTTTCTTAGCATATTTATCATGTGTTGTGTATCCAAATTATTTAATAAAACAACATTAAATTTATTATTATCAATTTTGGTGATATCAAAATTATAAGCGCTTCTAGAAATAATATATAAATTAATAAATCTTGAACTAGCTAATTTATTTATTGTGTCATAATTATATCCACAATTTGAATCTCCTATAATTGATAAGTAAATTTCTTCACTAGATTCATTTTCCTTATCTTTTTCTTCAAGAATATTAAAACATGGAATAGCCCAATTTTTGGAATTTTGAATAAAAGGTCTTATATCTACATTATTTTTAATTTCTGGACGTCTAATTTTATTTAAATGATTTATTGTAATGCATTTTTCATTAATCCATTCTTGTTTAAACTGATAGTCATCATCTGTAGGAATAAATATTATATCAAAAATATCTTTCATTTCTTCAAATTCATAATTATTTTTCAATTCAAAATCGTAATTTTTAAAATGATTTTTATAAAATTCAAACCAACCTAATGTATTTATAAATGAAGTAAAAATTGTTAATAAATAATTATTATTTTTACAATATTCAATGATGAATCCATACATTTCATAATGAAAATTAAAACCATTAAAAATAGCTACATGTTTTTTAACATTATCATCATTATTTACAAAACAATAATTAATACCGTTTTCTTTACCAAATAATAAATTATTCCACATTGAATATCTATTCTCCCAACTACAATTTAATGCATATTCCTTACCTTTATTCCTTATTTCCAATTTTTTTTCATCAGTTAAACTCATAAGAGTATCTATTTCCTCACCTTTATTTACAGATAACCCATATTCTCCTACAGTATTTATTAAACCTGCAATTGGATAATATATACAAATTACTTCTGACATTAACATTTCTAATGCAGTTATACAAGATGTTTCATGAAAATGCGTAGGATAAAGCCAGAACTCTGCCGAACTCATTTCAACATATAATTTATCTATACTAAGTTTACCTAGATTAAAAATAGAATTACTATTTTGATCAATAAAATTCTTTAAAACAACTTCTCCCTCGTTGCATGGAAATTCGCCATAGGATGAAATAAAAAGTGTAGCATCAGGCATTTTTTCTAAAATTTCAGGCCATAAATTTAATAAATTATCTAAACCACGCTCTGCTCTAGATGTATAAATAAATTTATTTTTTATTTTTTTTTGAACTTTCGGAAAAACATTTAAATCAATACCGTTATTAATTATTTCTATTTTATCTTTTAGAGAAGGATATCTATCCAAAAATTGATTTTTATGCCAATCAGTTAAGCATATACACCCATTAATATGTTTTTTCCATTTTTCAAGAATTTTACTATCAGAAAGAGTGCTGCCATATGATAATAAGAAAATATCATGAGCCCAGATAAAAGATTGATAAAAACTGCAAGAAGGAAACATTTCATAAAAAGCGATATATCTTGATACAATTAATGTATGAAAAGGAATTTCATTAATTAGTTTTGGAAGTTTAAATATATTGATATATTGAATATTTTCAATAGTTTCCTCTTTAACATTTCCACTTATAAATATATTATAATCTTTTGGAAAACATTTTGATAAATATGCAACCGCTTTTTCCGAACCACCTAATGCATTATTTTGCATATAAGAATAATTCCAATCAAAATCTAAAAATCCACTAAAAATAAGAATGTTTTTTGATTTAAAACATTCTTCTTTTGAAAATTTTTGGGATTTTACTGTTACACTAATATATTTTTCAAAATTTAGACCTGCTTTTTTATATTCATCTCTATCAAGAAAATCAAAATTATTAAAATTAATTCCATTATCATTTAAAAACGAAATATATTCATTAGCAAGATTCATAAAAGTTTTATTATCTTCTGGAATATGCTTTAAAAAGAATTGCAGATTATAAATTAAATTTTTTACATGCCATTCATCAAACATATTTTGTTTTTTTTTAAAAATAATTTCATACATTTTTAATACACATTTAAAATCTTGAACTTTATCTGCAATTAATATCATATAATATGGAACAAAAAAATTGTATTTATCTGAAATTATAAATAATTTACTTGTATTATTGCTATTTAAATATCTATTTTCAAAAAAATCTTTAACATTTAAATAATAATTATAAGCAATATTATTCATATTTTCACAACAATAATGCTGCAATAATGGAAATAAACATTCTACCCTTTCATTATCATATAAAAATGATTTAACTAAATAAAAAAATCCTTCTTCTTTCCTATTCAATGCACTTAAACAATCAAAAATATATAGGCAACTAGTATATTTTTCTTGCGCCCATTGTTTTTCATGATTTAATGTTATTTTATACCATTTAATTGCGTCTTCAAATTTACCACAATCTCTATAACTATTAGCACAATAAAATGCATATCTATGAAACAATTGATCATTTTTTATTAAAGCTTCGTCATATGCTTTTTCTAAAATAATTGCATCTTTAATATATTTATCTGGATCCATACTTCTACTTCCTGATCTACCAGAAACAACATAATAGTTACCATCTACAATACAAGCTTTTGAAGGACCTTCTAAACAACTAATATATTCGTGAATAACGGATAAATATTCAAATTTTTTATTATTATTAATCAATAATACACGAGTATAATTAACACCAAATTCTGAACCAAATTTTAGATGATATTCGTCAAAGTTAACATCTTTTGGTAAAAATATATTTCCAACAATTTCATCATCTGCATCAAAAACTAACAGTAAATCTGTTTTTTTGTAAGCTCTCTGCAATGCTAATGTTCTATTATGCGCAAAATTAACCCATTCATCATGAAATAACTCTCCTTTAATTCCTTTATTAAAGAAAAAATCGGTTATAATGGAGCAAGTATTATCGGTAGATCCAGTATCACATATAACCCAATAATCAAAACTAATTTTCTCGCATAACTTTTTAAGTGTTTTTTCTATAATATGAGATTCATTTTTAACTATCATATTCAAACAAATAGTAGCATCTTTTTCTGCATTCATTTAAATAATAAATATAACTAATATCTAATATTTAACTATTAATTTTAAAAGAATAATTTTTATTCAATAATTTCACAAGAATAATTTTTATTCAATAATTCTAGATAATGAGAAAACTCAGCAAAATAGTCATAATTGTTTAATTCTCTAATATTAACTTCTACTTTAAAAGATTCAGAAATTTGAATTCCAACTACGCCTCTATAATTAATATTATTAAAATATTTTAAGTTGATTTTATCACTATAATTTTTTAATAAATAATAAACAAATTTCCAAACATCTCCTGTCCATTCTTCGCCATATTTTAAAACACCATTTTCATAATAATGTTTTTTAGGAATTTTTAATTGTTCGCCATAATTTAATGGAATGCAATCATCAATAAAAATAATTCCATCTTTATTTAAAATTTTGATACTATTATTAAAATCTTGTAAGACATTTTCACAATGATGCATACCATCTATAAATATAACATCAAAAAAATCAATACAATCATCTGAATCTATTGAGATAATATCCGAATTTTCGTCGTATAAATTTAATTTATTAAAGTATTCGTCAGAAGTCATTTTTAAAATTTCCTCATTTTCATTATTAGGTTTATATTTTGGATCAGGATCTATACCAACTTTCAAATGAAAATGTGTATTTGAAAATGTGTAACCATTTTCAACGCCAATTTCTAAATATTTATTCCAGGAGTTTGTTAAAGAATTAATTACTTGATGTCTTTGATCAAAATTTGAATTATATTTTAATTTTTCAATATTACATGATATAATCTCATAATTATTGATTGAAATATAACATAATTTGAAATATTTAATCAAATTTTCTTCTGGTTCATCTATTAATGTATAACACTTCATATTATTAAAGCCAAATGAATCTAATCTACTGGATAAATATTCTATTGAACATTTATTTTCTAAAACAATAAAATCGTTTCTAGAATTTTTATATAAATTATTAATATTATCTATATTTTTTAAAAGACCATCTAGTCCTATAATACAATATTGTTTATCATAATCATTATTTATAATTAAATTGGTGTATTTATGTTGATAATTATCACGTTTCCAGATAATAGTGCTTTGATTTAAATATTTTTCATCTTCATACCCTCCTAAATATTTCATTTGATCATGGATATTAAAAATATAATAATAGAAAGGACTTATAAAATTTGGACCGATGCGGTTAATTTCCGCATTACGAATTAAAGAAAAATTATTATTTTCATTATTCATATATTGAATATATCCCATTTTTTTTATCTTAGCTATTTTTGTATTTAAAGCGGTTCTTAAAATGATTTCATAATCATCACAAATGGGTAAATATTCGCAATAATTTCCTATTTTTAATAATACATCCTTTCTCCAAATTCTAGGATGATTTGGGCAGCAAACTAAATGACTTAATGTAATATTATTTATATTAGGAGTATTATAAACATAAACCCATTTATTATTATATTTTTGACAATAATATGAACCGTAACCTTTACAAATATTATCTCCATAACAAAAATTAGATCCATTTTCATAAATATTAATAAAATCCATGTATATGAATCCAACATCTAATTGTTTATCAAATAAATTTGCTGATTCTTCTAAAACAAATGGTAACACTTCATCATCATGATCTAATTCTAATACATATTTTCCTCTACATAAACTTATAGATTCATTTTTAACATTGCCAATATACCCGTTATTTTCATGCCTTTTATATAATCTGATTCTGGAATCATTGGATAAATTATTTTTTAAATAATTAAAGTTTTTATCATCAGGAGAATCATCTATAATGACCCATTCCCAATTTTCCAAAGTTTGAGATTTTAAACTATTAAATGCTCTCATAATTTTTTCAAATGAATTAAATGATGTAGTAAAGATAGAAAAAATAGGTCTTGTTAAACACCGATCTAAGCTACAAATTTGAATATATTTTACATTTACAAGACTATTAAATTGTTGGATAGAATGAAATTCTTTTAAATGAATAATTCTATTTGAAATGTTATTATTCTTATAATTATTATCAAAATATGATAAAATATCAATATATTCAGAAATTATAGGAGAAAAAACAACTAACAATGGATAAATTTGCTTATAAAATTTATTTAAGTTTTCTTTTTTATTTATAATATGAATAGTGCATTCTAAATTATGACAGTTATCTTTTATTAAAGAATCAATATAATCGTATTTATCGTCGCGAAAAAATAAAATAAAAGGATATTTCATTATATTTTATTAATTGATAATATTTAAGTAATTTTTAAATGAATCTAAAATTCAGGTGTATGTTTTTTAAATAAACAACCATGGGGTTGCAAATGTTTTAATTCATTCGTTATAACATGAGGATTTTGATGATCACAATTGGTCATCCATATTTTTATAATACAAAAGTTTTTTTTTGGTGAAATGGTTATCCCTGTAACACAATTAACAAATTGGGAATTGCTACTGATGGTTTCTCCAGTTAGAACATAGGTTAAATCACGCCATACTTCAAAGACATTTTTATTTGAAACTTTATAAGAGAAGCATCCTCCATTTCTATTCTTATGATCTTCCCACATAGGAGTAATTCCATCTTTCATCACAAACAGCATACAATTTTTTACTAAACCTTCTGGTAAAGATTCAGTAACAGCAATTGTTTCTTCCACGTTATTAAATTGAATAATACGTTTATAACTTTTAACTGTCCAATCTGGATCCTGAGGTAAATGAGCCCATAAATTCCATTTATTATTCAAATTGTGAAAACCTGTGTTTTGAGAATCAATTTCCATTGTTAAATCAGTGTTACAGGGATCCATTATAATTATATTAATTCAATTTTTTTAAATTATTTTATTAAATTATTTTATTAAACTATTTTATTAAACTATTTTATTATTAAATTTTTAATTTGGATAAAGTTTGTCATAATTTTCTTCTTCTAATTCTAATTCTTCTTCTAATACTAATTCTAATTCTAATTCTTCTTCTAATACTAATTCTTCTTCTAATACTAATTCTTCTTCTAATTCTAATTCTAATTCTTCTTCTGTTTCTTTTATTAAAAAATCATTTTTATTTAAAATTATAGAATGAGTTTCATTTAATTTATGAAAATTACAATCTGAATCAATTAATTCAATTGTATATAAAAAATCATCATTATTTATATGATTTATATTCAAAACAGATTTTAAATAATATTTAAAAAAATATTTATCAAATGTATTATTAATTATGTAATAATTGAATTTATTATTTTTAAATATAATAATATAATTTTCTTTATTAAATAATAAGTTTAAAGAAATAAAATTAACATTTGAAATCTCATAGTTATTATTTTCTAATAATTTTGGAACGCATAATTTATTTACAGGATCATCATGATTTTCAGAATTTATTGAATAAACAATTAAATCATATTTTTTTTGTAATGTTTCATCTAATTGAAGTAAATTACTACTTCCGATTAGATCTCCATTACAAAAAAAATCTACTATAATTTTATTTTCATCAAATAACCGCAAATCCAATTTTTTTATAAAATCTTTTATATAATTACTAGCTAATTTTATATATATTCTAAAACGATTCATTAAAATTTCACCGCAACTATATAAATAAATTATATTATATCCCAAAAAAATACATTTTGGTTCTAAGTATGCTTTTAATCTATTTAAATCTTTTTCTGCAATTTTTAAAATAGCAATATATTCATTTGGATAAAATGTCTTATATATTTCTATGCAAATATATAAAAATATCGCTATATTAAAATACATATTATTATAATTAATAAATTGTAATTTTTTTAAATGGTTTTAAAAAATATTATTGAAATTGTGGGTCTGAAGTATATGTTGGAAGAGATTCTACATTATTATTATTTTGATTTTTATTTTGTTTTTTTTGAACATTATTTACAGAACTAAAAACAAGATTACCACCTTTTAAAGAATTATCACAATTTAATTTTAATTCTCCAGTTGCCGGATCTAAACCAAATACATATAATAATATTCCAACTATAACTGACATGAAAATAAATGGAACAAATACGATAATCCATGAAATTATTCCCATGCCAGATTTACATAATGCATTTAAAAGTATTGTAATTATTATCATTATAATTATTTTAAAAAATGCTGTATTGTATAAACCCTTAAATGTATCAATTATTACTTGTGTTAATGAAAATGCTATATAAATTAATGCTGGTGCACATAAATTAAACATTAATTCTTATATTATATTAAGAAAAGATTGGCTCTCCGTTTTTAATAATTCCAACTTTATTACCAACTTCGCCATCTGAAGAAACTTCATATAATATTCCATTCTCTTCATCTGTAGCAAAATAAGTCACGTCATCAATTTCAATTTCAAAGACTTCTTCTTCTTCTTTTTCAACATCAGTTTTTACTTCTTCCTCCTCAACCTCTTCTTCTTCTTCAACATCAGTTTTTACTTCTTCTTCTTCTTCTTCATCTTCTTTTTCATCATCAGTATTTACTTCTTCCTCTTCCTCTTCCTCTTCAACTTCTTCTTCTTCCTCTTCAACTTCTTCTAAAGACTCTTCTAAATTAGATTCAACAAGATAATTTTTTTCCAAATTTACTAATTTTTCTTCAATTTTCAACTTTATATTTTCTTCTATATTCAACTTTATTGTAGAAATTTCTAAATTTGCATTATTATCATGAGTGTCATTACAAATAGGAATAATATTAGATTCTACAGTATTTACATTTACATTTTTTAAATTTTGTATTTCTTTTTCAAGATCAAATATTTTAGAATTTAATTGTTCTAAGAGAATTAATAAGTTCGCATTTTTATTTTCTAATACTGATATACTATCATAAATATCTTTCAATCCACTTTTATCAAATGTGTAAGAAAAATCCTTTTCTTTTTCAAAAAAGATATTATCATCAAATTGAGAAGAATTATTAATATTAATGTCATTTTTAATTTTCTTTAACATATCATACATATGATCAATTGTAGCCATTTGAATTAATTTTTCAATATTATTTAAACTAGACATTATTTATGGATATTATACTATATTGTAATTCGTTTAATATGATTTAAAAAATATTTATTGTAGTTTATATATGGAGGACGGAATAAAGTTTTTTAATAATGACGACTTGGAACTGCATGTAGAAAAAGTAATGTCGCAAACAAATTATACTAAAGAAGAAGCAATTGAAAAGCTAATTATTTAATTGTGATTATATGAGAGTTTTAAAGGATTATATGGGTATCCCAGAAAAAAAAAATTGCAAAATTAAATCAATTAATCAAGAAATTTACAAACAAATTAGATTTAAATTGGATAATACAATGAGAGAATATAGAGAAAAGAATCCAATTAAAATAGACGAAGTAATAAATAATTTTCAGGAATCTGAAGAAAGAGAACGTTTAAAAATTAAAAATTAAAATAATATTATATTTTGCATGTAGATAGAGAAATGCAACATATTTTATTCTGATAAAGTATGATTAGAAATACCAAACTTTTCATTAAGAATAGAATTTTTGTTTTGTTTTTTTCTTTGCAATCTTGCTTTAACTTGATAATTATTAGAAGGAATAATTTTATTATTTAAAATAAAGTCATCATTATCTTCATGAAGTTCAGGTAATATTCTAGTTAATGGTTTATCAACAATAAGAAATAATCTTTCATTTCTTAACAATGATCTATAATCCTGAATTGATAAATTTCCGTAATATTTATCCAGCATATAAAATGGATTAGGTGCAGGTTTTATATTTTTATTATATTCATAAATTTTACTATAAATATGATTAAATAAATGATATCTTTCAAATTTTGTAGAACTATCTATGTTTTCATTCATTAAATATGCAACACCACATTCTGGACTACAAAAACAACCATAAACATGATAAGAACCGTTAATAAAATGTTTTGGAATATAAATTGGTGGATTTTCAAAATCACATGTATCCCAAAAACAAGCAGATCTTTTATTATTAACATTATTAATATGTAAATTATGTTCTAGTTGTTTTAATTTTTTCCACAATTCTTTGCTTGAATCTTTACAATAAACTTCTTCCTCATCATCCTGATAATCATTTTCTAAATTATTGATATTAGAAGTAGATTTATCATTATTATAAAAACTATTATTATTGATATTTTCAGATCCAATTATTTCATAATTTAAATCATTTTTAGCTCCTGAAAAACTAAATGATTCTACTAAAAAATTTTCATTTTGATATGTAATTGGATTGAGTTCTTTCATTGAACATTTTAAATGTAAAATAACATTTGGTTTATTTTCTTTTTCTTGTTCATTTGAAACTAATTGTTGAATAATTTTTCCCCCTTTTGGTTTACGTCCTCTTTTTTTTAATTGTGGTTTTACATCCTCGGTATTATTATTGTTAGTAACAATATTTGTTTCTTCTTCTTCCAATGCATTATTATCCAAAATACTTGTATAAATATTATCAGTTTCTAATTGATCTTCATTAGAATCAATTTCTTTAACACATAAATTTACGCTTTTTTCTTTAATAATTGAATCCATATTTAAAGAAGCTAATAATTCTTTTTTAGATTTCCTACCTCTTTTTTTAAGTGGAGCGGTAGTAATAGAATTAGAAGTTATTTCGTTTTTTACAGGTTTTGGTCCCATAGTAGTTATTATATGTATTGTTCAAGATTAATTTAAATTGTTTTAAAATATACTTTATTTTTATATTTCAAACGCCAATTTTTATAAACAATTGCTTTTTCTGTATATTGTGATTTTTTACAAAAGCATATTTTTTATAACAAAAAGCACCTTTTCTATTATTTCTTCAAAATTATTAGATTCATCAGCACATTCTAACTCTAAATATTGTTTCCCACCTATTTCTTTTAATCGTTTATCAATTGATTTTCCCATATAACAAAATTTGTCATAATTTGTATCACCTAATCCTAATACGATAAAAGGGATATTATTTAATATTGTTTTTGATAAAGATCGCTTTTTAACTATATTCCAAAAAATATTAGCATTTTCGGGAGCATCGCCATTTCCTGTTGTTGAACATATTATAATCAATAATCTACAAATATTATTTAATTCAGAAATATCATTTTTTATTGAATTTAATGTATTACAATAAACTTCACATTTCAAATCTTCACGAATATTTTCTACTAATATTTTTGCAATACTTTCACCATTTCCTGTAGCAGATCCATATAAAATATATATTTTTTTATTATTATTTTCCATATATAATTATACATATAAAATAAAAAAATATGTTCCAAAGAATAATAAAAAACAGGCATAATAAATTAACTTTACTTTACACCTTTTCACATTTAAAACGCCGATTATTTTTATAAAAAAAATTGAAATAAAAATAATTAAAATATTGAAGTGTAAATTAAAAATAAAATGGATAACACAATCACTATTCAAAATATTCAAGAATATACACAGCAAATAATAAATGGAAATCTTGTTCTTACGAGAATAATCCCGTTTGTTAATGAGGCGACATTATTTCAAAAAAACTTACGAGGAAGCAGTATATTAGAATGTAAAATTAATAATATAAATAATGATATCAAAAAATATAAAAAAATACTCATTTATTTATATTCTACTATAGATATGGAAACAATATTACAAAACACAATTTTAAATATTTCACAACAAGAAATATATGATAGGGGGTTTGAATATTATACTAATTTAGGTATATCAATTCAAGGTGCTGACGCAAGAAGAACATTAAAGGAGATAATTAATATTATACAAATTAAAAATTATAGTATGGAATTAAAAATTAAACTTAGAAATGATGAAGTTATTCATTTTATTATATAAAATCGGCGTTTTAAATGTGAAAAGGTGTAAAAACTATTTAAAGACAAATTATTGTAAATAATATATTCACTATTTTTCATAACATTCCCTACAAACAGGAATGTAATTTTCCGAACCAACTACAGTTTGCTGCTTTTCAGACGTAATTCTTTTTGAAAATATTCCTGGAATACCATTTTTACAAATACCACATAAAGATGTTAGTTTATTTACTTTATCACATATAGGAATTAAATCCAAAATTTGACCAAATTTCTTTCGCTCAAAATCCCCATCTAATCCACAAATATAAACTTTTTTTCCATTTTTTAACATATCTAATACATTATCATATAAATCTTCAAAAAACTGACCTTCATTTATTAAAATAACATCTGCATTCCTTAATTTATTTTCTTCTAAATTATTATTCCATATTTCTGATATTTTATTCGTTTTTATACAAGGTATTTTTATTTTATCATGGGTTGACATTAATTCTTCATCATATCTTAAATCTATTGAATGATTGATTGTTTGAACTGAAATATTACAAAAATTACATTGTTTATATATTTCTACTAATCTACTTGTTTTACCCGAAAACATCGGCCCTAATATTAATTCCAAATAAGCTGTTTTTTTATTATCGCTCATAATTGTTTTTAACATAAATTATAATTATATTATTTAAATCAATTTTATTTATTTATATAATATAAAACAAAATGACGACTGTAAATACTTCTAGTATGGCAATTAGAATATATTTTAATCAAATTATACATCATATAAGAAATTATGATAACACTAGAAATAAATTATTACAAATTAATAATGAAATTAAAGATTTTTCTCTATATAGAGATCCTGCTAATAATTCTATTTTTAATTTAGCAACAGATGAAGGAAATAACATTTTATTAGAATGTTGTATTCATCAAATTAAACAATTATGTTTACAGGTTGTTAAAAAATATGGTGTCTTGTTTGATTTGGGACATTATAATAATGACGGCGAAACCGCCCTTATATACTCAATTAAACATGATTGGTTTTATTTCGCTGCGTTCCTTATTGGTTATTGTGAAGAAAATCCATTTAAATCTATAAAGGATCTAAATATTGAAAATTTTGACGAACAAGGTAAAAATGCATTGGATTATTTATTTGAAAAAGATAAAGAAATACAAGTAGATAGAACCGTATTTCAACTTGAAGCTAATGGACAATATAAACAAATGCTTCTTTTAGTGGAATTACTTGGTTATTATTTAGATAAATCACCTGATAGCACACTTACTCATGATTATATTAATCTAATTTGTTTAGATTTACCTTTTTATAAGCCTATATTAGAACCATACTTTAAAGATCATCCCGATATTAAATTTACTAATCAATTTTGTAAAGCACCTGTTGAAGCCTCTATTAATCTTTTTCAAGAGGGAATTCCTGCATCCCGTGATTTACGTAGTATGGTAAATACACAAGTAGAAGCCCGAATTTCCAATCCAACTATTGCTTTACCGGATACTTCTCAAAATTGGGATGAAAATGACTCTGATGATGAAAGGATTAGTTTAAATCCTAAAAATATGTCTTTACCTACTCCATTGTCAGAATATAATCCAAATAACCCTGGGCAAATTATCACTTATCCTCGGCCTTTTATAACTTCATCTACTAATTCACCTAGACAAGAAAAAAGATCTCTAGAAGATGAAGAAGAAGAAGAAGAAGAACAACCTAATAAGAAACAACGGAAAGTAAATAGTAGTTCATCTTTTTCTCAAGAATTAGGTGGAAATAGACGTAAAAAATCTAATAAAAAATCCACTAAAAAACAATATAAAAAATCGGCTAAAAAAAATCATAATAAAAAACAATCTAAGAAATTAGTTAAAAAACATAGGAAAAAATATTAAATCAAATATTTAATTATTATTATCACGATAATTAAATATTAAACAAAAGATAATAAACTAATTAATAATTAATGTCATCTAATGTATGGGTTGAAAAATATAGACCAACTGATTTTGACGAAATTGTTTTAGATCCAAAAAATAAGAAAATCCTAAAAAATATTATTGAAACTGGTTATTTTCCTAATCTTTTATTTTTTGGACCACCTGGCACTGGAAAAACCACTACTATAATTAATTTAATAAATGCTTATCAAGAAAAACTAAACCAAAAAAATAAGGAATTAATTATTCAATTAAATGCATCTGACGAAAGAGGTATTGATATTATTAGAAGTCAAATCAGTCAGTTTGTTAATTCTAAAACATTATTTATTAAAGGCATGAAATTTGTTATCTTAGATGAAGTTGATTATATGACTAAAAATGCCCAACAAGCACTAAGATATCTCCTACAAAATTATTCTAATTCTGTAAGATTTTGTTTAATATGTAATTATATTAGCAGAATTGACGAAGGTTTACAAAATGAATTTTTAAGATTAAGATTTAATCAATTGCCAGAAAATGATATTATTAGCTTTTTAAAAAATATTTCGTATTTAGAAAAACTAAATTTTAATGAAAAATCTTTAAAATTAATTCAAAGATTATATAAATCTGATATTAGAAGTATGATTAATTTTATGCAATCAAATCAAAATATCAAAGATGAAGATATTAATATTATTGATGACTCAGTTTGGAATAATTTATATATCAAAATCAAAAATCAAGAAGATTTACAATTATTAAATTTATTTATTAATAAAACCAGTTCTAAATACAATATTGATAAAAAAAATATAATTAAAGATTTTTTGAATTATATGATTCGCAATTATGAATATGTAATAACTCCTAAATATTTAAACTTTATTGAAAATATCATGCATTTTGAGGATTGTAATAATAACTATTTCGTTATTTACTCTTTAGTGCGTTTATCAGAGTTCATAAATGAATCGTAATAATTTATCCTTAATTGCAATTTATTATAGAAATTATTCGGAGGAGAACTTTGTGAGGGATCTATAGGATATTGTTTTAAGCCATATTCGTCTTTCATATATGTAGGGCTTTTTTTTTGAATAGGAATATGTTTTGTCCTTTCATGAATAATTTTTGTAGAATTTTCCATATATTATATAACAAAAGAAAAAAAATATTTTTTTGTTATTTAATAACATGTCAAAATTTGTATATTTTTATATTTTTGTGTTTAGACTGAAAATGCTGTTATTTTATATTCTTTAAGTTAAAATATTTAAAAAAATAATTGAAATAAAATAATTTAAAGAATTTAAAGATAAAGATATCTGTATATTTAATGGCACAAAACATAGATGATGAATGGAGTAATTTTCTAACAAATAACTATAATGATGAAAATTCTAATAATGATTTTGATAATGATAATGATAATGTTGACGACGATGATGACAATAATGAATTTAAAAATATTTATGATGAACAATCTTTGGGTTTAAAATCAAATGAATTTTTAGAAATTCCTGAACCCACAGAAATTTATATTTCTACAAAATCAAAAATTGCTTATCTTGAAAACCCTATTGATCTAAGTATATTTTGGAATATTCCTATTATTCCTTATTATCTACCTCAAAATGGTGTAATTAAAAAACAAATTAAATTAAATTCCAAAAGTCCAGAGGAATTAGCAGAAATTCAAGAGAGATTACAAAAAGAATCGTATTTTGAAGAAAATGTTATGTCTCACATTGATAACCCTAATGGACGTATTAAATTTAAAGATATAAGAAAAATAACAATTGGTATATCAAAAAAAGATATTATGAGTTATCGTGCTAAAAAGAAGCAAGCATTTTATAATTGTTTTGTCATGATAATACGTATAAAATTTGAAAAAGTATTCAGAGAATTTCATATTAAAGTTTTTAATACTGGAAAAATAGAGATACCAGGTCTCCAAAGCGATGAAATGTTTGATAAGGTATTGGAAAATATTATAAACATTTTACAACCATTGCATAATTATAATTTAACTTATAAGCAAACTAGTGATACTGTTTTAATTAATTCTAATTTTAATTGCGGTTTCTATATTAACAGAGAAATATTATTTGATATTTTAAGAAATAAATATAATATTCAATCTATTTATGATCCATGTTCTTACCCAGGTATTCAATGTAAATTTTATTATAATAATGATTTAGATATTCAAAATGGAATGCAAATTTCAGCAGAAAATAAAGAAATATATACAAAAATTACTCCTGTTTCATTTATGATTTTTAGAACAGGTAGCGTTTTAATTGTTGGAATGTGTGATGAATATGTTCTTAAAGAAATTTATAAATTTCTTAAAAATCTTCTTAAAACAGAATTTAAACATATTTGTCAAAGGTTAATTACAAATGAAGATATACTATTAAAGGACAAAAAGAAAAAAAATAGAAAGAAGACTGTTAATATTATTGTTCAAAAATTAATTGATAAAGAAGAAATTATAGTTCCAAAATGTAGAACTAAAAAAATATTTTAGATGGTGTATTAAATGTAAATATTTTTAGATCTATAAAAATACCCATTCCATTAATTTATCAAATTCATTATTACAAAGAAATTCATTTATTTTTAGATTATTCAAATTATTTTGTATCTTTATTTCATTCATTTTTTTTTTATAAATTATTTTTTTAATGAATTCTTCTAATAATTTAAAAAAATCCAAAATTCTTATATTTTTATCACATGTTATTATACTAACAAATTTATTTATTACATCCATTGTTTTTTTTTTTATTTTATTTTTATTTAACAACTTTTTTATATTAATTATATAATTACACTTATCATTAAAAAAATCTATTTTTTTATCATAATTGTAATCTTTATTATTAATTAAAAATAATACCATCTGTTTATAAATAGATTTACTTGAATCAATTATTTCAAACATATTTTTATCATTAACACTGTTTAAATTTTTAATATATTCATTATTTAATTCAAAAATTGTCTTTTTATAAACAAACATTATCGCATCTCTAGAACTTAATTGTAAAAAAGTTATATTATTATCGGATATTTGTTCTATAAATTCAACATAAAAATAATATGATTTTTTCATATAATAAATCGTAAGTTCTAGATTTTTTGTATAACAAAAAATTATTGAAAAAACATTTATTAAAGTTTCTAAACCTCTTTCAAAAATAAATTTATAATATATCTCATTTTTCATTGTTATTTTATCTGAAATAAACCTTATATATTCTATTATTGTTTCTATAAAATGATTTAAAATATCTTCTAATGAATTTTCAATGTTATCTTTATAATTTATTGGATTATTTAATAGACAACTTGTATTTTTTATTATAATATTTGATTTTAGATTATTATTATTATTATCTTTCATTTATTAAAATATGTATATTTAATAAATAATTATATTTATTATTAAAATACTTTTTAATAATAACTATTTAAAGACTTTAAATCCAATTTTTATATAAATGTCATCTTCTGAACAAAAACCTCTGCTTTCCTCCTCACCATCTGTAAGTGCAAATAATTCTAATTATCGTTTACCATGCCAAACTACCCTTGAACATGCTGCCAAGTTAGCTATAGTTGATGATAAACCAATAATGTTAGATTATTGCACTGATTCTCTTGATAAAAAATCTCTTATTGGTGTTAGAGAAACTGGCGAAAAACTGTTAGTTAAGTCTGCTGAAGAATATACTTCTCCTGTATCTAAATTTTACAAATCTGGCACTGATTATATTATTATTACTGAAAATTCTATTTACATTGTAGCTGCTGATATTCCTACTAGGAAAATTACATAAATATCCACCTTTAAAAAAAAATGCGGAAAAAATCATTTTTTTACTCATGGAAAGAAATAATCCGAAATAATTTTTAATACTACATTATCAACATCATATCCTTTTCTAAAATCTTCTATACAAATAAATTTTTCATCAGTGATATTTTCATTATATAATTCACTTATTAAACTATTATCAAATTGACATAATATTAATGTTTTATATTTATTTGAGTATATTATTTTATTTTTTTTTAAATAATAAAAACAAAAGGCGTCAATAAATGGAAAATCATTTTCTGAACGAAAAAGTAGTTGTCTTTGAGTTTCTATTTCTTTTTCAAAAATTTTGCAAAATTCTTCCACCATTGATTTTTTAAATATCTTTGGACTATGGGCTAAAGGTTGAGGAAAAGGATTGAGATTTAATTTTTCATATAATTTTATTCGTGCTTTATTTATACCTCCATCTCCCAAATTAAATAAATTCGTAATTAAATGAAATTTACTAACTAAACGAACAATAGGATTAGATTCTTGATAATAAATTAATTTTCCAGATGTATCAATAAAATCTGAAATATTTAAATAATTTCCTAATAGACAATCATCATTAAAATATAAATAATATTCTGATAAACCATCTATTTTATGTAAATAACTTTCAATTGTAATAGAATTATATGTTCTACTACCAACTAAATCGGAGTATAAAATTGAAAAAAAATTAGGTTGTGAATTGATACATTTTGGTAATTTACCATTATTAGTTACAAAATAAATATTTCTATACCCATTTTTGAAATATTTTTCTATTGACAATACTGCAAATTTAATTTCATCTAAATTTGAATTAAATTGATTATTTAATATTTGAGGTTGCTCTAAATCTTCATTTTTTTGCATTAACCATTTTTTATCTTCACAATCTACATATGTAAAAACAATATCAATTTCCATCTATATAAACATAGTTATTAAAAAAATAGTATTTGATAAATAAAAAAACTTGTCTTTTTATATTTATATTATGATTTATACTTTTTTAATCTAGTATAATATAAAATGACAAGTTTTAGAACTGGATCAAATAGTTATGGCCAATTTTGGTTCGGAGGAACAACTTTTCCTGGTTTCTTATTTAAAAAAAATGTTGGTGTTGGTGCCAGAAGAAGCACACAATTTACACCCGGAGGCACTATAATTTGTAATCGTCCTACTGAACTTTGGAATAAATATACACCAGGATCTGGTGTAGGAGGTTCTTCAGTTGCCACTAGACGTGCTAAAATGATTCATGCCACTTCATGTAACAATAATCAATTATGTGGCAGATTTTTAACTCAGCTCGGTCAAAATCAAATTAGAGTATCTCAATATAATAATCCAGGATCAAATTTATCTGTCTATCAGGATGCAGCATTTTATTTCACACCTGGGTTTTCCATAGATAAAAGTGTAGATCCTAATAAAACACCAACTATAAGGGAAATGTTGTTGTAAAAATATTATGTAGAACAATTGCAACAATAATATGGTGAACTTGAAACACAACACTTATCATAAGACATGCTTCTGTGTCACAACAATTGCATTCATAATTATTACAAAATGCAGTTGCTGATTTTTCACTTTTACCAATTTTTCCTGATTTAACTGTAATAGAGTTAGAATTTCTTGAAGGAATAATATCTATTATTAGATATAATTGGATGTTGTTTTCCTTGTGGAGTATTTGAATTTGGATTGGGATTTCTATAAAGTCCATATGGAATTCCTAAAGTTGTCATATGAGCTAATTGTGAATTTCCATTATATCTTTGGTAGGCATTGACGTAAATGCGTTTAAAGCAGCCACTATTATTCCCTAAAGCAATTGAAGACCCTAAAGTTTTGTAACCCTGGTTGATGATTGTGTTTTTTGACCACGAATATTTCCTCTTGACAAATTAATAATAATTGATATTTTAAAAAAAAGTATTATTATATTTTTTTGAACATTTTACCGGATACTTGATTTGACGCGTATCTTGATACACCATATTTAGCATTTATATATTCATTCATTATTTGTGAATCATTATTTAAATGATTATTGTGATTATTGTGATTTTTGTGATTTACTTGATTATTAAATATTAGCTGTCTATTTAGTAAAAAAGATGGTTCAGCAATGGGTCTAAAGATTGGTTCTTGAACCTGGTGAATATTGTGAATATGTGCTTCAATATTTCTAATATTATATGATTTACGACCTCGCATATTATATAATATATATTAAATATTATATAATCTTTTTTATAACCTTCTATTTTTCTATAATTGAAAAATATTTGATGGAGGAATAAATCCAATTTGTTTACCAATTGAGTTATTAAATCTTAGAACACGTGCATCTGCAGCTGGTCCGCAATTTGCCAATGTCATATAGGTTTGTCTAGAATACATTGGCTTACTAAACCCAGCAAACGATCCGCCACCACGAGTGGGAACAGTAGTTAACATACTTCTATATGCATAAGAATTTGTAAAAATTCTTGAATTTAATCCACTAACGCCTGAGCCAGTTCCCATTGTAATATTAAAGAAGAAAAAAACTTATAAATATAATAAAATTTTTTTACATATATCTACCATAATTTGGAATTCTTTTTAATGATCCTCCTGACGCACCAGTTACTGCCTGATAAGAAACAGCTAAAGCTAAACCTGCAAGTCTTGCATTTCTATAGTCTTGATTATTTGTGGCTGCACGAATACGATCAAACATGGAAGCTGTGGCATAATTTACACCAGAGGAACGACCTCCCGAACCTGATAAACTAAAACTAGGCATTATATATTATCTCAGGAAAATAAATCTTTTCATTTTTAAACTACTTAAACACTATTTGGAAAGTTTTATGTTTTATGTTTGATTCTATTATTATTATCAGTTTTTTTATTTTACTATGTAGAACATACATTAGGGTTAAAGTAAAATCCACTTGGAAAAAATCTATTTATTATATTACTATAAGTTGATATGTTAGAAGAATTAATATATTTAGTTACTCCCTCACTAGTTGGAGAATTTGGACTTATAACATATATTCCTCCATATTCAGTATTATTATTAACTTTTAAAGTAATTTGTCCCCCATTATTAACCACAACTATAAACTTGCCGAAACTATATGTCTTTTGGGAATTATCTGAAGCATCTATTTGTAATATTTCATTATTTTGTATAATTAAATATGTATTAAGATTAATTGAAAATTCAGAACTTAAACTACCAAAATATAAACCTGGAATATTATTTGAAGCATAAAAAAAAGTAGGATAATTATATAAATAAGTTGGATTACTTATGGTTATGCAATCGGATTCCTTTACATTTGCTCTTTGATAAACCTGGGTCAATGTATTAGCAATTATATCTGTTCCAACTTGTCTAGTTTTGCCCGAAAGCGAAGGTTGTTGATAATAAATAGATTTACTTGAATTATTGTAATAATTTTTAGGTATTCCTAGTGCTTTTGTGAATGCTAAATCATAATTTCCATTAGTATTTTCTAAGGCACTAACAAATATTCTTTTAAATGCTCCACTATTATTTCCTTACACAATTGATGAACCAATTGTTTTGAATCCACTAGTTGAAGATTGTGTTCTTTGACCACGAATATTTCCTGTCGGTGCTGACATATAATATATAAAAAGTATATATTATTTATATAAATTTATTAAATTTTTATAAATACTTTTTTTTATAAATCATAATCCCAATATTAATTTTTTTACTCTATATTTTTCTTAAACTCCGAAATATGATTATACTTCTCTTTTATTATATCATTTATCTTTTCGGCCTTTAATATTTTATCCCTTTTCAATATTTCTGCTGTCTCAAAAATCAAATCCTTACATTCCAATATTATTATTTCTGCGTAATGATATGCACTATTAATTAATTTTTGCACTTCATTATCTATTAATTCTTTATATTTTTCAGAATTTCTTGGAAAAATTATACTTGAACCCATTCCATAATACACTATCATTTTTTCTGCCAATTTTAATGCCTCTTCAAAATCATTGATCGCTCCAGTTGTTACACTAACATTATAAAATACCTCTTCTGCTATTCTTCCCGATAATAGAATCATCAAATGCTCAAATAATGCCTCTCTCTTATATAATGAACTTGGTGACGATTTAAATACTGTATAACCTGGACTCTTTGGAGAAGATAAATTTATCACCACTTTTGACATCTTTGAGTGATATTTTGATAAAAAACCTACTATAGCATGTCCCATTTCATGAATTGCAATATGATCTATTATATCGGAAGTAAATTCATGTTCCACTGGCTGCCACCCTGCCATCATCTTATTCATCACTAAATCAAAATCTTTATAACAAAATTGCGTATTATTCATTCTTAACGCATTTAACATTGCTTCATTTAAAATATTTTCTATTTGGGCTCCTGATAAACCCTCTGTTATTTCTACTAAATCTGTTTTATTTATTGACTCACAATATGGCTTTCCTCTTATATGAATATCTATTATTTTTGATCTTGTCTTAGTATCAGGTAACCCTATATAGATTTTTTTATCTATTCTTCCTGGTCTTGTTAAAGCATTATCTAACAAATCTATTCTATTTGTTGCTGCTACTATAAATACTCCTGTATTATTTTTAAAACCATCCATTTCAACTAACAACGCATTTAATGTATTATCTCTTTCATTTGAAGAACTCTCGCCATCAGTTGAACGCTTTCTTCCTACCGCATCAATTTCGTCTATAAATATTATGCATGGGATATTTTTCTTTGCCAAAGCAAATAATTCTTTAATTCGGGTTGGACCCACTCCCACATATTTTTCCTGAAAATCTGACCCTGAAACTGGAATAAAACCACATTTTGCTTCACCTGCTAATGCTTTTGCAATTAGCGTTTTACCTGTTCCAGGAGGACCTTCCAATATTAAACCTTTCGGAATTCTAACATTATATTTTGAATATTTTTTATAATTTTTTAATATATCTACGCATTGCTCTAATTCTCCTTTAACACTATCATAACCTCCTACATCTGTAAAATTTACATGATAATTCTTTATTACTTCAAAATTCTTGGATTTCGTATTTTCTCTTTCTACATATATTCTTCTATTCGTTTCATCATTGTCTTCAAAATCACCTGTTTTTCCATTATCATTATCATTATCATTATCATTATCAATTGGTATTATTCCTAAGGCTTCAAGATAACCTCCCTTACTTAAATTTATTCTTAAAGTTGGCATTGGTAAATTCATTTGTTGAAAAATTGTTTGATTCTCTTTATCTAAATCATTATCTAAACCTAAAATACTGTTATTTTGAATTGTTATATTCTTTGAATTCAAACGACGTATTTTTTCAATATAATCTGGCCTAGTTATTTGATATCTTCTAGGAGGCTGGAAATTAATAATTTGATTTAAATTGACTCTTTGTTCAAAACAACTAACAAATTCCATCCTAAATAAAAAAAAAATGAAAAATATATTTATTATTTTCATTATATAAATATATTAATCTTAGTTTCTAATATGAAATTTATTAAAAATCAATTTCTTTTAATTTATCTACTATTTCAATTGATAATTTTTCTGGAAATATAACATTGAAAATTATAACTAAATTTCCTATATGATGATCCCGCGAAAATCCCATATTTGGGATTATTTTTTTATATCCATTATTAATTATACTTCCTGAATTATTTGTTATCGTATATTTTCTCCCTGTTATATATTTCAATTCAAATGAAAATCCACATAATGCTTCTTTAACTGATATTTTTTTTTCTAATAATAAATCTAAACCTATTCGCTTAAAATCAGTTTCATTTTCTATTTTTATAAATATTTTTACATCACCTTTGACATCTTCTTTAAAAATATTTCCCTTTTCCTTTAATATAATTAATTCTCCCTCATCAATACCCTTAGGAACTTGAACATATAAAGTTTCTGTTTCAAAAATTTTCATTCCATCTTGAATAATCCATCTCTCTAATTCAATTGGAACTGTTGTGCCCATTAATATTTTATCAATCGGAACTATTATTGTTTTTACTATAGGTTCAGGTTTCTGTGAAAAACCAGGAATATTTACAGGCATTCCATTATGAAATATTCTTATATTTGGACTATGACTTGGATCAAATGGAAAAGCATTAAAATGCATATTTTGACCTAAATTCATACCAAATAAATTTGAAAATAATTCATCTACTGAAGTTGCATTCATTGATTGACTTTTTAGAAATGGATTTTTACGTGTCAAATCATATTCTGATTTTTTATCTTTATCTCCCAAGGTTTCATAAGCTTCCGAAATTTTTTGGAATTTTGCAGTTGCATCAGGATTATTTTTATTTTTATCTGGATGATAAATCATTGAAAGTCGTCTATATGATTTCTTTATTTCGTCTGAAGTTGCTGTTTCTGGAATTTCTAAAATATTATAAAATGATTTATCCATTTTTTATAATATTATATTTTAAGATAAACTTAAATAGTTATTAACGTATAATAAATATAATCAATGGATCCACCTCTTTTTTTAAATAAATATCAACCATTATATTTTAAAAATTTTGAAGCCGACGAAGAAATGATTGAAATTTTAAAAACATTAATTAATATGAATAATTTAAATATTTTATTCATTGGTGATATTGGATCTGGAAAAACTACATTTTTAAATGCTTGTATTAAAGAATATTATTTGGGATATAATTATTCTCACTATAAAGATAATATTTTACATATTAATTCTTTAAAAGAACAGGGTATTAATTTTTATCGTAATGATGTAAAAACTTTTTGTCAGACATGTTCTTCGGTAAAAGGCAAAAAAAAATAATTGTTCTTGATGATATTGATATTATTAACGAACAAAGTCAACAAGTATTCCGAAATTGTATTGATAAATATAGTCACAATGTTCATTTTTTATCATCTTGTAGTAATTCTCAAAAGGTTATTGAATCCCTCCAATCTAGATTAATTCTTATAAAAATCAAACCTTTATTAAGAGAAAATTTATATACTATTATGAAAAATATTATTATTTCTGAACAGATTTCTATTGATAATGAAGCAGAAAATTTTATTTTAAATGTTTGCAATAATAATGCTAAAATATTAATTAATTATATAGAAAAATTCAAACTTTTAAATGAACATATCAATTTAGAGTTGGCCACCAATATTTGCACAAATATTAGTTTTTTAACATTTGATCATTATACTACATTCCTAAATCAAGGAAATATTGTGCAGGCTATTAAATTATTATATAACCTTTATGATAAAGGATATTCTGTAATGGACATCTTAGATAATTATTTTCTTTTTGTTAAAATAACTGATAAAATTAATGAGAATCAAAAATATGATATTATTCCAATAATTTGTAAATATATTTCAATTTTTCATAACATACATGAAGACGAAATAGAATTAGCTCTTTTCACCAATAATATCTTTTCTATACTAACAAAATAAACGCGTTTATTTTATAATATTCTTTCTGTATTATAAAATGGTCTCTCAAATATTTAAAAAACAAATCCCAAACTTAATGATAATCAAATTACTAGATGATATTGCCATAAAATGTGATAAATGCTATGTTTTAAATAATAATGCGTTTAAAAAAGGCATTTTTAACTCTGTTATTGATAATTTTATTCTAGAATGTAAACCATATTATTATTCTTCAAAACAAAAATATTTAGAAAGAAAACTTACCTATAATTCATTTATTACTATTATACGTCAAATTTGTAACAATAATAAAATCAACTATAAATCTCAGATTAAATATGATCATTCCAATTATGACATTTTATATTATATTTTTATTTAGACCTAATTTTAGAGAAAATATTAGATCTAAATAATCTGTTACCCTAGTTGGTCTCAGTTTTTATCATATTTTTCAAGGTGATTTTTCAGTAACAATTTTTTTTCAAAAAGTATTTTAGGTTTTGAAAAATGGACAAAAATAAATGTCCAAAAGTGAAAATCCGAAAAAAGTCTTGAAAAAGACCTTCTGTACACAGATTTCTAACCATAATGGTTTAAAAACTGGAAAAAAGCGAGAAAAAAGTGTTACGATAAATTTTAACATTTTTTTCAAAAAAAGATTTAGGGATTTTTTCTGTTAACAAAATATAAGAAAATGGCAACAATTTTTCCCCAAAAAAAACACAGATTTAATTGCGAATTTTGCAACATCATATCTGGTAACAAGAAGGATTTTGAAAAACATCTCCTCACAGCAAAACATAAAAAATTGTCCTCAGTTAACAAACAGTTAACAGATTTTTCCCCAATTTCCTCAAATATGCAGCTAATTTGTAATCAATGTTCAAAGAAATATAAGTCGCGAGTTGGTCTCTGGAAACATTCCAAAAATTGTATAATAATCAAAGAAGATGAAAAATTACAGAATAATTTGGAGAATCAACTAACAGACAAACACATGATTTTAATGCTATTAAAAGATAACAATGAATTTAAAAATATGATGATGGACCAAAATAAAAAAATTATGGAACTAGCTGAAAAGGCTGGAACTAACAATAGTTTTAATAATAGTAATAATAAAACATTTAATTTACAAGTGTTTTTAAATGAAACATGCAAAGATGCTATTAATCTTACAGATTTTATTAATCAAATAAAAATATCTATAAATGATTTGGAAGAAACAGGGCAGCTAGGATATGCAGATGGAATTAGCAAAGTATTCATTAAGAATTTAAATGGAATAGATTATAATATGAGACCTCTCCATTGTTCAGATTCCAAGAGAGAAATATTATATTTTAAAGATGATGACCAATGGACAAAAGATGATGAACAAAAGACAGTGTTAACTAAAGCTATAAAACAAGTAGCCCACAAAAATATTAAACAAATAAGCGAATGGCAGAAAATCCATCCTGAATATAATGATCCGGATTCCAAACAAAACGATAAATATATGAAAATTGTTTTAAACTCAATGTCTGGTTCTACAAAAGAAGAATCAGACAAAAATTACGAAAAGATTGCTAAAAATATAGTAAAAGAAGTAGTTATTGAAAAAAATTTAAACGTTTAAAAATATTATTATTTTCTTGTTCTTCTAGACTTAGACTTACGTTTAGACTTACGTTTAGACTTAAGTTTAGACTTAGACTTAGACTTAGACTTTTTTTTCAAAGTTTTGTTAGTTTTTTTATTTAGATTCCCGAAAAAATTAGTAAAATTAAATGTTCCACCTTTAAAAAGACCAGATTGTAAACCCCTATTCATTTCATTGAATTTTACTTGATTTTTAACTTGATTATTAATTCCTTTATCCAATATATATTTATTAGTATTTTTAATCAATTCTATTATTTCTGCAGTTGAATTATCTCTTAGCTCATTATATTTACTTAAATCTCTTAAAAATGCAAAAGAATTATCAATATATTTATTTAAGTTTGTTAAATTATCTTGTTGTATTTCTTTTGCCCATAAATTAATATAATATGAATAATTATTTTTATTTCCTTTGTTCATTGAAAAATTATTACTTCTATCTGTAAACTGTTCTGGAACCATATTACTTTCATTTCCTATCATTATATATAATAAATATAAAAAACTTATAATTATTATATTATTTTTAAAAATTAATTCAAATTTCCTGAATTTTTTGCACGAGGAACATTATTACCCAAATTTTGTGGCATAGGACCAAAAATATTTAATGTGCCATTTGTTAAAGGAACGCGCCAAAAACTAATCCAATCTGGCTTATTTTCCATTTGTTCAATAACTCCTTCTTTAGAATCTGGTGCTAATGCTAAAACTATGTATTTCGCTAATATGAATTGACTTTGAAATATTTGTTCTGGACTCATTCGTGAAAACCATTCGTAATGTCTTCTTTTTAAAATTTGATTTGCTGGAATCCATATTCCATACATTTTACTATAAAAATGAATATAATCGTCAGTTAATAAAATATCAACAGTTACAGGTTCATCATCAATAGTCCTAGTGCCTATTTCAGTTCCTGGAATTAAATTAACTTTTCCGTTTTTAATTTTTTGATTACACCAATAATCAAAATCACCCAAAAATTGAGCTTGGGCCGTGTAATCTTCTGAAATTTTAATTTCTATAAAATTTATAAATTCTCTTACTGTTTCATTATTTTTATTAGCTCCCATAAAATTTGAGTTAGGATAAAATAATTTGTTAGTTGATGTTATATTAAAATCATAGTTTTCACATACAAACATTTTATCATTATTTGTTGCATTATTATACATACTAATTAAATCCTTAAAACATAAGAATGAAATAGGAACATTAATACCTCCATAATTGTAAATTAGTTTTGTAATAGCCAATTGTCTCATATAATTTTTAATTGGATCACTAATTATTGACATGTTGACATTCCAACCAGGAATTAATTTTTCAAATGATCCATCATCAATCAAAACAATTTTAAATGAATTATCACAGTTTTTTAATATACTCTTTACTGTTAAATATAAATATGGTTGATTTAATTCACATGATGATCTAGAACCAAAACTTATCCAATCGCGTGCATTATATTCATACGGAATATAAATCCACATAATTGGTTTTTTACTATTATCTAAAGTTTCATCCTTTAGTAAATATTTTTTAATCTCTCCATAATCATCAAAATTTGCATTTCTACTTTGTTTTTTAAGATATTTATCGTATAATATTCCTAACGAAATAAGTATTATAAATAAAATTATATAATTAGCTATCATATAATATTAATTTATATTATATTTTTTAACATTATTTTATTTCAATAGTGTTGAAATAAAATAATGTTTTCTAGATTATATACCTATTATAGTAAAATCAGAAAACTGTTTTACCTGATAATTGGTATATAATTTTTTTTAAAAATAAAGTGTTAAAAATTTCTCATATACCTTATGCAGCAACTGATTTTTACAGATTTTTAACCCGTTAATTGTTTAATATCACCCCAAAATGATTGTTGGTTTCTTTTAGCCTTCTCAGACTCTTTAGCATATTTAAATGCTAAAGCTGCAGATTGTTGATCCATATCATTATGTTGTCTTAATAAAATGCGTTCAGATTCTACTTTTGATAATGGTGTGCTATCAATTCTATCACGATTTGACTTATATTCATTCACATTTGAAAATTTAGGCATTTTTTCAAAATCTTCTTGAGTTACTGGTATTAAAGTTTCAGTATAAGCCTGTCTTAAATCGGTATATGAATCTGTCGTAAATGTGCTATCTCCAGTTAAAAGGGATCCCCCCAATGTTGAAGAAAACATATCTGAAACACCATTATAAGTTGTTAAAGCTTGAATTTGTTTTTTCTTTTTTTCAAATATTTCATTCATATTTCCTTTAGTAACATTTTCAGATATATCCATTATCCCTTCATCGCTTTTAAGCCAGTCTCCATAACCTTCTTCAATTGGATTTTCTATACGATGTTTTTCAAAACTTTTATTAAACCAATTATTAAAATTTTTTGGATCTTTAAAATCTTTATTATTTTTAAAAACATTATCTAATATAGCATTATTGCTTTCATCATAATAATCTTCATTTTTAAATGTTTTTTTAGTGCTTTTATTTTGAAATTCGTAAATTGAAAATAAAGTTTTGTATGCCTTTGAAAAAAATAAGAAATATTTTGAATCTAATTTTGATTTATCTGGATGCATTTTTAAAACAATCTGTTTAGCATCTTTTAAACTAACATCATTCAATTGTTTATCTGGTATATTAAATAAATGATATAAATCATCTAAAGAATAATTGTCTATATCAAGATCCAATGTATCTAATGTTGTATTATAATAATTGACTGGTTTTGTTAATTTTGATTGATTATTCATTATATTTATATTTTGAGATTCAAATATATTTTTGTTTGAAAAAGAATTATTGTTAGTTTCATGTATTTTAATTCCAATTTTTGGACAAGAATTGGTTGTAAAGGATTTATTGTTGAAATTCATTTTGTATTTATTAAACAAAATAAATTAATTTTAATTACGAGAAAATTTTATTCACTAACATATAAATGGCTTTGACATTGACAATTTTCTTTTGAATCACATATCCCATCGTCTAAAAATAAATTATAAACTTTTACATTATTTAAAGGATAAAGTTCAACTAATTTAGGAGGATTACATTTTGTATTTTCCATAACAAATTCATTAATTGTTTTATTAGAAATTGAAATTCTGATATACACACCAACATGCGTATAAAAGAATAAGTCTTTAATTTCATTACAATTAAAATGATTCATTATTTTAGAAAAAAGATCTATTATTTTATCATTTTTATAAACTGGAACAAATTCACTATATCCACAACATTTTGAAACTTCAAATATATACATATTATTGTTGTTATTATTTACATAATTATTTATTTTTTCATGATATTTATTATCCATTCTTTATAAACTATATTAACATAATTTTAACTAACAAAAATATTAAATTATATAAGATATTTTATTATTATTTGAAATTTAATTTATTTGGTAATTGATAACAAATGTAATCCACAACGTTTAAAAAACGAATCTAAGCCTCCTGGATCGGATCCAGTAATTGAATCATCAGGAATAAAGCCTGTATTACCTTTTTTGTAACATAATATTACTGGAATTCCATTTACCATTCTTTTACTTTTTAAATATGTATATAAATCAAAAGATTCGTCCACATCAATTTCGCAACAAATAACATTATCTGGAGAAGATGCAAAAAAAGCATCAACCACAGGCTTAATTCTTTTACATGGACCACACCACGTTGCGCCTAGCTTAACTATTATTAATCCAGGATTTTTTTCCAATAAACGTAAGAAATGATCTCTTGATTGGAAATAAGAAATAATAGTCTTTTGAGACATTTATACCTTAAAAGAAAATAAATTATTTATAAAACCGCGAATAAATAATTTATATTTTTATCTACATTTTTCTTCTATTTTTTCTTTTTAATGTTTTTTTTGATTTCCTTTTAAAAAGCTTTTTAGAATTTATTTTACCCTTTTTCATATTTTTATTTTTTTTTGTAACACCTTTTTTTGTCTTTTTGTAACGTCTACTTTTTTTCCCTCCTAAAGTTGGTTCGTTTTCATTTGGATTAGGATGTCCAAATAGCCAATAACTCCAATTTTCTTGAGATTCCATATCTGATTGCGTTATTTCTGTTAAACTTTGAGAAGGATAGGATTGAGAAGGTTGTTGAACCGATTCTTCTGATATTACACTATTTAATTCTTGAACTGGCGCATTAATAATAGGATTAGATTCATTTCCTGACGCTATTGCGTTTAAACGTTGTTCTACTATTTGTCCCTCAATATTGATAGTAAAATCAATTCCTCCATTAGCAATTGGTGTATTTAATAAACTATCAATACTTTGTATTGTTAATGCAGTTTTATCGGAATCAGGTGTTTGTAAAGTGTTTACAGTTCTTTGAGAACTAATTGAACTAACAGTGTGAGTGGATTCAGCAAGTGAACCTTGAGAATCTAATAATGTTAAATCATTATAATTTTGAGTTAAAACATCTCCTAATCTATCAGCAATTATATCAACGACTGATGTTATTGAATTTGCAACTAGTCCTGTTCCTACACAAACAAATCTTCCCATTTGTATGGAACAATTTGTAATTAATTGTTGAGCTGTTGATCCTAATGATGCGATAGTGTCAGTTGTATCTATTCCCGCATTTCTTAAAAGATAATAAATTGTAGTAACGACGGCTGCCGAATTTTGAAGTTGAACTGCTTGTGGATTAACATGATTCATGATTGAAAATAAAGGTCCAAAATATGGTATAGCAGCATATTGAGTTCTAATATTATCAGGTAAATAATTAAATACCATTGCCGAAGCTGTAATTAGAGACATTAATTGTCTAGTAATTTGAGGAGTTGCATCGTAAATATTTGAAATAGAGACTGCTAATTGTTCTAATGCAAAATTATAAGTTATACTGGCTAATTCCATTAATAAAATTACTCTATTCGGCTCTGATTGGTTAAAATTTTGTTCATTTAATCTATTATTAATTGAATTTAAAATGATTTCAAACATTTGAGCCTGTTCTCCATATGTTAGTTGTTGTGTCATTTTTTGAGTTAGGGGTTGCAATCGTTGTAAAAAATTTTCTTGAAGTTGCTGATGCTGAAATGCTTCTGCTTCAGCCATTGCTGCAGCTTCTTCTTCAACCTGTCTTTGCTCGTTTCTTTGCACTACAGATTGCGCTTCTTGAAATGCGGATTGTAAAACTTCATTTAATTCTTGCTGTAATTCATTAAACCTGGATGAAACTTCTTCTGACGGTATTCTACTTTCTCCAGAAACTAATGCTAAATTTTGGCCAAGTTGTGTTAATTCTTGAAGAAGATTTTCTCTATCAACGTTAAAAGATGGTAAATTAACGGTTTTTTGTCTTTTTGAATTGCCTTGATTTAAAACTGAGTTTTCTTTTCTTATTCCTAAATTCGTTTTTTCTTCATCATCATTTGGATTCATTTTATTTATATATAATAATTCTAGATTATTTTTTTTTCAATATATTTATATATATGACGGGCGCAATTATACCACCAGAAAATATAGAAATAACTCAAATTCAAACTCCATCTAAAGTAGAAAATACAATATTTAATTCAATAGATTCAAGTCCATTTAGTATGGCATATAATTCAAAAACAAATTTAATTTATGTTCTAGATTATAATTTAGGAAAAATTTCTATTTTAAATGACACAAAAAATATAATAGGCACAATTGATTTATCAATTTATGTAGAAAGTACTAATTTCCAATTTATTGGAATAATTTGTGATGAAAACAAAAATTTTTTATATGTAACTGTAAATAATTTACCAGAATATAACAAAAATAATAAAAGTTTAAATTTAAGTAAATTATTTTTTATAGATTGTGTCAAATTAAAAATTGAATATATTTCTTTTCCACAAGATTATATTAGTGTTAATGGAATAAATTTAATATTTAGACCAACTTATTTAACTTTAGACAATAGTAATACCATATGGATAGCTGGATTTGTAAATGTTCTAACAAGTGATCCAATAGGGACTAACGTGATAAGTTATGTAAATTTAAATGATAAAATAATACAATTTAAAATGCTAGATTTAAAATATTATAATTCTAGAAATATAACTGTAAACAAGAAAACAAATATTGTTTATATTATATCTACTGAAGGTGCAAATAATAAGAATCCCAATTCTACAGGTGTCGGTATTTATTCTATTTCCATTGAAGATTTAAAAGTCAATTTTTATCCTATAAGAAGTAATTATTACTTTCTATTAGGATTAATATCAAATGATAACGATAATAAATTATATATTACTGGATTAAATAAACTAATAGTTAATTCAAAAGAAAAAAGAGTTACTAATCTATTTTCTTTTGATTGTATTAGTAATACTATAGATAATGTTTATGATTTTCAATCTGAAGATAATTTAACCTGTTTTTCAGTAACTTTTAACTCTAAAAAAAAATTAATTTATGCAAATGTATATTCGTGGAAAGTAGGCTTAACCCTTAATCCAAAAACCGTAGTGGAAGGTTCAATATTTGTATTTGATCAAAAATTTAATTTAATTCAAAAGATAGAAAATATTTATAATACTATTTCTAGTAATGTTTTAATTACAAATAAAGGTAATTTATGGATATCAGATTATAAATATGTAACTAATGTAGATTTTGGTAACAATTTGCTTTGTTTCAATAAAATTACTGATTTAGAAGTAAATATAAGTAATTTAAGTAAAATAATTGGCGTTTTAAATGGTAAAATTACAGATTTAGATAGCTTTTCTGGCAATATAAATGTAAGGTCCTCTCATTTAGAAGAAAACGTTAGAAGTTTAACAGTTAGATCAGGTGCTTTAGAAAATAGAACTTTAGATATAGAAAACAGAACTGAAAGTTTAGAATCCGGAGCTAATGCTTTAGATAATAGAGTTAGTCTTTTAGAAAAACAAGTTGATTTTATCCGAAAATCAAAAAGAATACAACCTTTTTAGGTAGTCTTTATGGAACAGATGATAAATTAAGATTACCAGCATGTGTTGACGAAAGAGCTAACCCTTATGAAAATGAGGGAACGTTTAAAATTTATCATATTGCATTAGAAAATTCACATAAAAGAAATGTAGGGGTATATTGTATGTCTAGCGATATCATTTATGATGAAACTATCATACCATTAGGATTTTTTAACGGAATTGATGAAATATCTAAGAGTAAGAAAAATAATCAGCTATCAAATATAAACAATGATTTTTAGCAGATACAAATAATATAGAAAAAATAAATAACAAACTTCTTGAATATTCCAAAATTATTGCGATGACGCATATATTTTAAAGAAAATAAACGGCGTTTGAAATGTTTATTTTCATGAATAAAATTTTCCATCTCATTACATAATAACTAAAATAAAATATCGTTAAATATATTGTATATTATAAACTTTAATAAACTAAATTTTATAATACAAAATACAAAATATAAAATATAAAATATATATAAATGGTTAATCTTGAAGAGTTAAAATTAATTTTAAAATATAATTTTCCAAATAATCTGAAATATCCATTTAATTTTTCATTACCTCTTTCAAGAGATGGAACAATAAGTTCAATAAACTGTTATTTAGAAGGAAACTCCAACTCAATTGTAAACTCAAATACTAATTCTATTACATTACCGTATAGTGGAATTTGGATTATAAAGGTAGCAGGAAGTGGTATAACTAGTTTTAATTATCAAGCTTTTGGAACACTACAGACACGAGATTTTTTAATATCAATTGATAATTTTGGTAGTATAGGATTAAATAATTTTTCTTATGCTTTTTATAATTGTATTAATTTAAAATCAGTTCCAAATACATTACCTAATATAGATAATTTAAATTTTTCCAATATGTTTCAAAATGCAAGTTCATTTAATCAAGATATAGGAAATTGGAATACATCAAACGTAATAAATATGTCATTTATGTTTTCAGGTGCAAGTTCTTTTAATCAAAATATAGGAAATTGGAATACCTCAAAAGTAACAAATATGAATGGTATGTTTTATAATGCAAGTTCATTTAATCAAAATATAGGAAATTGGAATACATCCAAAGTAACAAATATGGCCACTATGTTTCAAAATGCCAGTTTATTTAATCAAGATATAAGTAAATGGGATACAAAACTAGTAACATTTATGAATGGTATGTTTTATAATGCAAGTTCATTTAATCAAAATATAGGAAATTGGAATACATCCAAAGTAATAGATTTGGGTTCTATGTTTTCAGGTTCAAGTGCATTTAATCAAGATATAAGTAAATGGAATACATCAAACGTAACAAATATGGCAAACATGTTTCAAAATGCAAGTGTATTTAATCAAGATTTAAGTAATTGGAATACATCCAAAGTTACAAGTATGTATGGTATGTTTTATAATGCCAGTTCTTTTAATAAAGATATAAGTAATTGGAATACATCACAGGTAAATAATATGAGTTATATGTTTTTAAATGCTACTAAATTTAATCAAGATATAAGTAAATGGGATTCGTCAAAAGTATTAGATATGAGTTATATGTTTTTAAATGCTACTAAATTTAATCAAGATATAAGTAATTGGGACACATCCAAAGTAATAACTATGAATAGTATGTTTGAAGGTGCTAGAATATTTAATCAAGATATAAGTAATTGGAATACATCACAGGTAAAAGAGATGTTTAATATGTTTTCAAATGCAAGTTCATTTAATCAAGATATAAGTAAATGGAATACATCTAAAGTAATAACTATGGTTAGTATGTTTGCAGAAGCAAGTTCATTTAATAAATATATAGGTGATTGGGATACATCTAAAGTAAAAAATATGGTAAGCATGTTTGCAAATGCTACTAAATTTAATCAAGATATAAGTAATTGGAATACAGCAAATGTAATAGATATGAGTTTTATGTTTTATAATGCAAATACATTTAATCAAGATATAGGTAGATGGAAGATTGGTCAAGTAAAAAGAATGTCTCATATGTTAGATGGAACAGCTTTTTCTATAAATAATTATAATGCATTATTAGGTGGATGGTCAAAGGAGACTGTGCAAAAAAGTGTTAATCTAGGTGCTCAAGGATTAATCTATACAAACTTGGAAGCTCATGATATTTTAACAAATCCATCAACCGATAATTGGGTTATTTTGGGAGATACTTATAAACCATAAAAAATAGTTTGTTTCAAAGAAAATATAAAAATTTTAACAGATAATGGATATAAAGCAATTCAAGAGTTGAAAAAAGGTGATTTGGTAAAAACATTAAAAAATGGATTTTTACCAATTAATACAATTGGAAAAAGTATAATAAATAACATAATAACCAATGAAAGAATAACAGATAAATTATATATTTATACTAATATTGATTATCCAGAAATATTTGAACCACTTATTTTAACAGGGGGGCATTCAATTTTAATTGATGAATTTAAGAGCGAAGAAGAAAAGGTTAAAGCGATTAAAACATTAGGTAGTCTTTATGGAACAGATGATAAATTAAGATTACCAGCATGTGTTGACGAAATAGCCAACCCTTATGAAAATGAGGGAATGTTTAAAATTTATCATATTGCATTAGAAAATTCAAATGAAACCATGAATTATGGAATTTATGCTAATGGATTATTAGTGGAATCTTGTCCTTTAATTCACATAAAAAAAATGATTTACACCTTTTAACAGTTATAGTAAAAGATGCTTATTTTCATGAATAAAATTTTCCAATTCATTAATATCAATATCATTCATTTCTACATGGGATTCCCAAAAATATCTACAAAAAGCCCAAATAAAATCCCAGTCCGATCTATACCAATGATCATATCTTCTAATTAATTCATAATATAATTTTTCTGGTAATAGGTTTAAAGAATTACGTGGTAAAACATAACATAATTGAACAAATTCAGAAACTGGATTTATTGGTTTTTGTTGAACAAATGTAGTTTCAAAAATAGGAATAAAATGTAATAAATCTTGAAGTAAAGGAGGGTAATTATATTTATATCGCCATCTCCAATCAAGACATCCAAGACTATAATATTTCATAGTCCATTCTAAGCCTTGTAAATAATTAATAGCAATATCTTTTTTTTGTTCATTATTAGAATCCGATTTTATAGAGAAAAGAGATCTATAATAGCGATATTGCCAATAGGGTTTTAAAGGGTTAATATATTGTTCCGTTTCTCTTTCATATAATGGAATACATTCAAATTTTTTAAACTTTTCTTGCGGAGTATTTTCTGGAATAAAGTTATTTTGCTTATAATTACGAGAACGATGTTCTTTAACAATAAATTCTTCCTCTAATTTTGCCAGATGTTCAACCATTTTTCTCACATTTTTCCAATAAATTGTTTTACCATCAGTTAAATTTTCATTGGAATCGCCTATAGTTGCTTTATATGCATTCATCATTTTATCAACACCACCGGTCCTGATATTTAAAGCTGGAAAATGGGGTAAAAAGTCATTTCCAAGAAAAAAACATAAAAAGACGTAATCAAAAACTTTATTTTTTTGTTTTGAAATATCTATATCACGATCGTTATTCATATACTTAATAATAGAAGTAGTTAATTCAGGAATATCCATAATGTAATTAGCATTAGGCTCTAATGAACTATCAATAGATTGAATAAAATGTGGCGTTTCTCTAAATAAATAAATATTTGGGCAAATATTAAGATGATTAATTGAAAGCATAATTAGATCGGCATCTAAACCGTATATAATTGTTGTCTCGTTTGAATGTTTTTCTTTATTATCTCTAATAAATTGGAATAATTTATGTTCTCCTTCTCCAATAGCATTAGAACCTGAAACAATTATTTCATAAGTATTATTTTTGTTAAAAAAATGAGTAGAAATCATATCATTTAATTCAGACATAAATTTTGTTCCTGGTGTTATAGCGGCAGTATTCCATGGATCTTCTTTTTCATTTTTAAATATGTTTTTATTCATCATATTTTGATACCAGGATTTATAACGACGTGCTCTTTGCTGTTCTAATTTAGCGATAGGCGCAACACCATCAAATGCGATCATAACGGTTTTACTAGGGTTGATAATTGAAATATATTCTTCAATTTTTATAATTACATTTTTAATAATATTTATTGTTACAGTTTCAGTTAAAGTATCAAATTCAATTTTGCTATACACATCATATATAATTGAATTGCAATCAAGATAAAGATTATCAACTTTGAATTCATTATCTAAATATTTTTGAATTATATTTGGATAATTTTTAATAATATATGAAAAGTAACTCGGAATACCCATGTCAGTTATAATTATAATTAAATAATATCTAATATTGTTTAAAAAAATATAATATAAAATTAATATATATTATGACTGGTAAAATTGCTATTCCTCAAGGCACTGAAAATTTTTCTCCGTATTCAACGACATATAATAAATCAAACAAAACATTATATGTATTAGATATAAATTTAGGTAAAATTTATACAGTTGATGATATAAATAAAATGACTTTAGCTTTTGATTTATCATCATATATTGATCCCTCTTGTATTAAATCTGAATTTTCTGGTATAACTTGTAATCCAAAAACAAATTTTTTATATGTCACTTTAAAGCAAACACCTACTTATTTTGACACTGAAATTATTAAAAATAGTGTATTATTTTTTATAGATGTAGATAAAAATCTTATTGATACAATTCCTTTTGACCCTTTTACTTTTTACTATGATACAAATGAAACTAGTTTAGGTGTTTTTTTAACGAATGGCTTAGTATTAGATAATAATGATACCCTATGGATTGCAGGAAATATTAAATATTTTGGAAATGTCAATGAAGAACAAGAAAAAAAATCTTACATTTGCAATGTTAATATAAATGATAAAAAAATAAATTTTATTCCCGTTGAAATACCGAATATTTTAGATGTTTTAAATATAAATGTTACAAATGAAGAAAATATTGATAATTATAAATGGAAAATTTATTGTTTAACTACAAATTACAAAACAAATGTAGTATATTTTACTTCAACAATATCTTTTTCCATTACTAATACAAATACATTTGCTAAATCTACCATTAATAAACAATGTTTAATTTCATTTTCAACAACTAGTCCTTATAACTTTAGTTATTTTATAGCAAATGAAGATGCAGATAAATATGATTTTTTATCTATAACGTCCAACGATAATGATAATTTATTATATATTGTAGGAACAAATGATAAATTATTTTTAAGAAGTTATATTTTTAAATTTGATTGTCAGCAAAATAAGATTATTGATTCCTTAAATTTATCTACTAATGATGAAAATCAGGGAGCTTATGGAATTATATTTAATCCTTCAAATAATTTATTATATAGCACAGTATCAAATTTAAATTTTAAACCTAGACCTGACCAACGTCCTGAAATAGAAATAAGTGGATTTATTTATGAAATGGATAAAGATTTGAAAATAAAACAACGAATTAAAGTTGATGAAACAATTTTAACTTTTATAACACTAAATAGTAGTAATAATAATATATATTGTTGTAGCTTAGAAAGTGAAATTAGTTTTGGTAATGTATATTATGTAGAGCTTCAATCTAACAATTTAGTATGTTTCAAGGAGAATACAAAAATTTTAACTAATGAAGGTTACAAACCAATTCAAATATTGAAAAAAGGTGATTTGGTAAAAACTTTAAAGGATGGTTTTAAATCAATTAATATGATTGGACAAAGAGAAATAACAAACATATTATGTGAAGAAAGGATAAAAGATAAATTATATATTTATTCTAATAATGAATATTCAGAAATATTTGAACCACTAGTTATAACAGGCAGTCATTCTATTTTAAGAGAAGAATTCCGGAGTGAAGTAGAGAAGGTTAAAGCTGTTGAAATTTTGGGAGGGTTATATGGAACAGATGGGTTATTAAGAATACCAGTTTGTGTAGACGAATTGTCTAAGTCATATGAAAAAGAAGGAATATTTAAAATATATCATATTGCGTTAGAAAATGAAAACCAATATTTAAATTATGGCATCTATGCAAACGGTTTGTTAGTTGAATCTTGTTCAAAATGGTATTTAAAAGAAATGTCAAATATGGAAAGTCTATAAAAAATAATAATATCTTATATTTTATAAAATATTATTAAAATGTTTATAATAATAAATTTATTGTTATTTCATTCAATTAAACATCTTTTTATATTTTTATTTACTTGCTATTCGTTTGATTTTCATATTTTCCCGTATTTATTAAATAAAAAATATATTGTTGCGTTAGATCATGTAATAGATGATACTTCTTTGGAAATAACTAGAAAATATTATTCATTTGATAAAATTATAGAAAGTAGTAAATGTAATTTGATAACAAATCTTTTTACAATTGTCCCTGCTGAAATATTCTTACTCAAACCTCAGATAATAAATCATGGTTTATATCAGCCTTTACATATTTTTTTTTAAATTTATTTATTCATTTTCTATTAAGTAATATTTTATTTGATTTTTTCCATACAATATTTCATTTAAACAGTTATTTTAAAAGGTTTCATTTTAAACACCATTTTATAAAAATTCCTTATTGTATTGATACATTTATAGCACATCCTATAGATAATATTTTGGGTCCAATTCTAGCTGATATTATTCCATTTTTAATAATATGTTATATTCCTACAGGAAAAATTGGTATAATTGTAGGATATCAAATAAATATGATAATTGCAACAATTATACATTCAAAATATAAAATTTCAAATGCAAATAGATTAGGATCATTTTTTGAAAATCATAATTGGCTGGTATTAGGTAATCATTCATTACATCATTATAATAATAAAAAGTATGATGGAAATGATCCCTTATCAAAGTTTCTTATAAAAAATATTTTTGTAAAAAGGTTCTAATATTAATATAATTTTGTTAGTATAAAATATAACTATGAATAACAAACTAATAAAAAATAATAATAGTGAGATAAAAGTTTTAATTGAAAAAAAAATATATTTTTTTCAAGATGTTATTCAAAAAACGATTATTCATGTTCAAAATAATAAAAATTTAGATATTATTAATATTAGTGATGTTAATAGTTGTATAAATGAATTAAATAATATAAATCTTAAAATAAAAAATATAAATGATTTAACAAATTCGGACAATATAATTAATATTCTACAAGAAATAAATAATGATTTATCAAGTTTATTTAAATTATATGGAACAGAATCATTAGAAGATTTTTTATGGATTTGTTTTGGAAATGTGTCTATAAATACTTATTTAGAATCAGAATTTGACATAAATAAATTTGAGTTACTAAAAAAATATTTCCATCCTTGTAGTTATAAAGTAGTATTAGTAAAAAAAGATGATAATAATAATGAAAAATATGACGAAAAAAATCTAGAAATGATAGATGTTGGTAATAATGTAATTCATTTTCATTTAAAAGTCTATGGTTTACAATTAATAATTCACAATCATAAAAATAAAAAAAGTTTATTAATAACTGGAAAAATAGATGATATAATAATAGATTTTTTGAATAACAAGTATATTAATTTAAAAAAAAACTTAATTTGGAAAAATGTGTCAGATATAAAAGATTTAAATTTTGATACATACAAAAGATACATTGAATCTTTAAATTTAAAAGATTATCTAATTTTGGAACATATTGATATTTATAAAAGATATTTAGGATATTTAAGTAATTTAAATGAAATAAGGCAAAAAACAATATCTCAATTAGTAAAAGAGTTTTTAAGTTATGAATTATTTATAAAACGAAGTATTTTAACACAATTATTAATAAAGTCAGATAATCAAGAAAATTTGTATTTAGCGTATTTATTATATGATTTGATATCAAATGATTCTAATGGAATAATAGATACCCAAGAGCAAACAATTTTATTTGATAGTTTTACATGGTCTATAAAACAATATTTTAAGGAAGCAATGAAAAAAACCGTTCAATATACAAATAATTTATCAAATTTTGATTTACAGAAAATTCCTTTAGAAGAACAGATTTGTTTAATGAAAGTAAATGACAATGTGAAGGAAAAAGCTATGCAAAAATTAAAAGAGGTAAAGGCAAAATCAGATGATTCGGGTTCTAAAGCTAGGCAATATTTGGAGGGTTTATTAAAGATTCCTTTTAATATTTATAGAAGGGAGCCTATATTAAACAAAATGGATGAAATAAAATTAAAATATGTAAATATGATTAAAAAGAAAAATATCAATGAACCAAATGAAATTAATGATTATACAAGCTTGGAGATTCTAAAATCAATAAAAAGTTTAAAGGAAATAGATAAAAATAAAAATATTAATACGAATGAAATAAAAAATAAGTTAAAATTTTACAAAAAATCGGAATTAATTGAGTTAATAATAAAGATTAATGATAAAATAATAAAAAATAAAATATTATTTACCCCAATTAAGATTTGTAATAAAATAAAGAATAATCTTATAAAGGAAATAAACAATTTTATTGATACTTTCTCTAAAAATTTAGATATAATAGAAGAATTTTTTTTAAGTTTAAAAACAGAAAATAATGATGAGTATTTAGAAATAGAAAAAGATTTTAATTATATAAATGACTATATTTCAAATGTTAAAAGCGTATTAGATAAATCAGTTTACGGAAATGAAAAGGCAAAAAAGCAAATTGAAATAATAATAGGACAATGGATAAATGGTAAACAAGATGGATATTGTTTTGGTTTTGAAGGTCCTCCAGGTCTAGGAAAAACAACATTAGCTAAAAAAGGACTTTCAAATTGTTTAATAGATGAAAAAGGAGAACCAAGGCCTTTTGCTATGATCCAGATGGGAGGTGATTCAAATGGATCAAGTTTACATGGACATAATTACACTTATGTTGGAAGCACATGGGGTTCAATTGTTCAAATATTAATTGATAAAAAATGTATGAATCCTATAATTTTTATTGATGAAATAGATAAAATATCAAAGACTGAACAAGGTAAGGAAATAATAGGAATTTTAACGCATTTATTAGATAGGTCTCAAAATGATTGTTATCAAGATAAATATTTTTATGGTATAGATTTGGATTTATCAAAAGCATTATTTATATTGTCATATAATGATGCAGATTTAATTGATAAAATATTATTAGATAGAGTGCATCGTATTAAATTTAAGAATTTATAATTAGAAGAAAAGATTGTGATTTTAAATTCTTATATTTTACCTGAGATTTATGAAAAAATGGGTTTAAAGGGTATAATAAATTTTAAGAATGATGTTCTAAAGTTTATAATTGAGGAATACACTTTAGAGCCAGGAGTTAGAAAGTTAAAAGAAGTTATTTTTGAAATTGTTGGAGAAATTAATTTGAATATACTTAAAAATTTAGATTCAAATTATGAAATACCTATAGAAATAACAATTGATGATATAAAAAATAAATATTTTAAGGATAAACAAGAGATTCAAATTAGAACAGTAACTAACAAAAATGAAATAGGTTTTATAAATGGAATGTATGCTACTTCCATGGGATTTGGAGGCGTTCTACCTATACATGCTAAATTTTTCCCATCTGGCACGTTTTTAGAATTAAAACTGACAGGGTTGCAGCAAGATGTTATGCGTGAAAGTATGAATGTTTCATTAACTGTAGCATGGAATTTGACAAAAAAGGAAAGACAAATAGAATTAAGAAAAATATATGATAATGAAAGTAATAAATGTGGTATAAATATTCATACAGGAGATAATGCGATAGCAAAAGATGGACCTAGTGGAGGTTGTGCAATAACATGTGCTTTGTATAGTTTATTAAATGAAATTCCTTTAAAACCAGAATTTGGTATTACAGGTGAAATTCAAATGTCAGGAGAAGTAACAGCAATTGGAGGCTTAAATTATAAAATATTAGGATCTATTAAATCAAATGTTAAATCATTTATATTTCCAAAAGAAAATGAAAAGGATTTTAAGGATTTTTATGAAAAATATAAGGATACAGAATTAATAAAAGATTTATCATTTTACCCAATTAGTAATATAAGCGAAGCATTGGAATTAATATTAGTAAAATAAAAAAAATCATATATAAAATTAATTTAAAAAAAATAGACTATATCTTATAATAAAATGAAAGGTAAATATACTAGACTAGAAATGTTTGGTGCAATTACTTCATTTTGTATTAAGAATGATTTACATATTACATATTTAGAGAGAACAAAAAAAGCAGAATTAGAAGCAATTATAATTAAATATGATATAAATGTTGAAGAATTATTATTTGAAAAAGCTGAAGCTCATAAAAATGCTGTAAATGGATTTCAGAACATTACAAATAAAGCATTTGAAGACTTTACAGATAAAATACAAATTTTGGTAGATAGAACAAAAATGTTGGTATCACTTTTAAATGATGAACAAAAAGAAAAATATAAAGAATATTGTGAATCTCAAATATTAAAATAAAAATAATAAATAATATTTCTTTTCGGTAGGTAATAATCAATATTTAATTTAGATTAGATTCCTAAATTTAAATATTTATATATAATATTAAAAATATGGATATTTTACATTTTTTAAAAGTTTATGAATTTAATAATAAATGTAGATTAGGAGAAAATGAAGATGGCGGATATATTATTGGGTTATTGGAAGGCAGGTATGATTGTTATATTTCAGCAGGAATAGGCGGAGAAGAAAGTTTTTCTAGAGATTTTATAAATATATACAATATGAATAAATTCAATAGTTACGCTTTTGATGGAACTATAGATAATTATCCTTATCAATATACAGAAAATATTACGTTTATGAAAAAAAATATAAATTGTTTTAAAGATGAAAATAATGCAGATTTATCATTTTTAACAAATAAATATAATAATATTTTTTTAAAAATGGATATTGAAGGAGGCGAATTTCCTTGGCTTTTAAACATAGGTTTAGATAAGTTATCTAAATTTAAACAAATTGTTATTGAGATTCATGGTTTAACTGATGATAGTTGGGATACTAATTATAATGAAAAAATAAAATGTTTAGAAAAATTATCTATAACACATTATCTAATTCATGCTCATGGAAACAATTATGCAAAAGTAATAAATGGAACTCCTAGTGTTATTGAGTTAACATATGTGAATAAAAATTATTTTAAGCAAGAACCAAAATTAAATTCACAGAACTTTCCAATAAAAGATTTAGATTTTCCAAATAACCCATCAGCCGATGATATAAAATTGGATTTTTATCCTTTTTTAAATTAATAACATAGAAATAAAATTAGATTCAAAATAATATATAATATATATAGGTTTAAATTATTATCTAATAACTTTTATTATATTTTATAATTATATAATAACAGTTATTATGTCAAATTTTCAAAATTCAATATTAAATAATTCAATGAACATTTTATATTCTTTATCATTTTATGCACCGATAATAATTTGTGTTAGTATATTTATGTTTTCAATGTTTACAAATACTATAACAAAGGCTGGTGTATTTTTTTTATGGATATTTGTAATTACGTTTTTAAGAATAATTATTTTTAGAGGTATTGGAACTAATAATTCAGGTCAAGAAATGCCAAATATATGTTTAACTGGTGTTAGTGAAATATTTATTCCAAAAGATATAACATATAGCACTTATATTTTAAGTTTTACTTTAATGTATTTGTTAATGCCGATGATTATGTTATCAAGTCAAAGTAAAATAAATGTGATAAATTATGTAATCTTAGCATTTTTTATATTTTATATTGCTTTTGATTTAGGAATTAAATATCGGTTATCTTGTATAGGATCATTATTTTCTGGATTAATAATAGGTGATATTTTAAGTGGTTTATTTTTAGGAGGTGTAATAGCTGGACCATTAATGTATGGAACTGCGTTAAGACAATATTTATATATAAATGAATTAAATTCAAATAAAGAGGTTTGCTCAATGCCTTCCAAACAGCAATTTCGCTGTTCTGTATATCGTAATGGAGAAATCATTGGTAATATTTAGAAATATAGATATTCAATAATTTTAATATTTATATTAATTATAATGAGTTATATTGATTTAACAGCAGTAGAATATTTTACTTTAAGTCGGTTTGGTGTGTTAGCTGAAACAGCTATTACATCAACGGGAACAACAACTGTAAATAGTGGATTATGGGGGTTCCCAACTGTAGCTGCACCTATTCCAAATATAGTTGCTGGAACGCCTCCAGCTAGTCAATCTACAGGAGGTCAAGCTTTTATAGCACAAATAGAATTAAATATTTTAAAAAATAATTTAGATGCTAAAAGAATTACATTACCCCGCGTTGTTTTAACACCAACTCCAGGGAATTATACGTTTTCACCTAATATAGATTATGTAAATACTACAGCAAGTGGTGTTACATTTACAGATAACATAATTACTTTTGATGGGCAAAATGATGAAAATGCACAATTTTTTATTACTGTTAAAGATTTAACTCTGGGTAGTGGCTATTTAGTTTTTACGAGAACAATATTTAGATTAATCAATTCAGCACGACCTTGCAATATATTCTTTAATATTGATGCTTATATAGAATGCACTTATACAAATCTATCACCATTATCATTATCAGGAAACTTTATTTCTGGAACATATGCTTCATTTACTAATCCTTCCAGTATTAATGGTCATATTTATGCAAAAACTGTAGTTACGATAACAGCACAAACTACAGGCACAAGTGTTAATACACTAAGTTGTAGCTTTATTCCTCCTATACCTCCTATACCATGTTATTTAAAAGGAACTTTATTATTAACAAAAGAAGGAATAGTTGCTATTGAAAATATTAAAGCTGGTGATAATATCGTAACAAAAGGAAAAATATATAATAATAAATTTATAAAAAATGATGCAATTCAAAAAATAGAACCTGTAAAATGGATCAATAAATTTAAGGTAACTGATTTAAATTCAGAATCAAGACCAATATGTATTAAAAGAGATGCTCTAGGTAAAAATTATCCTTTTAAAGATTTATATGTTTCACCAAATCATAGTTTATTAATAAAAGGTAAGATGATTCCTGCAAAAACACTTGTTAATAGAGAAACTATCTATCAAGATAATGAATTAGATAATATTGAATATTATCATTTAGAATGTGAAGAACACTCTGCTATCATTGCAAATGGAATATTATCAGAATCATTTTTAGAAATAAATAATAGAGATGTTTTTGATAATAGTATTAGAATGAGACCTAGAGTAAATAGTAATAAAACTAATTTAAAGAAAATGTTGCGACTATAATAAGTTACACCAACCGTGTAATTGAATTTTTATAATTTATTTACAAATATGTATAAATTATAAAAATAGTTACTAAATTATAAAATGATTAATATTTGACATTAGCCATCTTTTTAATGATGTCATCATTAAATTTCTTTGGAATGAATCTGTCATTAATTTCATATTTCCTTTAGTATTAAAATTTCTCATAAAATTATTATAGGTATTAATTAAATTTTTTGATTCGTAAATTTGTAAGTTTTCATACTTATATGGTAATTTATTATTTCTTTTATTAACTTTTTGGTGAAAAACAAACATCAAATTTATTAAATCTAAATTTGTTTTAATATTTGAGATAGAAACATTATTCCAGAATAATCTTGAATGATTGGAACATTCTGGACAAGGTAAATTTGTAGAAATTTTCATTAAATAGGAAATTAAACTTGGTCCAATTACGGAGAAACTTTCAGGTTTTATTTTTGCACAAATTGTATGAATAAAATCCCAAGTGGGTGGACCCCAATTACTAGGAGACATATAACTAAATATAATAAAAAAAATTTAAAGATATTCTTTAAAATAATATATATTTAAAGAATGAATAAATATAAATTAGAAAATGGTATAAATTTTTATGATAAATTGATGCAATCAATGGATGATGAAAGTGATGATGATGAATTTTTATGTAAAATAAGTGGTTTTCCATTAAATGATAAAATGGTAACTCTAGAATGTAATCATAAATTTAATTACGAACCATTATTTAAAGAAATTTGTAAACAAAAATTTGATTTTAAATCATATGAATATCATTTATTGTCAAAAGATGAAATGTTAAAAATACGGAAAATGAAAAAGGATTATTTTATAAAATGTCCTTATTGTAGAAATATTCAATTTTCAATTATACCGTATTATGAAGAATATGGTTTTGATAAGATTTTTGGTGTAAATTCTTTAGATCCTTTATGTTATGGATATAAAAAACATTTTTCCAATATTTATGGAAGCGATGATTATGAAATAAATATGTATGGTGTAGTATTTAAAAAGGGAATATGCAATGAAGTGGACGATAATTTTATTTGTAAATCAAAATATGTAGCTTTTATTCCTAATACAGAATTTTCATATTGCACTTTTCATTATAAAAAGGCAGTAAGAAAATATAATAAAAACGAAAAGAATAAAAAGTTGGAAGAAAAGGCAAAATTAAAAGAAGAAATATTGATGAAGAGAAAGAAGTTATTTGAAGAAAAGAATTTGGAAAGAGCAGAAAAAGGGTTGCCTCCATTAAAAAATTTACCAAGTTTAAAGAAAGAAAAAGAAAATGTTGTAATTCAATCAATAGAGATTCAAGAATATATTCCCGAAGTTGAAAATGAGGTAATTCTTACTTGTAAAGGTATTTTAAAAAGTAGAATTAATAAAGGAAAACAATGTGAGTGTAAAAAAATCTTTAAAGATGGCTTTTGTAAAAGACATTTTTCAAATAATAATGATAAAATCAATTTAAAATAAATTTATCATATATTATATGGAAGAAATTATTGAAAATTCAGATCAAAATAATGTGAATACAAAATTAAATACTAAAGAAGAGTTGATATTAAATATAAAAGATTGGATTAAGATTGATAATGAGGTTACCAAGTTGAAATCAGAAGTTAAAGAAAAAAACAATATTAAAAAAGCATTAACGGAAACCTTAGTGAATGTAATGAAAGATAATTCAATAGATTGTTTTGATATAAATGGAGGAGCTTTAGTTTATAAAAAAAAGAAAACAAGGCAATCAATTTCAGCAAAATTTTTATTATCTCAATTGGAAGAATATTATAAGGATGAACCTGAAATCGCGAAAGAAATAACTAAAAAAGTTTTAGATAATAGAATAGAAGTAATAAAAGAAGAAATTAAGAGAAAAATAAATTAATGTTTATTGTAAAATAATAATAATAATAAAAATAGAATTAAATATAATATATAATATATAAAATATATTATTGATTATGGATTATGTTTATTTAATTAAAGAAAATGCTAATAAAAATATTGAATTGAAAGATTTAGAAAACAACAAGGTTTTATCTTCCAATAATCCAAATATTTTAAACTTTTTATGTTATCATATTAGTAATGAAAGTAAATATCCTTTTATTCAATTTATGATGGAAAAGATACCATATTGTAATAATTTTATAAAAGAACAATTTATATTACCATATATATTATTTTATGACTATGATATTTCAGTAGAGAATTTAATAAAGGATAAAATAAAAATTTCATTACATTCAATAGGATGTTCAGAAAATATGGATAACGTTATATATAATGGTATTATTTTTGATAAAGATGAAACTCCTTATGCTTTGATAGACATATCCAATGTGGATATAACTAGATTGAATTTATTTAGAAATTCTAGCACATGGTTTTTATTACCAAGTGAAATTATTAATACAAAAAGTGTTTGTAATTTAAATATAGAAGATGAGGTTATAAATTTATTTACAAAAAACCCAGAGTTAAGTATATTAAATAATAAAAATACAATGGATAAAATAATTTTACCCGAAGCAGTTTATAGTGGAGGAGAAAAAAGAATAGTAGAATTTAATTCTTTTTTTGGTCTAAGAAAAAATAAAGTATTTAATAGTTGTAGCGAATATTATTATTTTTATAAATCATTTAGTGATTCCGTAAAAGAAGGTGGTTGGATAAATGATGAATCTGAATTAAATGATAATGAAAGAATCAAATTTGAAAATAATTTTGGTAGATATAAGGAAGGAGGAATAAATAGATACGCTTTATTTATAGAAGGAGAAATACATTTTGAATCATTAGAAGAATTTTCATTAACCGACGAAGAAATATTGAATAGATCAGATCCATGTATATTAATTTGTTACACAGGAGAACATGAAATAAAGCCAAATATATTAGTAAAAAAGTATGAAAATTTTATTCCATTGTCATATCATATGTTAAATAACGCATTATTAGATGAAACATTTATAAAAGAAAGAAGTAATATGTATATGATAAAATAATAAAAAAATAAATTTATATATAATTATTAATTTCTAAATAATTATATATGTCAGCTAGTTCAATAATAAGTATTCTTGGTTTATCAATATTATTAATGTATTCATTATCAAAAATATTGGAGTTTTATGGTATAGGAATAAATGTTTATGGTTCATACATGGCTTTTTATATATTTATTTTAATTTCTATATTTATATTGCCTCGTAATTATAGTGGTATAATCTAAAATAAATTAATTTGATTATTTTGGGAAATGGTAGATTCAATATCATTTTCATTTTTATTAATTTTTTCTAAAACTTTAATGATAATAGAAGTATCAATTTTATCCTTTAAATTATCAACAATTTCACTTTCAAGAGCTTCTCTATTATTTAAATTGAAAAATGTGCGTTTAAAATTATAAATAATTTCGTAATTTTGTTTTTCTTTTGATATTTGCAGATTTAATTTTTTATTTTTATTTTCTTCAGAAGCCCAAGGGTTACGTGATAACTCAGTTGATATAAGAACATCACATATTTCAGGTTTAATTATTTTAGGAATAGTATTATCATTTTCATTCAAATTGCTAAATTCATTTTTGAAAGCTTTAATAATTTTATCTGGAATAGTTGGACTAGTTTCCATTAAACGATCAAATTCTTCTTTGCACATTTTTATCATTTGTGTAACATTCATTCTTTCATCGGGATGTTTTGCTAGTTCTATTCTGATATTTCTATAAAATTTATCCCATGCAATTGAAGCAACGCGATGAGATTCATTAAGTTGAGTAATTTTCAGGAATTGTTGAATAGTAGTAATAATTCCAGCTAATATATTAAATCCTCCAACAATCATTACAAAATAATTTTGATAATCAATTGGAACTCGTTCTTGTGCAAAATTAGCAGTTCCAGTTAAAGTAGATATAACTATAACTGGTATTGTATACCAGGCATTTAATGAGCTAAACATAAAATGAGAACGCGAATGTAACCAACGATAACACATAGCTTTGTCTGCCCATTCAACTAAAATTTGTTCATGTTCATTTGTCCATTCAATATCGTTAGAAGAGGAACTAATAATTACATTAGAATCCGAATTATTTGCCATAATAAATATAAATATATTTTTTTTTAGAAATTAAATAATTGTGTAAATATTATTTAATTAAATATTCTTTAAATATTTATTAATTATATATATTATTATTATGGAAGTAAACTTAGAGAAATTAAAAAAAGAATTTATTGTTATAAAAGAAATTAGGAATAAGATTACATCCTTATTTCAAATATTAAGTGAACATTTGGTAAAATTGAAAGTAACTTATTCCGATTTTATAAAAATGAATAATCAAAATTTATTTGTTTTTGGATTGGATTCTTTCCAATTTCAAAGTAAGTTAATTGATATTGAGTTTTCTGATATGAAACGATTGTTTATGGCTATAAATAATAGAATGTATTGTGAATACTATAAATTATATAAAATAATTGCTGAATATATTAAAGAAAATATTTCTGATAAAAAAACTATGGAAATTTTAAAATCTACAAATTCTTTTCCTGTTTATAAAGATTTGGAACCTTATAAACAATATAACTTTGAAACCATTCAAGAAATTCATGAAAATATAATATTATTATTGTATGGATTATATGAATTTATTTCTCATAAAGAAAATGAATTAGAATGGCATCAAAAAAAACAATCTATTGGTTTAAATATAAATAATTTTGTTAATACCTTTAATTATAATAATTTAATTGTTAAAGAAAAAGGAAATTTATTTATTTCATATATTGAATTTTTTCATTCATTACATAAAAAACATTTGCAAAGATTTGCTATGAAAATGAATTTGATGTATTCACAACTAACAAATGATATAAAATTTGAAGATTCAGTTGAGAATACAACTAACAATAAAAAAGATTTAATTAATGGATTTGAAGATTCTAATATAGATAAAAATTTATTGAAACAAATAAAAAAATCAGTTGATGGATCCAATACCAGTTCTTATGATGAATTTGGTGATATGAATAATATAGATTCTCCTTTAAGTTCTAAAGAATTTGAGGAATTTAATTTTTTAGAATCTGAACAAGGAATTACGACATCTGATTGTTTTAATTTTCAACAAAAAAGTTCAAATAAAAAAGGGTTTACCGGCTTAATAAAACAAAATATAAAGAAGGTTGCTAATAGTTTTGGAATGCTTAAAAATTCTAAAAATAATGAAACAAAATTAAATGATTATAATTTAAAGCCGGTTTTAAATATAAAATCTAATGATATTTATACAAATGATATATTATTTGAAAAACAAATTCATTCACAAGTATATGAACAAGAAGAATCAATACAAGAATCAATTCTTGAACAAATTCTTGAACAAAGTCAAAAAACAATTCAAGAGCCAATTCAAGAATCAATTCAAGAATCAATTCAAGAGCCAATTCAAGTATCAATTCAAGAAACATTTCAAGAAGTAATTTTTGAACAAAGTCAAGAAGTAATTTTTGAACAAAGTCAAGAATCAAATCCAGAATCAAATCTAGAATTAATACAAGAATCAATACAAGAAACAAATCCAGAATCAAATCCAGAATTTATACAAGAATCAATACCAGAATCAATTCCAGAATTAATACAAGAATCAATAAAAGAATCATTACAAGAATCAAATCCAGAATCAATTCCAGAATCAAATCCAGAATCAAATCCAGAATCAAATCCAGAATCAAATCCAGAATCAAATCCAGAATCAAATCCAGAATCAAATCCAGAATCAAATCCAGAATCAAATCCAGAATCAAATCCAGAATCAATAAAAGAATCAAATCCAGAATCAATACCAGAATTAAATCCAGAATCAATAAAAGAATCAATAAAAGAATCTATACAAGAATCAAATCCAGAATTAAATCCAGAATCAAATCCAGAATCAAATACAGAATTAAATCCAGAATCAAATACAGAATCAAATCCAACAGAAGATGAAAATTCTGATGAAAATGATGATATAAAAACTATAAGTGATTCAAATGATGATGAAGTTAATACGGATAATGATATAGATATTAAACAAAAAATAATGGAAACATTAGATAATGAAACTAATAAAAAAAATAAAAAAACATATAAACCTAGAAAGAAGAAGATATAATAAATTTTCTTTAAATAGATTAAAAATATAATATAAAAAATTGAAATAAAGAAAATAATATATAATTAATAAATATAACGAACTAAAATGGAGAAAAGAATTAATAAAAAGATTGATTATTATTTATCTGAATTTAAAGATAAAATAAAAGATAAAGCAACTCAACTTGGTTTAAATGGAGATTCTAATTTATCAAATATTGTTCAATATATTTTAGATTATGAAAGATTGTGTTTAACTAAAGATGATTTTTTGAAAAGAAAAAGAGTTAAAAATATAGTTCATTTATCAGATCGCTGTTGCGCAAAAAAAGCAAATGGTGATCAATGCACCAGAAGGAAAAAGGACCCAAAAGATGAATATTGTGGAACACATTTAAAAGGCACACCGCATGGTATTCTTGAACTTCAGGAAGATAATAAACCTCAAGGTCAAGTAATTGAAGTATGGGCACAAGAAATTCAGGGAATTATTTATTATATTGACAAGACAAATAATGTTTATCAAACTGAAGATATAATGCATGGAAAAGAAAATCCAAACGTAATAGCAAAATATTTAAAAAATGGAGAAAATTATAGCATTCCAGAGTTTAACATCTAAAATATTATTTATTGAATTGTAAATAAAAAAGATTTTTTTATTTATAATTTACAATTTACAAAATTCAAATACTAAAATATATTTATGCTAATTCTAAGTGATTAATTTTATAATTTTTATTTAACATATTTTTTAATTCATTTATTTCTCTTTCTGTATATTTTAAAATACACTGATCATCATCGGAATGTTGTTTAAGTTCATTATATTGTTTATGTTTAATGTGTAAACTTTTCTCTAATTTTTCTTTATCAATTGCCATATTCGCAATAATTTCTTTTAAATTATTTATTTCTATTTTATGTAATTTTTCCATGTATTCTCTTTCTAAGTCTTTTTCATGTAATTGCATTTTTAATTCATTATTAACTAAATATTCATGAGATTTAATATTTTCATATTCCATCATTCTTCTTTCATTTTTTTCTTCATTAATTTTAATTGATTTTAACTCGGCCTTAAGAGAACAAACTAACAATTCTAATTGATATTTTTTTTCATATTCAGTGAAATCATTATTATTTTCTTCATCTAAATTTAAAATTTCCTGTTTATGAATATTTACTATCCAAAATTTATTATAGTATGTATCATGTATAATTTTTGCTGTTCCATCTTCAGATTCAATCATTTTCATAAATAAATCTTTTACTTTTTCATTTTCAAACCATTTTTTAAATGTTACAATTGCTCCATGATATACCTTTCCGAAATTATTTGTTTTTTTTATAAATTTTATTTCATCAACAATTCCATAATTATTACTATATAATTTATTAATTATATAATTTTCTGTATGATTCATTTCTGCTCGTTTAATATAAATTGAAGTAGTCTTAAAAACGGACATTGTTAATTATTTTAATATAATATCTCAAATAACAAAAAAAAAGTATTTCAATTTTTTTTTTATATTTTTTATATTTTTTATATTTTTTATATTTTTTATATTTTTTATATTTTTTATATTTTTTATATTTTTTATATTTTTTATATTTTTTATATTTTTTATATTTTTTATATTT